AGGAGCCTCAGGAGCCTCAGGAGCCTCAGGAGCCTCAGGAGCCTCAGGAGCCTCAGGAGCCTCAGGAGCCTCAGGAGCCTCAGGAGCCTCAGGAGCCTCCTCGGTCCCGTTTGACACACGGTAATAGGACATAATAATAGTCGAAGTCATTCCAACCTTTACCTCGATGACATCACCCTTGTAGAATTCTCTATCATCGTAGAACTCTCGAAGTGCCTCCTTGAGCTCGGCAGGGAAAGCATCCTCCTGAGAAGACAGATATGCAATCATCTCTCGAGTGGTATCGTACTTCACAGGAATCATAATCTCTCGAATGGTAGCCTCAAACTCTGCGAGAGTCTTCTGACCCTGAGGCACTGGCACCTTGCAGAGAAGAATAACACCATCGGTGGTTTTCTTCTCAACATCTTCAGTGTGGACATTCTGCTCGTCATTAACAATCTCTGCAAGAGCGACAACTGGCCCAATATACTTCATCTTCCACGTGTCAAGAAGATCCCAGAGTAGGTCACGAATGTCAGGAAACGGTTGTCTCACGATCAGATTCTCAACCTCGCTCACCTGCATCGTCTTTGCAGCCATACGGGGCTCAACGTAGTTGCTAACATTCGTGATGAGTCTCTGGTCGAGGATGGCGTGGAAGGTCTCAGTCTCCTCGTCAGTAAAGGCTGCAGAATCTAGATAGCCATCGTAGACATCAAAGATTTTTGTCTTATTTGGAGACTTGATATTCGCAAGCTGTATAGAAGAGATCTTGTCGATGACTGCTCGCCGTTTCCGTAAGGATTTGGAGTTCATCTGGGGACCTTAAGGAAGCTAGGTGGTGAGAGTCAATTTTTTTACTTGGGTACGTTTTACTTGGGTACGTTTTACTTGGGTACGTTTTACTTGGGTACGTTTTACTTGGGTCCGTTTTACTTGCGTGTCACTCTACCATAGCAAGAACCATATAGTCTTGTATCAGGGTAATTGTAATCGGTCGGTTTACCTCCCTTCTTGATCCACTCTCTCTGCAGGCAAGCCAGATTATTCTCATTAATAATTGTCTGCTCATTCATCTCGGCACAGAAGTCGTGTTCCTCCAGATTCGTTGCAAAGACAGAAATATCTCTGCTGGGGCGCGGGTACTCATCGTTACCCACGGGTTGGAACGACTGAAATGATTTCTGCCAAGAGTCCTTATCATTCGATCCAGCATGAGTCATCGCCTTAGTAAACATGGAATAGGACGAGCGAGTCTCCATGCTAGGATCACTCATACCTCGTTCAGAGTCCTGGTACAGGGTTGCTACCATGGCCCCTGCATTTGTATTCACCTGAATAAACTTATCTCTCGATATCGGGGTGGTAGAGGGAAGAGGATATTTATGGATAAAGGGGGTTGTAAACTCATCGTCTACTCCTGCAAATTTGCTCGAGACGTTAGGGTTGGTAAAGGCCTCCTTGCTACACCTTGCGGAATTTCCCGACGGAATGCACTGAATTGCATTTACCCAGTTATTTGCAACAGTGTTTGATGATGTTGTCAGAAGAGGAGGATAGTATTTAGCCGATGCTGTAACCCCAGAAGGCATAGGACTTATCACAGAGAAATTAGTTCCTAAGACAGATCTTCCTGAGCTCCCTGCCTGAGTATCTTGAATCCATCCACACGATGTATCCGTCGATGTGACCCCCTTATTCATATTCATGGTTTTCACTTGCTGAAAGCTGAGTCCAGAGCAGGCTGCTAAGGCTGCATCGAAATTAGTCATATCGACCTTCGTAACACCGAGCAGACCCTTGCGTGCTGTGGCATTGTCGAGTGCAGTTACGTTAACCCCTTGCATTCGTGGGATGTTATTAATATTATGTATACCGAGCCCAAGCCCTGTTATAGCGACATTTGCACTGTTTGCCAAACTAGACATCTATATTCTGAGTATAAAATACTCTCTTATAGCTTTTCAGACATCTATAGGTTGTCAGCTCGCAGGATTCCCGTAGAGTCGAACTCGCGTGTGATTACACGAAAGGCGACATGGACTTGACGGCTCTGATTTAACACACGGCCGGAAGTCACTGCATTGTTAATGAGATAGTTTGCGGAAGACCCGGCCCCAGCATTCGCATCATCTGCGGTACCCCCTGGAGCATTCGGTGTTAAGACACCCAGGGTGGCCGTAGCATTCGGGTCAGGGAAGTCTCCACGGACCAGGAAGGCATTCACATACCCTTGCACAGGTGTATCGCTGAATACAGTCGATGCCCCAGTGCCTGTGACCATGCCTACCGACACTATGATATGCCCTGATGCCCGCTGCAGGAAGTTCACAATCGACGTGAGCTGGTTTAGCTGGGTTCCGCTCGGGTTCAGAGGAGTCCATGAGGACCAGGCGATATTCTTCAGTAAGACTCTGTCGCCCGTGTTGAAGGAGGCAATGTTAAAGTAGTTCTTTGTCTTTACCCAATAATATGATGAACCAGAAAGGTCAACTGCGGAATCTCTCTGGTACACTGTACCTGTCAGAGAAGCACCCGCTGTAAATACTGCAGAGTTCACTGCAATACTAGGATATATCGTCTGCACATCAAGAGTGTCGAGAGCCGTGCTCAGCAGTGTCCCATCAGGCCTCTGTAACTGAATGGTCAGACGCTGCAGGGTCGACAGGGGGGTGGTATACACCTTTTGACACTTCATGAACTTGGGGATCATGGCGAGGTACCCACGCTGTGCCCCGAGAGAAGAGTCATTGATCCAGTTCGCATCATACTGGATGAGGGCAAACGAGGATGTGATACTCTGATTTGTTCCGTAGCTGTTCGTATCAAGTTCGGGGACACGTACCTGAATATAGGGAAAGGACAGGGCATTCATGTTCGCATTGGCGGAATAGGCCGTTGCACCGCTCTTTGTCACAAGGGGGTCTAGACCCTCGCCAGGAATGATGGCCTTGATGAACTCGATGCGTACAATATTACGGAAACGAGTGGGCACAGAAGGATTCTGATAAAACGGAGTCGCACCAGGAAGGCCTGCCGGGTCGAACACTGTAGTGAAGTTGTATCTCGTTTCCGTGGAGTTTGCCACCCAGTCACGGTCGCCGCTGTACAGGAAGAGATTTGTCTCGGTCTCCCTGAAGGACATGACATCGGGTTCACGAGTAATCATGGCCTGGGGAAGATTGGCCAGAGTATCCCTGGGACGATTCTCTGCGACGGTGGGATTTCCAGCGGCGGCGTTCGGCGGTGCTGCGGGTCTCTCATAGATTGCTCTCATGTCAGGCGGTACGGGGAGTGCAATGGCTGCCCTTCTCTCCAGCTTCTTCCGCTCCTGATCGGCGAACATGGCCTCAGCATCTTCCTTGGCCTTTCTTGCTCCCTGGGAAAAGGAATCAGAGGCTTCCACAAAGGGATTGACAGAGGGTACTACAGCAACCACCTGAGACGCCTCCTCCCTCTCCTTCTTCATCCTCTCGAAGAGTTCCATCGACAGGGGAGGCTCTTCGGACAGGGAAATCTGGAAGTCCTGCATGCTCGGCCTTGCGGTGGTCTTCACCTCCTGTCGCTGAGTCTGGAGTGCACTGAAGGCATCGTCGATGTCTTGAATCTCTCTTCTGCCCTGACGTTCTTCCTCAGCAGCAGGAGGCGGCCCTGCCTCGATATCGGAGACTGTAGATCGTGTAACAGATCGTTCATTTCTCTCAAGATATGCCATGTAATCAGGGAGAACCACCCCAAGAACCTCCGTATTCAGAAACTGGATATTCTTGTTGCCGTGAACCCGATGGACCTCGCCGACGTAAAAGTCCACTGTCTTAATGAGACGACTTGCCTGCTTCTCATTGAGATCGCCACCGTACCGACGGCAAATATCCTTATATAAGACCCTCTGTAGCACACCCTTATTATCGGGATGTAGAAAGGGAGACGACATTCTACAAAGAGAAGTCAAGAGAAATGCGGATGTAGGACGAGCTCCTACGTCGAATACATCCATGTTCTTAGCTTGAACATCAGGGCATCTGGAGGACGGCCTACGCAAAAACGTTGATAGTCCATCCCATATAACATGCTAACAATGAAGTACATGCAAAACATTCCACACTCGGACTTGGACCGCTGGAACCTTGCCCCATTCCTGGCAAGTTCCATCTTTGGCTCTTGGATGGTCAGCCACTGCATGAAGCGATAAATCTGGTTGGGAGGCCTCATTCCATAGGAATCAAAATAGTAGCATTTATCTTTTACAATGTCAATATATGCCGCTACCCAATGTGACCCGTCTCTATCATGCCTGTCTAAGTTGAAGATTATACCAATAGATTTCTTACCCTTGATTTCTTCACGGTCCAAATTTAATTCACACATTTCTTCAATCAGGCATTTAGTCTTATCTTCTGATTTCTCATAGGGGTCGGGAGATGCAAAGTCAATGGGGAAGGGTCCGAGGAAGATAAACTCGGGGTGGGCTTCCTGATACTGTTGCATGACATAGCGTATATCATTGCTATCGAGCCATTCATGTGGTGTCGTTTTCCACGCCTCGGGGCGGGCTGGACGCAGATTCTTGGCGAGAATGTCTTTCTTCTTTTGGGCGAAGGGGAGAGCCTGTAAGAGGGAACGCTGATTGTTTGCGTCGACACCGAGTTTCCGTGCGAGGGCCTGTATGTGTGTCTCTCCCTGGGCTGTTATACCAAGCATCTTCATTGCCTTAGTGATATCTTCGGCGGGTAGACATCCGGTCTCCTTACTGAATGGTATGCGTGGATGACATTGATATGGCCCGGGCATTGGCCAAGGTGCTGTCTTTTTTACCCTCCTAGTCTTCCGTGAGACCATTCTATATATAGATTAGATGGGTTGCACAGGTACCAATCCTGCTAAGTACTCTATGGCTATTACTTCTCCTCTTCATATTCCTACGGCAATTAATGCAGGCTTATCGGTCGCATTACTTATCGTATTCGCATACATTAATCGTGATCGTACTAGGGTGATCAAGGGAACTGCGGTGCCTACTGCTTAGGCTATGCCGTTTGCCACAGGCTAGGCTATGCCGTTTGCCACAGGCTAGGCTATGCCGTTTGCCACAGGCTAGGCTATGCCGTTTGCACAACAACCCAGCTAGGCAGCTTGACTCCTAGCTTTGTAAGAAGAATCGGAAGGCTTATATAGACTGCATCAAAGGTCAGGAGCATACCCGCGAAAGAAGCAATGAATCTATCATAGAAGTCTAAGCCCGCCACGTGTTGAAACGTAAAGAATACCATTAAGAAGATTCCAAGTGATAATTTAAAGATAATATCACATGCAACGTAGGATATTTGATTTGGATTTTCCTTTTGCATGAGGATAAGGACAGTTTGGATAATGAGGAGAAACTTCAGAAAGAAGAAGTATATGTGGTAAGCTTTCATTCTGTCACTAGTATAGAAAATGTCTTCTGCTCCTGCTGCTCCTGCTCCTCCTCCTACTGCTCTCACTGCCCCACCCGTTGAACCCTCTAACCCACATGGGTTTGCAAAAGATCTAGCGGCGAACATCCTCTTCCTCATCAGACAACCGTGGGCATGGAGTACATTCTTTGCCTTTTGGTTTCTCTTCACCTTTGGCTCAGTACTTGTAACTTCTGGGATAAATAGTCTCACGGCAAATTCCCCTCAACCTATGCAGGTGTGGTGGGTAGGAACTCTCTTATCTTCCATCCTTGTACTCCTCCTCTTTTTTGTCGTCTATCAAACAAGTGCCAATCTCACGAGGGGGATGCTCATCCTCATTCTGTTCTCATTACTTGTCACCCATATCTCCCTTCTCTTAACTCAAATTAATCTGAGGGTAACCTAGGTCCACAGTCAACAGTCCACAAGTCAAAAAAATAACTCTTATCAGTAGACATGCTGGCCCATATATCAGTAGACGCAGGTGGACAAGTAACCCTAGGATTAGTCTTCTTCGCCTTTTTCATAGCTGCTTCTTCGATTGTATCTATTACTGCAATTACAAATGCAATGTCCGGCCATGAGTCTATAATGACGGATATGACACCATATTTTGTAAGCTTCCCCTTTCTTATCGCATTATTTTGCATAGCCTTCAGTTATACAGTAGGGGCATTGAAGAATGACGCTGACTACAGAAAGAAGATCCTGTTTTTCTTTGTAGGTGTTGTGTATATCTTTTCTATGATCGCATTACATCTATCTAGCGTTATTATGAATCTTTCGTACGCATAATTCCCTCGTATACGTAGAGTACAATGCCAGATGCAACAGCTGGAGCTCAAGCAGCCATGGCCATCAATTTAGCATCAACAGGAGCCCTTCCCTTTGTAGTAGGGGCATTCAAAGATACCATAGGGGATAATTTTCTCTATATCTTTCTTGCATCTCTTGGACTGATCCTATGTGTATATCCTCCAACAATTGCGACACATGTTAATTTACAGGGGAAATCCTATTCCTATGAAAATTACATCTTACAGGTCTTCTTGCCGATGGCGATAGGGTTTGCCCTATTTTTCGCAATTGTCTTCTTTGACTTGTTAAAGGATTTTGGGTCTTACTATGAACAGCTTATTATCTACCTAGGGTGTGCGAGTATCTTATCCTCGTCGCTCGCTATCACCTTCATCCTCTACAGGATGAAGTATTTCGGCACGTGAGTTCGAGATCACCTACGGCTGTACCAAGATACCCAAGATCTTATGCTGGATACGAGTCTTTCCATTCCAGGTAGCACGGGTATCGACCCCTTCGGGCACCTCGGCCAGTAGATTCACGTGGTTGTTCTTGTTGTACAGGTAGGAAATGCCGTGCAGTTTTACGGCCACCCGAATCCGCCTACCAGGCTGTAGCTGAGAGTAGTCAGTATCCCAGGCACCGTTGGCGTAGACGCGTGGGCCATGAGATCCAGAATACGTTGTTACAGGGCAATGAAGAATGAGTCGATTGTCTTTATATATGGGAGTATATTTAGACCTGATTTCCTCAATGCTATACTCGGTGCCGAACCAGGCCGACTGATGACACAGAATCGACTGGAGGATTGTCTCCTGAAAGGCTGCTAGCTTCGTGCAGGCAAGGCTCGTCTCTGAAATATCAATAACTAGGCGACCCGAGGAAGGAACATATTCCACAATAGGAAGCGGGGGAAAGAGAATAGACAGAGAGGGCAATCTGAACTGTGCACCGATATAAGAGAGTGCAGACATTGGGTTAGACTTTACATCGTGTTTAGATTCACGCAGCCAGGGCGAAGCAATGTAGATGCTTCCCACCTCTAATTTTTGTACGGGGAGCTGCCATTCCATCCTATATATGAGCACGCTATCGGGTTTAGACCTTTGGTCAAAAAATAGTGTTGCCTTGCGGGCCAATGCTCGAAAGATCCAACGATCCAAAGCCCTAAAGCCCTGAAGCAACCCTTTAACAGTGCCCATGTATAAGACAAAATCCCTCTGTTGGAGGGGTCCTCCAGGGTCCGGTAAACGTGCCCTCCTCCAGCGAGAACTCCAGACCTGGGCATCTTCGATGCACCAACCCTTCGTCCTTCGCACCCAGCCATGGAACGCTCCCCTGCAAAAGGATGTCCAATCCTCCACTGCTGACGTGGAAGAGGACGGGGAAGACGACAAGGCCCTTCTTCCTATGGAGCTTTCCGTTCTTCACTGGGGCTTTGATATTGCTCGTATGTCTCTGCAAGACAAGCAGTACATCAAGAGTATTCTGACCAAGTGGGGGCGTGGAAGCCAGGTACTGAGCGACGGCCATGTACAGCGGTGTCTTGTTCTGTATCATGCCCATCTCCTCAGTAGTGAATCTATCATCCTTTTACAGGCCTTCTTGGAAGAGAATTCCAAGGATACAGTGCTCTGGATGACGAGTGAACATCCCCTACCCCTACGTCTCGCAGACTGGTGCCTAGAACTCCCCGTGGCCAGCCCCGGTTATGATATCTCATTAAAAAAGATCAAAGACGAAAGTCATGCAAAGGGCGACCACTCATCCATTTTACATATAGGCGATGAACTCCAGAGTATCTGCAAGGAATGGATAGCGAATGCTCCACGACTGTCAGATGTGAAACGGATTCGCTCCATTGTCTATGGACTACTGCACAGAAATATTCGCTGGACGGATGGATTCCATCTTTGGCTCTTTGCCATCGACTCGCTGGATATACCCTATGAGAAGCGTCATGCAGTTGCCCTGGTCTGTATGAAGCAACCGTTTACAGGAGCTGGCCAGACAGTCCCCTCTTACCGAATCCCCATCCTTTGGGAACACTACCTGTGTTCACTGAGGAATGCACTTGCTCCTGCAGCCCTTCCAGAGATGGTGCAGATACCTGCGGCGAAGGAAAAAAAACCCAGGAAGAAGAAGATATAATGCCAGAGAATCTGGTTCTAGACACTATATTACCCCTCATCCAAAGGAAACCTTTTCCTTGGGTTGATGACCAGCCGACAAAAGACGATTTGGATCACATCTTCAATCAGAGGAGTGACGAGTTTGATACACTGAAGCTAAAGGATACCATGCTGGCTGATCTGCGTACAGGCAAGGCAATGCTTGTAACAAAATCGGGGCCGTTTGCTAAGGTTCTGGCAGTGGTCTACCCTGACACTGTCATTCCGTGGAAACTGTTTGGTGAGATCTTTGTTGCCTTTGGTGAGCCGAAGGCGGGGGCTGCTTGGCGTATCGTGTGGTTCGCTCATCCTAAGAAGCGAGAAATTAGTCCAGGGGAAGTGCCTGGACCCGAGCACGTGAATGGTGGATATACCTATCCCTGTGATAATGAGACTATTGTCATCTACAGAGAAGAAGAAGTCTGCCGTGTCTTAGTCCACGAACTCTTACATGCCTCCTGTACCGATGACCAGAGCCTCGATATTATAGATCAAGAGGCAGCAACAGAAACGTGGGCAGAACTCTTTCTCATTGCGATTCAAGCGAAGACGCCTCGTGCTGCAGAATCTCTCTGGGCCAAGCAGGCCAAGTGGATTGCCGATCAGGAACATCTTCTTCGTACGAGACACAATGTCAATGACCGAACCTCTTATGCATGGCGGTACACAGTGGCCAGGCGTAAGGTGTTAGAGGGTCTAGGAATATATCTTCCTCCTGGTGTTCTACCCACGAGCAATTCGATGCGGTTCACGCATGCTGGGCTGTGATTTGCACCAGTAAGTATTGTACATAAATAAAGAAAATAATACCATTAATCCAGAATTATAGAGTATAAATATGCTCATAATTATTTTATTTGTGTACGACTCTATGGGATACCAAAAATATAAACACAAAAATGCACTGGAAAATTGTGTCATTTGCATCCACGTAATATAGGGTTTTACTTCAGGTAGTTTAATTCCAAGAACATTTAGTAAATAATATAAATACATAATGGAGTGAACAAAGGAATTAAAGAAAGAAGCCCAAATAACGGAATCAACTTTATATATCCACGCATAATGCCAGCAGACTACTGCACCCACATGGTGGTATTTTTGTAAAAATATTGGCTGTTTCCCTTTTGCATAAATAATAAATGTATCTAGGTATTCATAATACTTAGACAGATAGAAATAGAAAACAAGAGTATTTATATGAGGGTCGGCAAGATAAAAGTTTGTTTTTACATGAAATCCCTTATTCCATATTGCATTTCCCAAGGATATGCACATCCATGTACTAAATATCTGTAGTGCAGCATTATGTGCAATAATAAAATATTTATTATTCCATGGATAAGAGAGATAGAGAAGTGTTCCCACTAGAGGTGCCAGATGGTACATATATCTTATACTCTAAATGTCCTTAGGCTAAAACGATCATGTGATGTCCTACTGATGATAGTGTATGCAGGAGTGAATGATATAGGTGAGAGGTTTCTTCATCGGAATCATAACAATATGAACCAGTATAGTATCCATATGTATATAAGTATATAGTGGCAAGGAATGTTTGTATAATAAGTCCTTGAAGAAGCCAGGACATGGTTGGCCGTTTTATAAGAAAGAGTGAACCGCCGTAGAGTACGATAAGATAGATAAATACCTTATCTATCGCCATTATAGTATCAGACTCTAGTAAGCGAAACGATACCGAGGTGCAAAAGAGTAGGGCAAACAGAACCATGTATATCCAGTCATTCTTGTAAAGCGCAGTTACTGAATTTGTAAGAAGGAACCCTGCCGAAAATAAGGTTGACCGCACAACCATCTTACTCTTCTAAATCAAAAAAGAAAAGCTGAATTAGACGCCCATCGTTGTTCGTCTGGCCAAAGTAGGTATCCGCTGCATGGATGAGCTTTGCGTCAAAGAGAACTAGGCGATTGTATACATTTCCCACGACATCCAGTTGTTCAAAGCGGGTTGAGTCATAGAACCCGCCTCGAAAGACTTCATCGTGGTTACTGGGGTCAGGCTTACGTACCCCACTCAGTGACCTGTAAAACTTCGTCCCCGCTTCACCTGGTGCACCAGGGGTCAGGAAGAGAACCCCTGCATACGTCTGGCAATCAGCGTGATACACAGCCTGATCTCCTGCAATATTGATCTGGAAACATCCATTGGTGCCGTAATTCTCCCAGCCGGCTATCTTCTTTCCGAGGAGCTGTTCGAAACGCTCCTTGAGCCCAGGGAAGCGATAGACAGTGTCGCTGCGAATTCCCTTGTGATTCTTTGGGTGTGCAGTAAGAGGTTGCTCCAGGGCGAAGCTGCGGACTGAATTAGGATCAACGTAGAAGTTGTCGACCACGAGGAAGGATGGCATGCCAGTCTGAACGGTGGTATTCAGTACGAGGGTCTCCTGCTTGAAAATAGTCTGCCATATAGTGTATACTTTCATCCGCAGCTCGTACCCCTCATTGGACTCCTGCTCGAAGGCCCACCCACACCCTTTTACAGAAATCCCAGGAAGCCTTTCCTTGTAAAAGGCCGTCACATCTGGGCGGTCAATCGTCTGAGGAACGACGATACGACCAGAATCAAAGTGTACCTCTAGAGGAAAGCTGTTCCCTGAGATGTGAAAACACCATCCCTTGACCATCGTATCTTGCTTACCTGACTCGGTGAAGCCGAGGACGCCTGGGTAGAGAGTCTCGTGCATGTGTACTGCATATGAATATGGACTGCCCTTTAGGCAAAACAACGAAAAAAGATTCGAAGCGAATCTGTTTTCTTCGTTTAGTCGGCATATACGCCTTTAGAGATCTAGTTCACTATATACGAGTGGCCAGTCGGCTTACGCGGAGGCAGGGGCCTTCTTCAGGTAGTGGGGGTTCAGGTACTTCTGCAGGTTGAAGTACGTCAGCTTCTCGTCGGCCTTCACGTTCAGCAGGCTGCGGAGCTTGGCATCAGGGTTGATGTCGTGCTTGTTCTTCAGGTTCTGCTCCTTCACGTAGGTCGTCACGAACTTGGTGACGTTGGAGCGGCTCTCCTGGCTGCCAGCGGGGCGGCCCAGGAAGGCGCACAGCTGGGGGGAGATGTCCGTGGGGATCTGGAAGATGGACACGCGGGCAGGCTTGGCCTCCTCGCCCTCCACGGGGGCCTTGCGCTTCCTGCGCTTGTCGGCCAGCTTCTGCAGCTTGGTGGACTTCTTCTCCAGGCGCTTGGCCTCAGTCACCAGCTCAGACACCATCTCACGCAGGGCCAGCAGGCGAGAGGTCACGGCCTTCACCTCGGCATCCAGACGCACCTCCTCGACCACCTCCTCAGTGGCAGCGGCGACGGCAGTGGAGGCCACGGCGACCGTAGTAGAAGCCACGGGTGCAGCAGGGGCAGCGGGTGCTGCGGCGGCCTTCGCGGCCTTGGCCTTGGGGGCGGCAGCGGGGGCGGCGGCCACAGGGGCCACCACGGCGGTCACGGTCTCCTCAGTCTTCTTGCTGACCTTCTTGGCGACGGACTTGCTAGGAGTGGAGCTCATTATATTACTGGAGGAGGTAGAAGTAGAGGACATTTTACGCACTGGACTTATGCTTAGATCCGCTGGCCCGATCAACTTTTTTGCTCATGGAATGCCGGGGGAAACGGGAGAAAGAAGTGCGTTCGTTTTTATTTTGAAGCGTATCAGCTGATGACTGCGTTTAGGCGGCCCCTATTCTTTTGCAAAGAGGCCTTCGCCCTTCGCCCTTGGCCTCAAACGGGCAAAAGACAAAAGACAAAAGACAATCGGCCAAATTCTGGCGGCAGAGCAGAAGGTATGCAGGCCAAGTGTCAGCATGTAAAGTCCAAAAAAGAGCCAGAAAAACAGTGTGACCATTCTGCGACCAAGGGCACCTTCTGCAGTGTACATGATCGGTGTAAGAAGAAGCTTCTGTGGACACGGCCCATAGCTATGCTCACACGAACACAACGGGCAGCAGGTCAACGAGTACTCCGTTTCTTACTCCGAACTACCCGGGCCCAAAGACTAAAGAGACATGGTCCAGCATATTTTACACCAACCATTGCAAACAATGAATCAGATATATATACTCTCGATCCGGTATCGTCTATCCCTCTTACCTACCGGTTCAGCTATCTCGATCCAAACTCGAATGTATGGCTCTTTGACAGTCGCTTTCTCATGGGTTCTATGCAATATGAGCGTACGGTCATGAACCCTTTTACACAAGAAGAGATTCCTGCACAAGTCCTCTCACGGCTGCAGGGTCTCTCTGAGTTCTTACAACGCCACTCTCTTCCCCTCTTATACGTTACAGAGGACAGCCTCACTCCCGAGCAACGGTGGAATCAAAAAGTTCTGGATGTCTTCCTGCGTATACGCACTCATGGGTATGGAGTTAATGTGGTCTGGTTTGAATCGATGACCATTTCAACTCACTCCAGATTCTATACTCGCCTCTATGACCTCTGGAATACAGAACTCAATTTAACAGAACAGGATAAGGAACGGATTGTTCCTCGGTATTCAACCACTCTTTTTACACAACATCCCAACAGGTTGATGTATGAATATCATACATTAAAATGGTGGATGAAACATAATCTTTCGGTAATGCACACCCTTCTTACAGCGAGCCCTGAGAAGGGAAATAGAGGGTGTGGGGCTCTGTACATCCTTACTGCACTGGCTCAAGTGAATCCGGATGTAGCTCAGGCATATCCGTGGTTGTAACTGTGGCGGTGTAGTATTTTACCATGGTGCGAGGGATTGCCCATGTATTTTGGGTGAGGGTGTACTGTTCAAAGTAACAGTAGCTCTCATCGTATCTGAGAAAGGTCCAGAGACCTCTGCATGGCTGAACCTCTCTGCTCTCGTCGTTGTATCCGAGGTAGGAGAGTTTGTAGGTCTCTTTTTCCTGGAAGGGACCTGTAGACATTGGACTGACTCAGGGTGAGCGAAGTATCTTCATTTTTTTTAGCGGTGGTTAGCCACCGGCTCTTTAGCGGTGGTTAGCCACCGGCCCACGAAGGCTCTGTAACTTACTGGGGAGGTTGTACTTTGTACGAAGATCAGCCTGGCGTCCCTGGTCGGCAATGAGTTCCGTGGGATTGCTAAAGATGATTCCAGGACTTATCAGACAAGGCTGTGTGCTCGGTGCATTTGTTACGGTACTCAGCTGGGTCTTGCACGGTAAGACTGTTACATTGGGTGCCTGGTTCTGCGAGAGGGTGGCCATTTGAGCGTAACCTAAGAGGTTCTGGCGAGTATCAGCATTCTTGAGTCCATTAGCCACTCTTACGCAAGAGTTCGGGTCGGACGTCTGTGTAGTAAGAGGTACTCCAACGAAGCCATTACCTGTGAAGCCAGTGTAAGAGGAGAGGAATGATGTGGTAGTAAACGTAGTAGCAAGAGCCTGTCGCTTAAGAGTCACCTGAGAGGCATCTTCGCCACGCTGAAATCCGATCACCTTACTTAACGATTGTTCCTTCCTTCTCATGTATTCCCCGTAGTTCATTCTGCTGACGGACTTCAAAAAAAAATCAGGGAGGTAGGTCGGGCACAACATCGTGACGTGGAGCAGGAAAAAGTGGAGCGAAAAAAGTTGACGCGGCCGCCGGCCCTCCTAGGAAGTCCAGACCACGAATGTCCTCCCCTATCGTCCAGCCTAAGAATTTCAAGCTTGCCAAGCTCACCGTCACTGCCCCTCGTCCCATCCCTGGGTCGGTGGGTGCAAAGAGTGCCTACGTGAACTATGGTGGCGACAAGAGCAAGCTTACCTTCCAGACTCCCAGTCTGCCGTCTCCCTTTGGGTTCAACGCCTTTGACAACAAGACTGGCGGTCCCCTGAAGCACTCTATCGATCTGGCCCTGGTGGGCTACGACGAGGAGGGTTCCAAGGCGAACGAGTTCTACAATGCACTTACAGAGATTGACGAGTACATGATTACCACGGCAACGACCAACTCGAAGCTGTGGTTCAAGAAGGAGCTGTCTCGCGAGGTCGTGGAGAACAACTACACTCGCTGTGCAAAGTTCAGTCGTGACAGGGAGGGCAACCAGTCTTCCTATCCCCCTAACATTAAGCTGAACCTCCGCAAGAAGAAGGACGTGGATGAGTTTGAGACCCTGGTCTTCGATGCGGAGTCACGCTCGAATCCTAACGCCTCTCCCATCACGAACGTGCCCTTCAAGGATCTGCTGACCAAGCGGTCTGAGTTCACCTGCCTGATTGAGTGCACTAGTGCATGGTTTGCAGGGGACAAGTTCGGCCTGAGCTGGAGGGCGGTGCACATGCGTATCGACAAGGTGGCGGGTGGCATCTCTGGCTACAGCTTCGTCGACGACGATGCTGGTGAGGCTGAGGAGACTGCTGCTCCTGCTTCTGCCTCGCAGAGCAGGCCTGCTGCTCCTGTTGCTGCAGCACCTGCATTCGTCGAGGATGAGGACGAGGATGAGGAGGTGGCTCCTGCTCCCGTGCCGACCAAGACTTCGGCAACGGTCAAGAAGGTGCTGAAGAAGCCTGCACCGAAGGCGTAAATGCAGCGGCACCGAAGGCTTAAATATACAAAAACACTACACGTAGGGAGTTGGAAGCCCAACTAAAACGAGGATGACCGGTCTGCTTCCTTTGGAAGCAGCGGGGTCATCAACAAACGAGGATGACCGAGTGGTTAAGGTGTCAGGCTTAAGATCTGCTGGAGAAATCCGCGTGGGTTCGATCCCCACTCCTCGTAGTTCGGCTTAACAGCCAGTTTTGGCTCTGTAGCTCATCAGTAGAGCGCTTCCTTTACACGGAAGAGGCAGGGAGGGCGGCACTCCCCAGGGTCACCAGCGGTCCTCAGACTGCAAACGGTCCAGTAGCTCAGTTGGTAGAGCGTGGTGCTTATACACTTGTGTATACTTATAGCATAAGACACGCCAAAGTCGCGGGTTCAATCCCCGCCTGGACCACACGGAACACTAGTCAGGCCTCCCCGTGGCTGTTCTGGATAAGGTGCATGGGCAATCAACAAATTGACTGTAAACGCGCTAGTAATTTAGGGGTAGAATATGAGATTTCCATTCTCATAACCCGGGTTCGAGTCCCGGCTGGCGCACTCAGGTTTGGGGATACCTTAAAAATCACCACGACCTTCTCACAAGGTCTATGCCCTCTTAGCTCAAATGGTAGAGCATCTGCCTTGTAAGCAGAAGGTATTGAGGTCGATACTCAAAGGGGGCATTTATAGCCCTAGTAGCGCAACGGATAACGCGTCAGCCTTCTAAGCTGAAGATTGAGGGTTCGATTCCCTCCTAGGGTACTTCTCCGATATGGTGTAACGGTTAGCATGCGGCCCTTTCAAATGAAATGAGAGGCTAAGACCCGGGTTCAACTCCCGGTATCGGAAATGATGCGTAGCATCACTCTCCTTGGGAGCGTCCGCTCCCTCGGAACATATAGTTAGGGTGCTCTCTAAAAGCACTCATTAAACTGTCTTAGCTCAGCTGGTAGAGCGTGTGGCTTTTAACCACAATGTCGCGGGTTCGATCCCCGCAGGCGGTACTTTTTTTGTATCTGCCTTTGTTCAGTTCATCCTATGATCTTTACAAAGTTACTAAACCCTTATAACCGAATCATTGTGGTCAGCCTGAATCCACTCAGGCGTGATCTTCCCCTGTGACTCCAAATATGCCCATAGATTGACTTCCCATGTTAAGGGAACACTACGATACTCACTACAAACAGCCTCATAGAATGCAAGTAAGGATGCCTTGTCGCCAGCAAAGACACCCCCACAGAACCGCCAACATATCCTGTTAAAGTAATCGTAATTGCCCTTATCACAGCACCCAGGAATAATGAGACCGTCCCTGAGCCCCTTGGTCGAGAGGTCGACAAGATACTTCTGAGCTGCCTCTGTATCCTTGATTACATGGAAAATACCAAAGTCAATCCAATAATAATGAGTAGCAGGAAATACATGTGACTGAATGGCACGAGCCACAAACTCTGGTTTTGCATTAATAAGAATAAAATAGTTAAATGTATCTTTTTCAACTGTTCTTACTTCGGGTATCTTGGCTTCTGTCACATATGTGCTCAACTCCGTAAACTCGATATACTCGACATGAACATTGGGAAATGGTGTATACCAGGTACATGCTCGATTCAAGAAGAGATGAATATTTACCCCTGTTTCTGCAAGTTTCTTAAAGTGGTTCATATACGTCTCAAAGGAACGAAGTGCTGTTCTATCTTCTGACAAATCTAGAAAGGCACTGACAAACGTTATCATTCTTTAGGAGTGTTCTTTGCGTGTTTATGTCTTATATACCGCACTTAATGACCCCTGCCCGCACCACCAGAGCTAGGATTGAATACACCAATATTAGGATCCGTCTGGGGAGTGTTGTATGTGAGGCATGCGGAGCATCCCACCCTTATTTCAGATACAATGGCTGCAGACACTACGGCCGGTGCCTTCAGTCCCTGTTGCGGATTAGGCCGATTTACGGTAGCAGCAGTCCACTGAGTGTAATAACTATTCTCGGCCATTCCTCTGCGCTTCTGGGTTAAGATCGAAGAATCACGATTTGTCACTCCCATTCTACTAGTTACTTAGTATTAATACATAGCCTGGGGTTGGTCCCGGGAATATATGGCGGTGCAGGGGGTGGAGGAAGAGGGGGGCAGACCTCAAGAGGTGGAATGATACTGCTAAAGGCTGGTTCATAGCCCGGACACTCTGCAGTTTCCGCAGCTAGACGCACGGACTCTGAACCATATTTTACTTTCGATTGTAAGGCGAGCAATGCCTGAATTTGCTCCTGGGAGACACCTCCTTGATACGTTGTCCGATAGTTCTGTCCTTGAATACATTCCTTGAATGAATTTGCCGTATACTTTGAGCTTTCTGCAGGAGTGAGTGCAGTTGATAGGGTTGTCCGGGGTACACAGCCGACGTTAAGGACAGCAGGGGTTCCAGAGTAATAGACCTGTGTATGGATAGCTCGGTTAAGACGCCCGCCTTCAGTATTCCCCATCCCTTAATCTTCTCAAGGTCTAGAAATGGATGGGTTGGACGCTGTCTTTTACCTTCTTGTCGTACTCTTCATCCTCACGGTGGGATACCTCCACGTGAAAACCCTTTTACAGAAAACGGAGGGGTTCGCCGACGTGGCGTCCTCGAGCCCTAGTGCAGAACCCTCGGACGTCGAAACAAAGATTCGTGCAGCACTTGACTCCTATCTTGATCCTGCCTTTTGCGACGTGTATGCTGAGCTGCGTACTGTCGTCGGCCAGAATATACAGGGAAACATGTTGACTCCCACGGACGATACCCTGAAAAAGGTCGATGCCTATTTAGCAAAGGAACTCACGGTCAAACCTCTTCCCTGCCCTGTCTTCACCTATCCGACAGGAACTGACTTGGAATGGCTGATCTTCTTGAACGATCTGCCAACTGACATCGGAGCCAAGTATGTACTCATGTGCATATATGCACAGAGAGAGATGAAGTTCCGTGCTGGCAATGTGAAGATAGCTCTGTCCCGTGGTACGCCGGTTCCTGATGAGCAGAAGGATGCTGCGGAGAAAATACGTCTTATGAAAAAGGTTATTCTCTCGGCCTTCCCTACGGAAGGATTTGACTCAATTATTGGAATCTGTCCCGTGTCGGTACAAGATACGAGAAGGATGGAGGCAAAGTATGCAGGATGTAAGATGCCTGACGATATGAGTCCTGAAGAGATTGCTCAGTCAGTCGACAACATCCTCAAGAAGATGGAAGAGGATAAGAAGAAGACCTTAGCCGAGAAGTACATCTCTCCTGATATTGATGTGGACCCATTTTTACAGGATGCAAAGATAAATAGTGATTATGTGAAGAAGATGGCGGCAAAGGCACTGGATGGTACCCTCATCTACGAGATGCCTCAGCCAAGTCCTAGTTCTAGCCCAACATCTTAACGGGTGCATACATCGAAGGCAGTTATACGATGAAGGCACAGCTTGGCTTACTCAAGGTATTTAGCACTGGCCTCACCGCACGTCAGGTGTACGATGATTTCACAGCGACTAAGGCGGCCTTTGGTCTATAAAAACCCATAATACACTCATAGTCTATGAGTTAGTTATGTGATTATGTGATTATATTATTAGCTGCCTTGACCTTTCACAGATGTTTTTTTACAAAATCATGCAGGACCATCGTATTCATAAGCATGACGTTTAGATCATGCTTGCGATCAGGATCCTGGTACTCGCCCATTACGTGTTTAATCGTATCAATTAGGCCTCCGATTTCCTTCTTGTATGAGGCTACCTTGTAATCGTAGCCCTTGGCCTTTGCCATCACCATCCAACCGAGCTTCTCAACCTTTGCAACATGCCATGCCTGGATACCGGCCATCGTAGACGAATGAGCAGGTAACTGCCCACGCTTCATCGTAGATCTCTTCGCCATTCTACTTATACCCTTCTGTTTCTTCTTGTCCTCCTTCTAGCTCCTAGGGAGCGTCTGGTACGTCTCCCTCCCTTCTTTCTTTCAGCCTCTGTCCTCCTTGCCCTCTCACGCAGAAGGGTGGCTATTCCCTGCTGATGGCCCGAGCACTTGATCGAAAATGCAGGAACGTAGGCAGTAGGAGAATTTCTCGCCTTGGCTTCAATTGCATGAAGCTTCTGTATGAGACAGATCACGGGCATTGCAAAGAAGGGCTTTTCCTTCTTCCCGAAAATCATGAAACTGTAGTATAATTGTAAGAGGAGGTCGACGCTGCCTGTCCTGATCCCCACTCCACGAGCAACCTCTAACATATTATACGAGTGGCATGCGTCTTCCTGGATAAGAAGAGCAATAGGACGCTTCATGTGCTTCACTATGGTGAAATTGAAGAGATCGGAGTACTGAGTGATTACCTCTTCGACCGTGACCTTGCCATGTCCATTGTGTAAGATACGCAGCATATCTCCAATATCTTCTCCATCCACCTTGGCCTGGGGGCTTAGAAGAAGTACTGGTCCTCCCATCGCCACGAGTGCATCGAGTGGCTTCTTCCCCGTTCCTTCCTCCATGAGAGGAATACACTCTGGGCCTATGAGAACTCTCTTTCTCTTAATCGCCAGGTCAAGAATGGACGCCCTCTCTTCATTTGACACATTGGTAGGAACACGAACAGGATCGCCACACTTTAACGGAGGATATTCAGAGTTCAGCAGGGTGAGACGCTCATATACCTTCTTCCAGCGATCCACCTGTCCACGCGGTCTACTCAACTCGAGGTACATCATCATGCGAAGGAATTCAGGGTCGGCAAAGTAAATTCCATTCACCACCTTTGCACGTGCTTGGATGATCTTGAAGAAGTTGGGGTGGATGTCCGTGCAATCAGCGACAGGGATGAAATTCATCAGAACCTTGCTCGTCCCCTCGTGAACGCTGAATTTCAGGTTCACGTCCTCGAACCCCTCCTTCTTTAGCTCTTCCACAAGCTCGTCAGAATCCTCCTTGTATGTGGGGGTGAAGAAGTCATAGTCGGGTATGGAATACTTCTCATCGTAGAACTTCCTTTCCTTCGATAGGAGGGCATTGATGGCCTGGCCTCCGTAACAGACGCGACGTTTCTTTCTGAGGAAACGCTCAACAACTTGAATGGCCTTTTGAATCTCAGGGTCATTCGCCACAGTGAAATCGACACGCTTCTGGGCCTCGGACACTGCATCTCCCAATCGGGACAGTTGTTTCTGGATGACCGGTTTGTTCAAGATAGGACTGAGAATATCTCTAGGAGATTCCTCCATTACTACTATGAGCCATTTTAATTATTCACTACCAGATTACCAGGCTTCTGTCCCTGGATACTCGCATTCAGGCTTGTGCTGACCTGGGCGGGAACAACGGGGCTAGGCTGTGTGTATCTAGCTGCCTCCGCCTTCAGCCTATAGGACGCACCCTTCCACAGAGCCCATATGTCGCTGACCGAGTCCATCGATGCCGAGATAAAGGGTACAGGTACGCACTGCAGACCAGAGTCAAGTGCAAGTTGCACGGCAGTCGCAGTCGGTGCGACTAAGGGGGTCTTAGAGTTTGCAAAATACCAGTTGATACGGGCGGCCGTCACATAGTCCTTAGTGGTTCCAGGAATTTCTTCCATACCCACAGTTCTCACGTCACCTGTTTCATTAGTATAGATGAAATTAGCATACGAAGCAAGCTTTAACTGAGGGTCCAGTGTGACATCAAAGTCAGTGAAGATGATGATTTTGCCATTGAACGCTGAGAGGGGAATCTGGGTTAAGAGTTCATTTTGTTTTTGCCCTCCTACCACGGAACCGTAGGAACCTACAGAGGTCAGCCTGTACGAGTCGAGAGGAGACAGGGCTGTCGCAATCTTCTTCATGAAGGATACGTAGTCTATCTTCTTCCTGTCGATATCGGATATCCTGTCCTCTAACATGAGAAAGATAGGATCGGAGCCGTAACCAGATACAGATTTGTGTTGAAGGAGGGAGGCGATTACGCTATCAAGGGTGAGACCGTTTTCACTGATCACCGTATCGGATACATCTCTTGCAACGAGGGCGGGTTCTCCAGAATAAGGCCAATCAGGCGGGGTCCTCGATGCATTGATATAGGTGGATATGGGGAGGACGAAGGAACGAATGCCGGCCTGGAAGGCTGTTTGGAAATAAAAGTCGGCATTCATAATTCCGAGAGATGTATGGGGTCTAGCACCAAGATATCCGCCGAGGTAACCTGTGAGAGGGCAGATGTTGACGAGGAAGGATTGGTTGGGAGGAAGCTGGGGTGCGGAAGAGGTTTGTGTAAAAAAGGTGGGGGTTCTCTGCCTTTGTGTAGTTAGTTCTCCCTTAATGAGTGTCTGTATTGCGGTTACATCGGCGGAGGTGGTGAATCCTTCAACAGGACTCTTGGTTAGAATGGTATATGCATAGACAATTATGCAAAGTAGAATCCCATAGACTACAATATCTTCTAGAAATTCAAGGGTTGAGGATCCCATCTACCACGTCATAGGAAAGATCTTAGGTAGAATGTATATCAGCAAGATACCTAAAATGATCTCTGTTGGAATGTCTAAGACTATGTCAATCCTGTTCTCTTAGACCTGGGCCTGGCCCTTGAACTCTGTCATCGAGCAAGTCTTGATCCCATCTGCTCGAGCCTTGCGGAGTTTCCCAGACTCAGCGGCGGAATCAGAGTGGACGAGGAGGGAGGTTGACTTTGTAAGAGAGTCTGTCATACCCCACCCGGAACGTGTCATAGCTGCAAGAAGGGCTGCATCTGGGCGACATCCAGTGAAGGCGACTGACCTTGTAGGCTTGGGCTGTGGGATTGTTTCCGCCAGAGGTGCTGCAGATGCAGACCCAGGCTTCACACTCTCACACCACTCTAGGACCCTCGGCACCACGGCGAGGAGACCATCCAGAGTCTCCTTGCTCCAACCATCAACATCCCCTAGGGCCTCCCTAGTCCATCGTCGGGGCGACGGTTCCTTGGCAAACAGTGGGCGGAGCTTCCTCTCACCGACCCCTCGGGGCAGGAGATTACTAGCGATCATGAGGGTTCCGATATCAGCCGAAGCGACTCTGGCCGCTGCCGCCGCCTTCACAGTCACGTACCTACCCGGTCCCAGGGCCTCCTTTAACACAGCATCGGATGCCCCCAGCATTGCAGGAAAGGATAGTACCCCACCTTTGACAAGCCCAGCAACCAGACCAGGTCCAATCCCCTCAATCTCCATAGTCTGGAAGGCATGGAGCAGAGCCTTCTCGGCAAGCGGTAGTGCCCCCTCTGCCGACCCCTGAATCATCACCGCATGCACTCGATTATCATCCCAGGTCCATGCACCAGCGGGAGGCATCCACGGACCCGTGGGGCATGGGGTCACCACAGAGTCCAGTGTAGGAATCACATCACCGCTACGCCTGACGATGATCCTCGCCCCAGGCCCGACAACTAATTCGGTTATCATCTTTGCACTGTGACCGGTGAGCCACTCGATCTTCGCCCCGCCGATGACGACAGGATCAATCTGGATACGGGGAATCCAGACACCCAGGCGACTGACATTCCACTCGACAAACACCACTGTCGTGGCCTGCTTCTGCTCCTCGAGCGATGCCTTGAATGCCACGGCGTCAGGAGGATTCTTAGCCTCTGAGCCGCCCGTCACAGGTACGGTGTCCGTCCCCACGACAATCCCGTCAAGGGGATAGGCCGACTCCTCCTTTGACTTTACGAGGAGTTCATAGAGGGTCGACTCGGTCAGAGGGGTGAGTGCAAGCTTCTTCCACGCAGGAGTACGGAAGCCGTTCGAATTCAGCCACGTCATCTGCTGGGACCGGGTCATGCCGGCGGGAGTGATGACCTGATAGCCGACAAAGTGCACCTTGGCCAGCTCCTTGGGAACGGGGGCAGACGTGTCGAGGGAACGGTGCACCCACCCGTTGATCAGGGACCGGCCAATGGAACCAGCGGGCGTATCGGCCTTGGGGAGAACAATCTCCCCACGGACCATACAGAACTCCCGTGTAGGCACGGAGACCGGACCGAGCACTCGGCTCACATCAACCCCTTTTACACCATTCCCACGGAGATAGAGCGACCGTGAGCCAGGCTTACAAATATAGAGGCCAGAGAGGCCATCGAGCTTCTCACTCGCTACACAGGTATCAACACCCATGATGCCTCGACGCTTCTGCCACCTCTGAAGACCGGTCTCGCCCATGCGAACCTTGTCGAGCGAGGCGAGAGGCACGGGTAACAGAACCCCTGTAACAGGGTTGGCACCCACAGTGGTGAGAAGGGGGTGCTTTGGTGCAAGAGTGCGGAGCTTCTCTAGCAGCATATCGTACTCGTCATCAGTCATATTGGGCGTATCAGTATTGTAATACGCATCAATAGCTTTCTCTAGCTTTGCGGCAATCGTGGGGATGTCCATGGTGGGACTTTGGGAAGGGTGAGGCGGATCATTCAATTTTTACAGACTACAGATTACAGACTCATTTATTCATATATGCATCCATTGCTGCCTCGTAGGCGGCTAAGTGGTCGTCCATAGGGCTTGTCTTTTGTTCTTTATCTTTCTTCTTCTTGGGAGCAGTCATCATCTTTGGCTTCAGCTGGGAGTTTACGGGAAGAGGTTTGAAGGCGAGAACTTCTTGGAAGAAGCCTGGGACCTGGGAGACGGCTCGGGCCAGTCGACCAGGATCTTGGGTGAGAGGAGGAGCAGCAGGGACCTTCCACCGAGGCACCTCGCAACAGATGGTGGCCAAGAGGACAAGGAGATCCTTCTTTACGGAGGATGCCATTCTCTTCTCTCCACTCTTCCAGAGGCGGGCGATTTCACCAACCTCTTCGTGCATACGCACCAGTTGCTTCTCTGCGAGTTCCTTGTACAGTTCAATAAAGACAGCGATAAAGTACAGACCTACATCTGTCTTCTGGGCTGCAGATCCCACCATGAGACGTTCCTTCCTGGTGAGGCCTGGACCCTTCGTCTCCTTGCGAATCCGAGCATCTTCTTCATACGCCCAACGGATCCAGAAGAGAGCACGCTCAGTCGAACCCTCTTGCACAGCCTTGCAGAGTTCGTTCGATACGAGGTAGAGAGGAGTACTATCTCCATCGGAGGACCAGATGGTTCGTGTCGCCTTTGTCTCGGGAGCAGAGGCCACCCCCCGAAGCCAACCGGGTACCTTGGTGGTATCATCGACCTTTGGCCAAGCGACTGCTGGCTTCTTTGGACAGAGTTGGAGGAGGAAGATAGTTTCACCAATGAGGGCCTGCACATCGGGATTACTGAAGAATCCTTCTTGGGGAAGGGCAGCCACCTTGGCATCTAACTTTTTGACCACGTCGCGGAGGTACACGAGGATTCTTGGATTCCCTAGGCCGACTCTCTTGATGCAATAGTTATATGTGGAACGAATCCATATATCTAGACCGCCACTACAGATAATGTCGGCAGCGAAGTGAAGGGCCTTTGCACTAGCGGAGGGACCGGCCTCTGTGAGGGCGACCTGGTAGGCATGGAAGGCATCGGGTACGAGGTAGCCGCAACGGGTGCGGGCTCTCGTATCTTCTGGTTGGAGAATGTCAAAACTATCCGTTTGAATGGGGGCTCGATGAACAATCATTCTAACGGGTAATATACTTTGCTAACGGCGACTCTTACGTGTTTTCCTCTGACTCACACGTCTCGTCCTTCTACCGCCAAAGGTGCCACAACCGCAACGGGTCTTTCGGCTACCGCCACTCTGTGCTGCCCTCTTTTCAGTTAACCTTCCCTTTATAGTAGCTAACATCTTCGGTATTACTCCAGAAAATGTAGGTGCTACCTTTGTAATAAGATTAGACCTTACATTAAGGTCTGTTTTTTCATACAGGTCTCCAGGGATAGGCTTGTCAAGTGACTTAATAAAGTCAAGATCAGGAGAAGTGGCTAAGGTTAAAATGTAGCGTAAGACGGGGATATGTTTTTTGTCCATTTCACCTTCTAATGCAGCCATCGTCTGACCATCGTATTTCTCTTTTACATAGTCCAATAATGCCTTGCTTCTAGGCGTATCGTCCTTTTCTAGAAATTCTCTAACAAACTTTATAGAATTTTCCATCTTATCTTTACGATTCTCCTTGCCAGTTACTTCCTTGTTCATATAGTTCTTTATCTTTTGAACCTTGTTAGCTGTTTCAGGTGTAGGCTCATAGTTATTAGTATTATTACCAAAGAGGCCAGAAGGGCTTGGCTCTGCTTCTGCAGGTGCAGGAGCAGGAGCAGGAGCAGGAGCAAGCTGTTGTTCTTGTGCTGCCTTTAGAGCAGAAAGACGTGCGGAAGCGTTCGCAGCGGTTTGAGCACCAGCAGAGGGTAAGTTGGCATTTGGATCCCATGCATTATTCTCGGCTGCTGCAGCGGCTGCTGCTTGAAGCTGCGGTGCCCTCAATGCTTCAAGTCTATTGGCAGCAGATGCTGGGGCAACATAGGCTCCAGGAGTAGGGGGATTAAGAAGGGGCTGTCCAAGCACAGGAGCCGTCGCTAACGGGGCTAGAGGTGTAGGGGGTCTCAGAGCGGCACGCCCTGCTGCTAAATTAGCCAGTAATTGTTGTTGGGCAGTAGGAAGAGGTGCGGGGCTTTCACCAACAGGCTTGAGTACAGCACGCTGTGCTTCTATATTCGCTAGGAGGGCAGAACGAGCATTCGCTGGGGCTGCAAGTGCTGCGGCTTGGGCCCCTGCTTGGGCTGCTAGAGCAGGAGGCACGCCAGCGGCGGCTGCGGCTGCTTCAGCTGCTTGGGCAGCATTTGCAGAAGCAACATTGCCACCAGCTGCGAGGACAGCTGCTGCAGAACTATTCCCTGCAGAACTGCCAGAGGCGAGGGCAGCAGCATGTGCAGCTGCATTTGCAGCAGCGATAGGAGAACCACCAGCGGCAAGTACTGCATCTTGGGCAGCTCCTGCTGCCGCCGAAGAATTAGCAGCTGTGACAGCCGCTTGGGCTGCTACAGTAGCATTCCCACCAGCGGCAAGCACTGCTTGTTGAGCTGCCTGAGCAGCGGCAGCTGGTGCAGCTCTAGCTCTAAGCTTAGCCAGCCCTCCAGCTAAATTTGCCGGGCTGAGACGAAGCTGAGCAGGGCCTGCAGGGCTAGAAGCTGCGGCAGCAGAAGCTGCGGCAGCAGAAGCAGCAGCAGAAGCGGCAGAAGCAGCAGAAGCAGAAGTTCCACCAACAGCCAGAACAGCAGCATTTGCAGCTTGAGCTGCAGGCATAGGAGCAGAGGAACCTCCCTGGAGAAGGTTCAGAGCTTGTTCAAGCTCACCCATGGCAGCCCCTAACTGAGTAGCTTCCGTTGTATTCAGACGTCCTAAGCTATCTCTGATTCTATCTTTGAATGCCTCCACCCTTTTACGGATTTCTCCAAGTGTAGATGCATTTACATTAGGGTTTGCGGCTAATCCCCGTACCTTCAGAGTTAATTTCTGGGCTGTTTCTATCAGGGCTTTCACCTTGGCCGAAATAGTGGTAACAAGGGCATTAATACTTGTATTATTCAGACTTGCATATAACTGTTGCAGGGCATTTCCCTGGTTACCCCCTTGAGCAGCAGGAGCTACCGCCTGAGGGGCAGGTGCCGCCACCTGAGGGGCTGCAGGAGCAGGAGCAGGAGCAGGAGCAGTTCCATTAAATGCATTTCTCACGACAGGTTCAATACCATTAGTCATCATCTTCTGCTTTACTGCTGGAAGCGGTATACCCATCTTTAACATTTTCATGTACTTACTAAGATTTGCTGCTCCTGCTCCTGCCCCTGCTCCTGCGGCGGCGACAGGAGCCGCACCACCTAATGCAGCTAGAGCAGAAGCATCTAAAGTTCCCACCACACGATTCGGTTCAGGGCCACCAGCCTTCACCCGTCTAGCAGTTGCATTCCTTTTTGCATTGTTGAGATCTTTTTGTAGAGCATTTTTCTCAGGACCCGTTGCAGCATTAACCTTCCTCTGTAACCTAGCAATAGCTGCATTCTGTGCCGCACTTGCAAGAGCTGCCGCCATTCTATCTTAGCCTATACTTTAATCCATATCCTCCTCCAGCGACTCCTTCAGCCTCTTCACCAGGGGCACCACCGCCCTCTCCCAAGTATACTCGAGAACTTTCTTCCGTGCAGCCTCCCCGTGCTTCTTACGCAGATCCGCATCCAGGTACTTCTCCATCCCCAGGAACAGGTCATGGGCATCAATTGCGTGCACCTCGCCGCCCACAGGGGAGTAGACCGTCGGAAGGTAGTACCGATACTTCGGCTCGATCAGAACCGAGTTGTCCTCCTTGCAGAACTCCTTGAACCCACCCACATTTGGCACGACCTGCGGCACACCCACACCCATCCCCTCGAAGTTGCACAGTCCCCAGCCCTCGCCCTCCGCAGAGTTCACCCCCACATCAGCAATATTGTAAAACTTGTTAATCGCCTCATCCGTGAACGTCATGTCCTGGGACGTCAGCATCAGACGAGACATGAAACGGTCGACGCCGACGCCACGCAGCGAAAGCTCCCTGCGGAAGATGTCGAACAGCCACCACCCACCCTTATCACCCTTGTCGCAGATGCACAGCAGGCAGATATTCTGGTTAGGGTAGGCCACAATCAGCTCGACGAAGGCCATGATGAGCAGATCATATCTCTTTCTCGGCTGGTTCCTGTTCACATTCAGGAATAGGAAGGCATCCTCGGGAATCTGCAGCTCCTTCCTCACCTGGGCACGGTCGAGGGGCATGTAGGTCTCGGAATCGAAACCGTGCAGAAGAACATCAAGGGGGCGATTCACACCCTGATCCTTCAGGCACTTCTTCCAGAAGGGAGTGAAGGCGAAGATACGCTCGGCCTTCAGGTTCAGCATATCAATGAACATCTGGTTCTGACAGTTATACACCTGGTCACAGTAGATCCAGAGCTTGAACGTCTTAGGTGCACCAGACTTGTCGATCTCGGTGATGAACTTGCTGACTACGGACATGTCATTATAGATCATCACCACATCAGGGCTCAGCTTACGAATCACATCGGGCAGCACCGTGAAGCCGAACCCCTGCTCGAAGGGCCTCTCGAGAGAAGCGGCGTCAATGACGCGTACATTCGACGGGTAGGAGCGATAGCCAGGCTGAAACTGCTGCTGGGGGAACTTCTGAAAGCCGAAGTGGGTGATAGACAGCCAGGGGTTCTTGGCGAGCTCCTTGAGAATGCCCCAAGACACCTTACTGTAGCCGGTGTACTGCTGACAGTGAGTGGAGACGAGAAGGAACTTGAGCTTCTTCTGACTGCTTCCGCTTACTGTGGAAATACTTACGGAAGAAACAGGAGGAGCAGGAGCAGAAGTGTCCATTATGTGTTTCCTTTTACAGATATCCTTAGACCTTTACTCTGTGGCTCGACGCAAGACCAAGCACCCTTCTTGCCTCCCCAGACGCCCAGGCCTTCATCGAGGCCCATCCTACCATCAAACTCTTCCTGTACTCCTTGTACAAGTCCATCCTCTGCGAGAGGCCGTGCATGACTCTGGCCGCAGTAGGCCAGTCTGGAGATGTTGCAATAGGGATGAATCGTTTCAGAAAGGCCAGGTACTCTGTGGACCCTTCCTCTTCGACCACGATGGGTACAGAACCAGACTCTAAGGCCTCATACAAGCGAAAGGTCTCAAAGTTCACTCCACCAGGACACGGGACACAGAGACTTCTCTGGAGACTATCAACCACCTCCTCCTCTCCACACTTATCAGGACTATTCCATGTCTTCTGAAGCACACACTTATTTGGCTGAATACCCTTGAACGGCTGTAGCTTCATTGTTCTCCCACCATACTCGGCTCCAATGAAGGACCAGATCAGATCCTTCATGTGGCCTTGCTTCACGGAAATAGATGGACGCCAGTGATAGCCAAGGGGAATCGTCACAACCTTTGACAGAACAGTCAAGGGGATGTCCCTTCTGATATAATTACGTAGGACACCCTTGCATGTAGGCCAAGAATAGATATCAATAGGGTCCTTCCCATCTTCATCGCTGAGATGGATTAGGGTGAAGGCTGGCCATGTAGCTAGTAGCTCCTTTAACTTATCGCAATATGGACGCTGATAGAGAACAATGGGAACTTCGGTGTTTATATCGACTAACTTCTTACCGAGGAGTTCCTCTAACCACTGCTTTTCAAAGAGGGCATCGATGGTGTGAAAGACTACGGGATATGTCTTTGTTCCTGGAGTTGTTTCCGCGGGAGTTGGAGCGGGAACTGGTTCAGCAGGAGCGGGAGTGGGAGCCTTCGCTTCCATAGAAGCAGACGCCTTCGCTTCCATAAAAGCAGAAGCAGACGCATCCTCGAGAGCCTTCTTTAACGAAAACTCGCTTGACCCAGAGGCAGAAGCAGAAGCTGACGCAATCTCCTCCTGGCTAAATCTCTCCTCATTTCTCAAATCACTATCATATTCCTCCTTGCCAAAGCTATTGAAATTACTCTCGCTATACTTCGGATCAGTATCCTGGTAACATCCTGCAACAATCGGAATAGTAAAATAAATGTTCAACTCCTTATGAGAATTGCAGAGTAAATGATCTGCCGGTGCCCAGCAGCCACGTGCCTGAATCATATCACACAACTTCTTCGCACCTGACCGACGAAGGATGTAGGAATAGGCACAGAAATGAAAGTACCGAGAAGGCTCGGCACTAAACATGCTATTCTCTTTTACACGACCAATGCACTCATTCACGGGCTCAACCACGGATTTGAACCCCCCCTTATTCGGCGGTAGAATTCCTCCAAGGTACAGTACATCACAGTCCTCAGGCATTAGGCCCTTCTGATGAATATAGTTCAGCATGTCAGCAGTCTCAGGCTCAAGCACAGCATCATCCTCTAGGATCAGATACGACTGGATATCGGATTTATCGTTCACCAGCTTCATCCAGAGAGAGATATGACTCAGGGCACATGCAACTACACCCTTACTCCAATTAATACTCTTGCAGGAAGAAAACATCTTGACGATATCAGGTGTTAGGCGGAGCTTCCTCCCATCGATCGCAGGGAAACGAATTGCCTTATCAGAGAAGTTTCCTCTCGTCATACGGTCTGGGCGACGGTCCAAGTTTATTACCCATGTGCTATCAACACCCATTGCAATAGGATCATTCACAACGAAGAAGCCACGGTGTACGTAGAGGGATAGGCCCTTCAGAAAGGTGTGTCTGAGACTCGTGTGACAGTATACATCGCCCAGGGGGTGCCGAGCTATACCATGTCTCATCGAAAGGACAGATAGAATGCTCTGGTCATGACGATGACCCATGGGCTTGTTCGCTGCATCGACACCGGTCCACTTCTCGCCCACGATGATTTTTGGATTCTGCCCCAGGACCCATGCCTCATTAAAGAGACGGGTGGCAGTAGGATGTCCTGCAAGAAAGGCCATGGAACCTGCCCAAATCTGTTGACTATTCAGTTCAGCCTCAGTCAGCTTCATTTCCTCAACGAAGGACTTACTGCACATGTGACGATTGTCATGATTTACATCCTCGAGGACACAGATACCCTCCTCTTTCACACGGCGGAGCCACTTACTCGCCCATCTACAAAAGTACGCTCCCGTATCAAGGTATACTATAGGAAACCCAGCTTCCACAGAATCGCACGTCTCCTTGAGTACCCACAGTTTCCATAAGAAATGCTGAGGATTCCAACAGTCAGGGAAGTAAGAGATCTGGGGGAGGGAGAAGAGTTTGACAAAGGGGAAGGCTGTACGAATAGATTCCTTCTGAGCAGCAGAGACGTCAAAGAGATAGATATGGACTTGAATATTTGTTGACACGGCTTTCTGGGCAGCAATAGGGGGGAGCCAGTACTTTAACAGGGTGTCGACGAATCGACCATTGCACCCAGTGACGAAGACACTATTTCCGAGGTTTGACTTTACCTCGGACTTCATCGCGGACACGGACTTTACCTCGGACACGGCAACCTCTGAATTCGCCTCGGTCGAGGCCGAGGCAACCACGGACTTGCCCTGTGCACACTCTAAGATAGCTGCAGCCACCTTCTCTAACAGAGTAAACAGGGGCTTCTTGTCACGAATCAGCGGAGTATTCGCCATTTTCAACCAAAGCTCATCGTCCTCATCGACCCGACGAACCTCAGCGATGAGCTCAGCATCCGACTTTCCTCTAGCATCAATTACACCCTCCATAGTGAAGTCAAGCTCCACATCGGGAGCACCCCAATAAATGGGTACACATCCCGCCGCCTTCGCATGAAACAGTTTCTCTGTAACATATCCTGGGGAAGCCGCATTCTCGTACGCAATGCAGAACTTGTACTGGCGTAAGAACTCCACCTTCCTGGCCTCTCCCCCGCCTCCACCAAGTCCAGCGAACAGTTCTGAGCCCACCGTGTTATAGAGCTTTCCTGCAGAATCGACCTCCTTGTACTCGCAGAGTGTGCGAAAGGCACGATTGCGGATAGGCTGGCACGGATTAGACACGATAAAGGCACAGAACTTGTTCCGAGGAACAATCGGCGGAGGATCTATAGGGACAGGAATAGGATTCTGGATTTTCGCAGGGTCAGCACTAAACCAATCAATCTCGAGCATCCAGAGAGGAAGGCGGATGTAGCCCTCGGCCTCGCGTCTGAATCCCAGATTTAACACCGCTCCCGCAACAGGCCCCGTGTTCTCCCCCGTAAAATGAATCTTCGGGCAACTGTACGACTTCCAGCTGTCACCAAAGGGTCCAAAGATGAGTATATCGGGCGTCTCAGGCAGTTCAGATACTTCCACAGTATACGTGGGAAAGGTGGTCTGTAAGAGAAGAGTAAAGAAGTTATACTGCGGATTAAACTTCTCCCACATATCGGAAAAGCCGATACGTATCTTCTGTTTCGACACAGGTGTCACCACCGCACTCGCCATTTCTGCATGACATGCCTCCTTCCACCGCATCCGAAGAGATTCATTCAGGATGCCAAAGCGATGCAGAATACTCTTTCTCAGATGAAAGAGTTCCGTCTGACTGATCCATCCCCTCATCAGCCCCTTCGCTGCGTCAACACCTGCCAGAATATCATTGTTCGGGTAATACCCTTTTACTGCATATGGAAGTTCCTTCAGCAGTACCGAGTTGTGGACAACCGGTATACCACACCAGAGGGCATCGAGGATATAGGGACGAATATTCATGAACCTCGAATGGGCAAATAAGATTGTATTCTGCATGGATGGAATCTCAACAATCCTCTGACGACCCACGAAGGCAGACTCTATCGTCAGATCTCCTGTAACATTCGCCCAGACATTCTTCTGGAAGTACTCGGACTCCTTTAACACATCAGTATTGTGGATCAGGAGACGAGTACCCTGGACCTTGGTCTCGCGGTAAATGCAAATGGGTATCACGCAGCTGGAGGATGACGATGTATTCGTCTCGCAAATATGTACCGTAAAGGGCTTTCCCTCCTCATAGGACTGTAGCCAGATGGGAAGAGGTTTCTCCTTGCGATAGGCCTCAATAGCGATAGCAGACCACAGGAAGGGTAGGGCACGTACCGGCTTACGAGTAATGAGTTCCAGGTACTGAATATCATCTGCAGTTGCTAATTCCTCCTGTACCCACGTCTCGGCAATGCCTACCAAGTCCCTCTTTGGCAGAGGATAGGGGACAACACATGCTTCCATGTCATGGAACAGGGGAGCCTTACGGCAAATCCAGATGCAGGGGGCCAACCCTCTAAGCAGAGGACACAGCGTCACCTCAAGAATACGGTCAAACTGGCCGGCCACCACGTCGGTATGCCGTACACACGGCCAGGATGACCGTAAAGAGGTAATATCCTCCCACCATGTCTCCTCTCCAGTGTGGATAAAGCTACATGTGTCACCTAGATAAGAAAAGAGTTCTGCCAGAGCCAAAGATGTCTGGGAACTTCCACTACTGAACACCGAGTGCTGAAAGAACACGGTGATTCCTATCTTCATCTTATCTCTCGTAGATTGCTTACCCCCCTGTTTAGACGTACCTGGCTCCCGCAAAGTCCATCTGCCTTCGATCCGGGTCCTGTCAAGTATATTCTCGGCCAACGGCCTTGAGGTAGTCCATCCATTCCCTTATGACAGGCCAAGCAGTTTAGCCCATCCTCTCTGCACGTCAGGATTGTACGGAGAATGTCTCCACGTCAGTGCCTTCGCATGTGACTTGAATGTCTCTACATTCAGAGGCTCAGACAACATCCCCTCTAACACCTTCACACCCGCCGCAATATCAGAGTTGGGGTAATAGTATCCGTAGACCGACCAATCGCTGGCGTTGTGCAGGACGGGGTAACCACAATGAAAGTACTCGAGTACCATATAGTTGTATTCATTGTTCACCTGATGACAGATAGGTATCGCAGAGGGATAGGTGGTCATGAGATCAATGATACTTACCCTTCCTTCGAAGACAATTCGCTTGTCCCTCACCAGGTCAAACGAGTCTGCGAGAGAATTCATAAAGAAGGGAAGGACCTCAAGACGATTTCCATTTACGAGAACTATCTTCCCCTTCCAGGAAGGATTCTTCCTGTACCACGCCTCCAAGATACACAGGGGTACGAGAGATGTTTTCTGGAAGCTGATGTTTGGCTCGATCAGAAGGAAGATCTCTTCTCCTTTTACAGGAGCTGACCATTGAAAGGAACGTGAGCCGCCGGCAGTAAGAATACAGGGATCCCAGACGTAGGGGGCTATACATTTAGCATCTTTATCCAAAACCCTATTTATTGATCTCGCATAGTGCAAGTGTTGGGCGTAGTGGGGTGACACCCAGACATCATCAATATCTCCAATATAATGATGCACAAAATACATGCCAGGGTAGCACAGGGGGCTCTCGATATCAATATTCAAGATGTTACCGAGATATAGCTTGTAAATACGACTCCCACCCATACGTAAATACTGTTTTACAACGACGTCGATGCTCATGGCGATTTCAATGTAGACATCAACCCGAATGGCCGCAGTGACAAAGGACTCGATGGTAAGAAGTGTAACATCTGTCATATACACTGGGACAGATGCAGGCATTTCCTGTACTAGGAGGATGGGTATGTACCCCATTGATTGAAACATGCGATAGAGAATGTACACGTTTTGCATGAGACCATTGTTGAACATCGTGCTCATATTAATTGTAGAACTGCCGATCATTACCACAGATCTCTTTGCAGGGTGAAAGGGTGTTACTGATGTATTGCTTTCAGTATACTCAGTCATACCTGGTAACTTCTCCGGAATTGCCGTCATTACTACATATCCTTTCACACCTCCTTTAACCAACTGTATATCTATACAGCCGTACCTTCCAAACTACTTACACGGGCGTCGATACTCTTGACGGTTGTTTGCAGGGCAGCCACTGATGCCTGGAGTGAACTCACTAGACTCTGTAGACTTGTTACAGCAGCCTGTAGGGCTACTATGTTTGTCTGCATCGTCTGTTGTACTCCCTGACCTGAGATATTGGTCTGTACGTTTTGCAGCGGAACGATATTTGCAACAAAGGGTGAGCGAGTGTTTTGCATGTACTTTATACAAAGATGTTTACTTGAGACAGAGATACGCAGTTGACTTCTTCCCTCTTCAGGCCAAGGGCCAGGGGGCCAAAGACAAAACAAAAACATACACACCCAGTAAATGAGTTCGCTCATCCAGGTATCGAACTCAAATGCTATCGTCTATATATCCTCAACACCATTCTTCGGACAGCTTGTCACAGTTCGTGATATAAGCGGTAAACGATCATTGAGTAATACAATAACAGTAAGTACGGTCGGCATCAACTTTGCCGACGGGACCTTTGCAAAAACGATTGATACACCCTATGCGACGATCACCGTCGACTCTTCTGCAAAGGTGGTTCATCAATTCCCTTTTACATACTCTGCACCACAGGATGCCCAAGGTCTGACTACGGAGTCTTATCTCACTGTTACAGGGCCTACCCGTATTTATGACTCCCTATTTACCTATACTTCCATATCAAGCTTCGGAAACATTGAAGCGAATGCAATCTATGTGGGCGATACAGTGAATTCGATTGCCACCCGCTCGACCCTAGTTTCGACGGTTGACGGGCTCGGCCACTTTTATACAAGCAGTATTTTAATTCCTATCGATAGTCTACAGTCAAACGGGTATATCATACGATCGAACCTTATATCGACTGTTGATAACCTTGGAAAATACTACATCTCTGTTGCCACCCTCCAGTCCACGATAGACGGCCTCGCTACATATAAGTATGTCTCTACTGTAAGTCTTGCCTCTACAGTACAGTCTCTCTCCACATCTTACATTGTGAACTCAAATCTAGCGTCAACGATTGACGGTCTAGGTAGCTTCTGCTATGTGTCGAAAGCCGACTTTCTCTCTACTGCCGCTGACTTTCGTGGAGGATACATTCGTGATTCTAGTTATCAGTCCACTATCGCAGGCTTAGCAGCAACAAAATATATATGCACGAGTCAATTAGGATCAACAATCGATGGTCTTGGCTTAACCTATATCTCCAGTGGATCGCTTATTTCTACAACACTCGGCCTAATGAACTCGCACCTACCTGGATTCTCAACTCTCTATGTATCAAGTACTCAAGGTGTAGGACAGACCTATATCTCTTCTGCCTGCCTCGTATCAACCGTTGTCGGTCTAACAGCATGGAATGCCTCGAATCTCAAGTCGACAGTCGATGGTCTAGGCACATCACGCTATGTTTCTACTTCTGAACTCACGTCGACTATTGCAGGGCTGGGTCAGATTTATATTTCTACCACAGTCCTCTATTCCACGGTAGGAGGCCTCTTCAATTCTAACTATACACAGTCCTTCATCTCTACTGTGAATACTCTCGGCTACGGTTCAAATGGCTACTTGTCGACGACCACTATGATTCCTACAGCTTCATCGATTATTGGCTACGAGGCGGTACAGATGAGATCGACGGTCGCTGGTGCAGGTACCCCCTATCTGTCAACCACCCAGCTCTTCTCCACCGTAGGAGGACTGTGTAATATCTATGCTACAATTCCTGTGTTCCTATCTACCTTTGACGGCGAATCATACTACAATACATCAAATGTGGTCTCAACCGTTCAAGGGCTAGGGAGCCTGAAAGATCCATACATATCTACAACCCAACTCTTTTCTACAGTGAGCAACGTACTGGTTATTGATAGCAATCTATTTTTCCAGACGATGACGAATCTTGCATCGGCATCATACTTTTCCACGGCATCTCTCTTCTCTACCGTCCAAGGGCTCTGTAACATCTATGCTACTCCATTCAATCTTATTTCCACGGTCGCAGGAATCGCCGATTTTGACACAGCGGTTCTGGTATCAACGGTCTGTGGACTGGGTTCTACTACAACATACGTGTCTAGCACCCAACTCTTTTCCACAGTGAGCAATGTTACAGTGATTGATGATCTCCTCTTCTACCAAACGATAAACACACTTGGTTCAGCACCCTATTCATATGTTTCTACAACTTCATTATTCTCTACTGTAGAGGGACTCAGTGACATATATATCGTTGGTTCAAATCTCACGTCAAGTGTTGGTACGATCGCAGCCTTTAACTCAGATAGCCTCGTATCGACAATGGTTGGAATGGGAAACAGTTCCTATATATCAACACCTCAACTCCTATCCACTGTTTCAAATGTAATGGACGCAGATCAATTATATTATTCCATTGTTCTTCCTAGCCTGGGCTCACCCCCCTTTAACTATATTTCCACAGTATCCTTATCATCTACCATAGTAGGCTTGAACGCTGCAACAACCTCTAACGGATTTAACTATATTATGACATTTAACTATGTCATGGGAAAACATGTTGCGTCAACCATTGCCCAGGTAAAACTTGATTTTGATACTAGTCTCTTATCGACCAATAGAGGCCTCAGATATATTGGACAACCCCCAGACCTGGGCGGACCACCTGTCCTAGGAAGTGAACAAAGTTTATTCTGGGCCTATGAATTTATGTCATCGATCGTGGCTATAAATGCCATTGATGCAAATCTCTATTACACGACTACGAATAAGCTAGGAAACATTTATGTGAGCACCCAATCACTTAATTCAACTGTAGATGGACTTATTGCATTCAGCTTTTTAACCGTCAACAATGAGGTTGCCCAACTTGCCTCGACAATGACTGGTCTCAAGGCATCGAATGCCACCGTTGTTGGAAACTACATGAATTATTTAGTGAGTGGTGGTATTATTCTAAATACTGATTTCATTGCCACGGTATCGAGCGTAAAGGGATCGAATACTGCATATCATGTCAATCTTGTCAATACTCTGGGATCATCTCCATATTCATACATCTCTACCCCCTCCCTTGTCTCCACCGTCCAAGGACTAGCTAGTCTATATGCTACAGTCTCTGCCACAGCCTCGACCGTATCGAATCTTTCCAATTATAATGCATCAACTCTCGTCTCAAGCGTCTGCGGCCTGGGGAATAGTTCTTATGTGTCTAGTACCCAACTCTTTTCCGCGGTATCGACGGTCTCTGGCCTGAATCTTGCGGCCACCTCGTCTACCATTGTAGGGCTGGGTTCCTCACGATATATTTCGACTGCATCTATGGCTTCCACGATTCAAGGTATAGCCAATACCTATATTTCTTCCCCAGCACTCGTCTCGAATGTATCAACATACCTTGGTTCTCAACGATACACCAATGATCAGCTAACGTCTAGTATAGCCAACCTGGGTACAAAGGGATATGTGTCTACCGCGTCGATGCTCTCAACTGTCGCTGGCCTCGGATCTTTCTATATCTCGACCCCTCAGCTCGTATCAACCGTCGTCGGTTTACCGAATACTTATATGAATACAACGACTATTCCTGCAACTACAGCATCCATACTAGCCGTCTTGCTTGTATCAACACTTGTCTCTACAACGGTCGGTCTCGGTAGTCTAGGCTATATCTCTAGTCAAGATAATCCTGATAATTACACCGTCATTTCAAAGGAATCTGCAATACTTAAGGCGGCAACTGCACAGTTCATTGCTTCTCTCGGCAGTACTCCTGCCACAGCCTATTCCAATTTTACGATTCCCAAGGCGAGTTCTACTACTCTCTTTCTCTATCAGTCCAATGCGATTGTCCCTTCGTCGAATATTACCGTGCTCGGCGATGGAATTCAAACTGCAGATATCTACTGTACGCAAAGAATTACAGCGTCAACTGACTTTCGGGCAAAGGCCTTCTATTGTGATGGAACCAAGTTAAATACTAGCTCAGACAGACGCTTGAAGTTCGATATTGTTCCACTGTCGAATGCACTACCCTCTTTAACAGATATTAAGGGAACATCCTACAGACTTATTGATGACCCAGAGAGAAAGTTGCTTGGCTTTCTTGCTCAGGATGTGGAACTCGTGTACCCTGAACTCGTGTTTCAGTATACTGAACACAAGAGTATAAAATACGATTCCATTGGTGTCATTCTTCTGGAAGCAATCAAGGAGTTAAATTGCGAGTGTGATGAAATGCTTGCAAGTCTTTCGGCTCCCTATAATAAAGGAGTATGACCACCTACGCCTCATTCCTACTAAGTAATCTCACTCTTACTCCTGCCCTATATTCCTCCACGATTACTCTACGTGTACCTTTGACGGCGACTTCTGCATTGCTTTCAACCATACCCGGTACAAGCTTTATTGATGGTACAACAAGTATTAGTACCACAGGATATGTAACAGTCTGTTTGAATTCTAATGATCCCGCATTCTGGAATATTCAGGATACCTTTCCTTATTCAAATTATGCAGATCTCGAGAGGTTGACAACCTCTGCACTTGGAGTTCGATCGACCATGTATGTAGGAGGACATCTCGATATTACTGGTTATGTGTCAACGTTCAGTACGATGTATACCAACTGTAATTATACCGAGAAAGGAAAAATCATTCCCACGAGAAACTTACTCATATCAACTGTCAATGGCTTGGCTTCCTTTGGGTATATCTCTTCTGGACCCTACGCCACTGTCTCTACGATGGCTGGTCTTGGATCTATCTGTACAGCCACGACCTACATCTCCACAGGTGGTCTAGCCTCGACCGTGAATGGCCTAGGACCTCTCTACGTATCCTATGCCTCTCTTACATCTACTATTTCGGGATTTACGACATTTATTCGCATGAGTAATCTAACCTCCACCGTCAATGGACTCGGATCTTTCTATATATCAACTCCAGGAGTTATATCAACTATTGGGGGCATATCAACACTATATACTCCATTTAGCTCGAACATCTCTACCGTATCTTCTCTCATTGCCATGGAAGGGCTTTCTCTCGCATCGACTGTTAGCAGTCTCGGTGCATTTTACATTTCTACTCCAGCACTCACGTCTACCGTGAATGGGCTAGGCAACTTCTATTTTTCTTCCGCCTATGCGAATTCCTTTATTAGCTCAGCAGATTACACATATTCCCGAGATCTACTCTCCACCATGTATGCCAGGCTAGGTTCTGGCCAGAATGGCTATATGTCGACGCCTCAACTCTTCTCGAGTGTAACAGGCATTCAACTCTACACTCCCCAACCTCTGGCATCCAATGTACGGGCATTGGGATATGTCTCGACGCTCGATCTCTTCTCGACGATCACAGGCCTGAGTCCTCTCTTTGTCTCATCGTTGACCCTGCAAAGTACGGTCGATTCTCTTCAGTTAAAGGGAGGGTCTCTTTTGACATCAACCTATAACGGCTTAGGAACGGCGGGCTACATTTCCATGCCCAGCGTTGTATCGACGGTAACCTCTCTGTCTAATCTGTATTCCTCAAATCTGACATCTACGTATGTCAATATAGGGCGTGTCTATATGTCGACGGGACAAATTGTGTCTACTGTTCAGGGGTTGGGTTCACCGAAATATATTTCCACTGCATCTCTCACGAGTACGAGTCTTGGATATATAAACTATGTGCTCCTCAATATTGTGAAACAGGCTGGGCAGAACTATGTAAGCACATCTGGTTTCGTATCGACGACGACGGGCCTTCTGGGCACCTTCTGCAATCAACTCACCTCGACCGTGAATGGGCTGGGTATAAAATATATGTCGACGGGCCATTTTACATCCACGGTGGCTGGCTTGGCCACCCCTAACTACGTCTCTATTGGATCCCTGGTAAGCAGTTCCATCCAGTATTCCAATTATGAGAATCTACAGTTACAGGCAATGGTAAATACTCCAAGTAATTATGTAAGCACCATAGGCCTTGTATCGACAACCACAGGCCTTATAGGTACTTTCTCGAATAAGCTCATTTCGACAGTAACGGGCATAGGTCTAGTGAGAAATGGACGTGGTGCAGTAACAACGGGCCAGCTTGCCTCGACAGTCAATGGCCTGGGAACGTCTACATATATCTCTATTGCATCTCTCGTTAGTTCATCCCTATACTATGTCAACTATGAAAATATTGAATTGCAGAAATTCGTAAAGACTTCTGGTAGTAATGTGTATACTGGCTATATAAGTACTACAGGTATTGTAAAATTTACTACAGGATTCTTAAATGAGTATATTGGCTTTTTTATGTCTACACTCTATGGATTAAAAGATACATCATATATTTCTACTCCTCAGCTTTTTTCGACAGTAAACGGACTTTCTTCACCAACCTATATTTCGACTCCACATCTAACGAGTACTACATTTGGATACAGTAATATTGGTAAACGGCAGCTCATCGATATGATCACCAATATTGGACAAACCTATATCAGTCGTGGTGGTCTGATGTCTACAACCACAGGCTTACTTGCTGATTATAGCAATTGCTTTCTTTCTACAATTGATGGACTCGGCACCACTTCCTATATTTCTACAGGCGATCTTGTCAGTACAGTTCTGGGCGTTGAGGTACCCCCTATTCCCTTACCCACATTTATTGCGATTCTTTCTAACCTGGTAAGCGATAATTATTCCCAGCTTTCGGGCCAACTTACTGTGAACTCGAATATGATTATAGCTACGTATTTTCCTGCTTCAGGCTATGCGAGTACAACGTCTGGATATCTCTCCAATTTCAGCACTGGTCTTACCTCAACGGCGGTTGGCCTGGGAACATCTGGCTTTCTTTCTTCAGCCCAGATTGTCTCGACGGTGAATGGCCTAGCCTTCGTCTCTTACATCTCTACCGCATCTCTCTTGAGTACAACGGCGGGGCTCCAAGCAAACCAGCTAAGACAACTCCAGGGATTTGTCAGTACTCCGCAGGTATACATTAGTACACCAACTCTTGCCTCAACTAGTACAGGTATGCTAAGCAATTTCGGCGTCCAGCTGATCTCTACCACGGCTGGCCTAGGATCCACCTACATCTCTACTCCCTATCTTGTTTCGACGGTCCAGGGACTAGGTCTATGCAATGTATCTACTGGATCAATGGCCAGTACGATAACCTCTCTTACCGCATCCTACGCACTTTCGTCGATCACACTGTTCGAGAACAACCTTAGTAATTATATTAGCACGTCTGGTCTCGTATCCACTGTTGTTGGTCTATCCAATATATACGCTTCTGGATCTAATCTACAATCTACGTTCGCAGGCCTCAGTAATATAGGATATATCACATCGAACAATGTGGCTTCAACCATAACAGGATTAAGTATACAGCAGAGCAATGCACTCCCCCTTCTTACATCAACGGTGGCAGGACTTGGTCAGATCTATTTTTCTACTCTCACTCAACCTCTTGCTGATTCACCCGCCTTATGTAATGCTGTAGCTTATTTTGGGGGAGGATATATTAATACTCTTGCTGCAGTTCCTAATGGATACGTCTATAGCGATTCTGATACAATTCTAAAGACAACAAACTTTTATGAAACTGCAAAGCTATCCTACTCTGGCCAAGCGATAACTGTTACCAATACAATTTTTGCAAATATAGTTCGTAGCATAGGCTTTAGTGCAACAATTGGAAGTGGTCAATATTTTACCATTAGTTCAGACAGTAACTTGAAACAAGATATTGTACCGCTCTCTCCTTCGGAGTCACTTGATCAAGTGATGTCGATGCGTGGAGTATCGTATAAGATGATTGGTGACTCCACCCCATATATAGGATGTATTGCTCAAGAAGTCGAGGAAGTCTTTCCTGAAGTAATCACGACCCATACAGGCGAGAGTAATTTGAAAGCCATGAAATATGAATTTCTTCTTGCCCCGCTAGTAGAATCAGTAAAAGAATTGTCCCATATTCATAGCACGCTTAAGTATTTTGTTCGAAAAAATCAAGGGAACATACAATAGTATGGCTACACACCTGATCGACACGACAGGGTGTAATAGTGATTATGTCGTAAGTCTTTCTATACCCCATACCACAGGAACATTTTTAACCGTTCTCACCATACAGGATAGTGGATTAAATGCTTCCTTTTTTGCATCAAACTCCATCGTCATATCGACAACATCCGGCTATTCCTTTTACGGTGGTGGAAACTCTGAATATATCCGACGCTCAGGGGATTCTCTCACCTTTGCCTCGATGACTTCGAACTGGGTCCTCATCAATACCTACGCCTATTCAGCCGCAGGGTATGCCTTTCTTTCTACGGTGTCTACGACGAACTTCTTTGGCGTAGGGGCTGCTTCTCTTAGCACAGTTATTATTCAAGGTATTCTTTCCAATACTGGCCCTACCGATGAGCAGAATATACCTAGTGTTAAGGGTATCCCTGTTACAAGTCAAAGTAATCTCTTCTCTACGGTGGTAGGTCTGGGTTCTCTGGGGTATTTCAGTTCTATACCTGCAATGATGTCCACATTTACCTCGACAGTGGAGGGGCTGAGTGGATATTCTATTGGATATATTTCGTCGACCCAGTTTCGATCGACAGTTGCTGGTCTCGGGCCCACCTATGTATCAACAGGTGCACTTACGTCGACCATGGCTGGGCTAGGCTTACTCTATGTGTCGAGTAAGAGTTTGGTCTCCACTGTTGCTGGCATGGGCACGGCGGGCTACATCTCTGCTACCCAGATTGTTTCTACTGTCCAAGGGCTTGGAACCTTTGGCTATATATCCACACCCCAGGTGGTCTCTACAGTGAATTGGGCAATGTCAGTTACAGCGTCAAATAATGCATCGACCTTCATTAATCTGGGACTTCTGTATATCTCTACCCCCTCGCTCGTATCTACGGTAATTGGAGCATCAAATTACTATATTAATTCCAACCACTTTACATCGAGTATCTATGGAGTTACTGCCTATTTTAGTATACCCATAGTCTCCACTGTTGCGGGACTTGGATCGGCTGGATATATTTCGACCTATTCTCTGTACTCCACGGTTGGAGGGGTTATCGCCGATAATCAATCGAACGTGTCATATACGATCAGTAGCCTTGGATTACTATATGTTTCTTCTCTCTCTCTTCAATCCACCGTGGCAGGGCTAGGATTAGGGTTTGTTTCCCTTCCACACCTTACGTCGACCACAGCAGGTGCCCTCGAGCGATCGCAGAGTAATATGAATAGCACGGTAGCGGGTCTGGGCCAAACGTATACCTCTACACTTCAGTTCTTCTCTACGGCGGTAGGCTTATCTAATGTGGCAGCGGTGGCGTTGCCCTCTACTCTTGATGGACTCGGTATAACCTATATCTCATCACTCACTCTCCAGTCGACAGTGGGTGGACTTGGGCAGATCTACGTGTCTATCGATCAATTGATATCGACATCATCGAACGTCTTGGCTGGTATCGCTGTTTCACTGCCGTCTACTCTTGATGGCCTCGGATCGGTTGGCTACATCTCCTTTGCACAAACCATATCGACGGTGAGTACTATTGCCACATTTAATCAATCGACCCTGATTTCCACTGTAAACGGTCTGGGGCAACCCTATGTCTCCACTCTCACCCTGCAATCAACGGTTGCGGGTCTGGGGCAGTTATATATTTCTCTTGATCAACTGACCTCGACTACGTCGAATGTACTTTCTCTAGGAAAGAGTTATGTGCAGTCGACCTTTGCCGGCCTTGGTACAGCTGGATTTATTTCTTACCCCCAGACACTGTCGACCGTTATCGGATTCTGTAATCTAAATCGGTCGAATCTGATCTCGACGGTGGATACCATTGGTCCTCTCTATATCTCTTCTCTCAGCCTCCAATCGACGGTGGCGGGTCTGGGAACCTTTGGCTATGTCTCTCTCTCCCAGCTGACCTCGACCACCTATAGCATTACCAAGCTAGCCTCTGACTATATTCTATCGACCTTCTTGGGTATGAGTAATGTGGGATATGTATCTATCTCTGAACTCAGCTCTACCTTGACTGGGCTCAGAGAGATGGATGTCCGTGATTTCATCTCTGCAGTGAATAGTTTTGGTCAGACGTATATCTCTTCGCTCAGCCTGCAATCAACGGTGGCTGGTCTGGGAACCTTTGGCTATGTTTCGACAACATGGATTGCCTCGACCACAGATGGTCTTACCTTGGCCCAGTCGAATACGATTTTTGCTAATGTTGCTGGCCTGGGGAGTAAGACCTTTATTTCTACTTCACAGCTAGTATCTACTGTTGCGGGCATTCACTCGAACACTGATGTTACTGACACGTCGACAGTGAAAACCTTTGGCAGAAACTATATTTCGAGTCTATCGCTCCAGTCGACAGTTACAGGTCTGGGGACGATGAACTTCGTCACCCCTGCTCAGGCGACTGCTGCATCTGATCTAGTACACGACGATCGCTTTATCGTAAATCCCACTCTTGATCCAACAGGATTTTCTAATCTCGATGATAAGGTGAGTAGGCTTGTTGTGGGTAAATTCCTGACCATACCCCAGGCGTTGTCGACGACCTCTAACTTTAACGTAACCTATAGGTTGAACCTTGTTTCGACGGTGAATACCCTTGACTCGTTTTATATTAAAACAGGCCTTACGTCAACTGTTGTTGGCTTAGGAACGTATGGATATTTATCGGTTCCTGATATGATCTCTACAGTGTCGACCATGATAGGAGGATCGTCAAATGCTATCCAATCGACCTTTACGGGACTGGCAACGGCTGGATATATCTCTATGTCTCAACTGGCCTCAACGACTGAGGGAGTATTTTCCAATGCTCCCTTCTTCGGTTCAACGGTGGCTGGCCTTGGTTCACTGTATATCTCTTCTCTCTCCCTCCAATCGACCGTAGGAGGTCTCAGTAATTATTATGTGACCACGAGTCAACTCGTTTCTACCACCCTTGGTCTATCGAATCCGACGAGCATCCCACCCTCGATGTTCAGTTCGGTCGCTGGCCTGGGGGGGACCTATGTTTCTTCTCTTTCTCTTCAATCGACGGTGGCTGGCCTAGGGGCGACGTATGTGTATAAACCTAATCTTATTTCTACTGTGACAGGTCTAGGTAGCTACGGATACCTTTCTACTCCGTATCTGGTATCAACGTTCGTCGGATATTCTAATCCAATGCCACAGATTATCAGCACTACTGCTGGATTAGGCAACTACTATATCAGCACTCCAACAGGAACTATTATCTTTCCTGATCAATACAGAACGCAGACAAAGTATATGGGGAAGTCAGTTACTGCAATTGCTTATTCGCCATCATACTTATTTTTTGCTGATGCAACAACTATTTACAAGTCTGCCTATTCTCCTATAACAGCCACTGTATTTGCGTCGCTTGCCAATGTAACTGATATGGTGTGTGATAGTACATATGTATATGTCTCGTATGGAAATAAGATTGTCTCTTATGTAATTTCTTCAGGCTCGGGTCCTACTGATATCGCAAACTCGGGCAATACTGCGGGATTTGCGAATTCTTCAGATTCGAATGTTGCATCCTCTGTGGGCAACGTTAGTTTTCGGTCGATTCAAGGAATGTGCATTGATAAAGGGTATTCGAATCTATATGTCTGCGATACGGGAAACAATCTCATTCGTCGTGTGCAACTGAGCCCTCTGAGCGTAACAACGATTGCCACGGTAAGCCAACCCTTCTCGATTATTGTTGATCCTCCCAGTCAATATATCTACGTGTCAGGTGCTGCAGGGATAACAAAGATATCTTTGTTCCAGTCGAACGGTACTCTCCTTACCACACAGGGAGCGTATTCTCAAGGTATGTGCATTGATCAGTCTGGTACTCTCGCCTATGTTACGTCTCAGCTATACAGTTATGTGATCGAAGTGAATCTATCGAATGGAATAGTAAATACTATAGGAGGAACGTCAGGCAATCCAGGCTTACTTGATGGAACAACGTCTCTCTTTTACTCTCCACAGGGTATAACATACAACCCTGGAGATACCTGTATATATGTTGCTGATACTGGAAATATGGCAATTCGTCAAATTGCGAGTAAGATTTATTATTCTACCATCCAGGGAATGCTTTCTAGGGGCTATTCTTCAAATGTTTTGATGAAGGTTCCTTCTGGGGGTACCTCGGGCCAATTTATTACAGCATCCTCTCTTCAACTCTGGCTCGATGCAGCTGATCCGTATGCAACTGGAACTGCTCCAGCAAACGGGACGCTCCTGACCATATGGAATGATAAATCGGGTAATTCGAATCATGCGATACCAGTGAATACTCCCTTATACTCTAATGGATATATTCAACTTCTTCCAAATTCCTATTTTGTGTCTCCCTATGTTATGAATTCTAGCCAACATCACATCTTTATTGTGTGCCAGTATCAAACAAGTGGCACCTTTCAGATTAATCTTCTTTCAGGCATGTCAAATGATTGCATCCAAGTGTATATTTATAATAATACTCTTGTGCTGGGGTCTCCCTACAGTAGCCAGAACCGTGCAACAGTAAGTCCTTCTATTCCCTTTGTTGTAGAAATAAAAACAACTGCATCGAATTCAACCATATCTATAAATAATGGGACTGCTGTTACAGGTGGAGGATATCCGTATGGAATATCTCGGACCCAGATTGGAGGCAGTACAGTAAGTATGTATGTATGTGAAGTGTTGATGTATAATAAAATCATGTCAGGGTTGACTGTTTATTCGCGATTAAATACAAAATGGATATCACCTGCAACTGGTGTTTCTGGTACGGTTACTGCAGTGAATGCCTCAAATGCTATAATAACTACATCAAATGCTGCCCTAGTTACTAATAATGCAGCCAACGCAACTTTAGTAAGGCAGACAGGAATTACTCTTTGGTTGGATGGTGCAGATCCGAATGGAACAGGTGTACTCCCAGCAGTCGGTTCAGCGATTACAACCTGGGTAGATAAGTCTGGATATGGAAACAATGCTCTAGGTTCAGGTTTTGTATCATCCAATGGAATCATCTTTAATGGGGCTGATTTTTTTAATACCCCTGTTGCAACGAATATTTTAAATACATACATCTATATAGTATTTTCAAATTCACGTCTTGCTTCAACTACACCTCTTATAGGTGTATCAGAAGGATTTAATGTTGGCTATGAACTTCTCTTAACTCAGGATAAACCCACTATGCAAATGTCATATTATCCTGCGTCTGGAACAACATATTTTACTACAAATGTTTTGCCGTATCCTTTTGCGGACCAACAATTTTTTAGATTAGCCAGGGGTCTACGCATTATTAATGTGCCAGCAACTTCAACATGGCCTAAACCTGGATTAAAACTTTTCGTAACTGATTTCGGTCAACCTTGTTATTATGCCTACAATATTGAAAATCCAATTGGAAACCCATATATATTTTATGAAAATAGTACCTTTAATCCACGATTCGGTATTACCTTAACACTTCCACAAAATATAATTGGTTTACCATTAGGTTATGTTGTGCAAACCGATACATCTCAGGAATATCTTATAGTTGCAAATTATACTAGTAATACTAAATCTCATGTTTCTATTCAGATTCGAAGTTATGCGTATGGTATTACAGCTGGTCCTTCAGATTTAGATACTTTTGTTTTTCTGGTTGCAAGATTTGGTGGTTCAGGAAATTATATAACAACTGTTACTATGACTAGAGACTCAAGTTCAACATATTATACCGACTTTTCTAGTTCCTACTGTCAAAATGTTGAAAATGACCCTGACAAAAATTTAAATGGTTCCGAACACATTGTATATAATCCTGTTACAGGATATTATTATTATACTAACACATATACTATATGGGAAATGCACAGTCTATTGACCAGTGATACGCATACTAAAATTGCAGGGAATGGTACAGCCGGTTTTGCAAATGGCGGTGGAACGAATGCAATATTTAATTATGCATCAGGTATAACAGTTGATTTAGATGGAAACCTTTATGTAGCTGATAGATTGAATGGTAGGATAAGAAGGATAGATATTGACAGCTTGGAGGTTACGACTCTTCCTGGTCGTTATGCAGGAGTATTTGATATAACATATAATAAAAGAAATGGTATTGAATATCTATATATAAGTGCTCATGGAAATACAAGTGAAACTTACAATGCCAGTAAAGTTATAGAAATAGCTTTAAATAATCCAGTAAATCTTAATAAGGTTGTAATCTCATCTAATGCTATAACTTCTACAAATACTATAATTAATGCCAATTATATTGGCGGTTCCGTATCAGCTAGTAATTATTATTATGGGTCAAAAATAATTAATCCTACAGCTTTAGCAGTGGGTGCCGATGGCTATCCTGAATATGGCACCCCAGGTACATATCAAGTCGGCTTATATTATAATCCTTCACCTATATATTTGATTGGCTCTATACAAGAAGTAATTATCTATACTTCTCCAACTCCTCTAGCATCGTTATTATACAACAGTTCCATTATGACCTACTTATATAACAAATGGAATAGGAGCTCTCCATCATATATTCCTCCATATGTTATACCATATCTTCCCCTCCCCCTACAAACTGCACCAGCCTCAGGCGTAATCATAACCCTAGGTACCTCTTCAGGTACGACCACAACAAACAATATTAGTTTTTCTGGTTCTATACTTTCAATGGGCACCAATCTCTACGCTGGAAATATAACAGCGAACGGTTTAACCGCAGCCACTTTTTACGGAGATGGCTCTGGGGTTACTAGTATTTCTGATAGACGGTTAAAGGAAGACATCCGTCCTATCATGAATGCATTAGATAAGGTGAGTTCCATGCAAGCAGTAAGGTACCGTCTCTACAAGGACCCGTCGCACGTATGGATCGGCTACATTGCCCAGGATCTCGAAGTGATTCTCCCAGAAGTGGTGAGAACAGATGAACAGGGGTGGAAGTCAATTCAGTATGCAAATCTACCCGCACTCATCATTGAGGCCGTCAAAGAACTCAATGAAAAATACGCACGCATCAAGTACCTCCTGTCTACCTCGACCTAGCCACTTCGTGGCGTCGTCCTCTAGCAAAAAGGGTAAAGACCATCTAAACCATATATATGGTCTACGATAGATGGCTTCGACGCCGAAGTATTATCGACCCTTCTATCTATCCGATTCCGAAGAATCGGATGCATCGGCGGATGATTCAGAGGCAGAGTCCCAGCTCAGCGACGAAGTACAAGACTTACCAGACTACGTCTCCTTCGCCCAGGGTCTCTTTCGTGCCGCCGGTCCTCCCTTCCAAACCGAAGACAAAGAAATCTCCTATGCCATCAATGCACTCGACAGACGTACGGTATTCGGCCCCATGGTGGAAGGACAGGACGGCTATGACCTAGTGACAACAAACCAACAAGTCGATAACGTCATCGTTCTCCAATCCCTCGATCGAGACAAGCTCATCTATCCCCAACCGATCAACTGCCAACTCATGTTACCGAGGACCTATACGAACGTCACCCGCTTCGAAATCGCCGATATTAGCTTCGTCGCATCCTTCTTCTATTTCCGTGCCGACAAGTACAATATCTCTCTTCTCTTCAAGGAATCTGATCGCGTCACCTTCTCCAAGTCCTTGCTCAACCCAACTGTAGTATCGCCTGAACTCGACCTCACCATAAACATCCGTGAAGGAACATATACGATTGATACTATCTTAGGGGAAATCTCCACCCAATTTAATACACCCCCTCTCTTCTACGATTTCATCAACGGTTACTCAGATTTCTATAAACTATTTAACAATGCAGGAGATTATTCCCTGATCTTCAATTATCCCGGTGATTATTACTATGACGCCGTGAGCAGGGTCTACGTTGCAAATCCAACCATAGAGCAAATCATATCGTATTATTTTCAACAGAGATACGCCCTCCCCACGACAGCAAACAGTATCTATACCGATCTCCAGACAAAGGTCGCCTATTACTACCCCGTCGTAAAGGAACTCCTTCTCGATACCATATATAAGACCCAGTATAACCCACAACTCACCTATGCTGGCACCCCCCTCACTGCATCAAATAAGACTCAACTCCTCTACAGTTTCGCCGGTCTCGATGATCCTATTATGTCCGATATTGTCACTTCGCCCGCAAATATTACCGTCCTGGAAGCCTATCGTCTTGCCCATACCTTTCGGTACTATCCCGTGAATAAATACACCTGTACCTACTCGACCCAGACAAACTACGTGTGCATCCAATCCACCAGTCTGAATACCTCTCTCACCAGCCTTCTCAATGTGACCTATAGTAACTTCCTGGCTATTCAGATTCAACGTGCAGGAATATCCCTACCCACCTTTAACAGTTCAGCAAGTCAAATCACAGCATACAAATCCATCTTATTCGATATGAATTCCATCTTTCAGAGCAACCTTGCCTATATCTTTGGCGTAAACTACGGGCAATATGCCGACACCTACTTCCTCACCTTTTCCAACGTGGTTCTGCTCAAGAATGGCCTATACGCATCGAACGTTGTGTATGACTACAATCAACGTGTAAGTCCCTCTATCACATCAAACATACAGGGCTTCTTTGTTCAATCTAATACAGCCTACTGGCAAAATATGTACAATCTCACGAGTGGAAATCAGGTGCACCCCAACACCTATATTGATTCGAATTTTGAACTAAATGTCTATAACATTAAAACTCTCAGCTCCGACTTGCGTAACTTATTCCAGGATGCTAACGGTAATATATACGTGAACCCTGTCGAGCATTCCAGCGATATTATTCTCACGATCAATGCTGGTGCATACACCATTCTGCCCCTCAAGTCAAGCTTCCGCCAGACGGCACAGATCGAGGTCCTCCCCCGTCCATCCATCTATCTCTACCCAGAGTGGGTTTCAGCAAATATAGACGTCATCGGAAATAATCAATATATCTTCACGGGGCCGAGCTACAGTTTCGGCTTTCCCACAGGCATTGATTCCAATGCCATTGGATCGAATATTTCCTATGTCCTAGATCCACCCCTGTCCAATCTGGGTAGCGTCCCCACCATTAACAGTCCTCAGTCAAATATAGGAAGTATAACTACCATTGATCTTACTCCTCTCTCTCTCAACACGCTCACGATTCAGGCTACCCCCTACGGTGCCTATTACACCTTTCTTACTCCACCACATAACCCTACGACGGGAAGTATATATAAATACAAAACCGCCGTCTCTATCTGCCCAGGAATCCCTCAGCTCTCTACCGACTTCCCCCCCGTTGACGCCGCCAGCAATACCTTCGCCGACTCGGTCAGTGTATTCATCTATCACGACCAGGCCGCCTTTTACGCTGATGCTGGACCCGTTGGTCGCTCGAATGGAGAGAGTCCCTTTTTCTACAAATATACGACGGTAATCCCTGCTGGTGCTGGAACCCAGACACTCACCTTCACTGCCTACGAGGACCAGCAATACTATATCATCTGCCGCCCGACGAATGTTCTCTCCTTCACTCCCACCCCCTTCACCATTGTTCCCTTCATCTCCTCAGACCCACCGACCCCCTTGTATGCTGACGTGAACTTCGACCCGAGGCCCCCAACCTTCAATCCTTACATGGTAATGCTATCGAATTTCTACGTGGCCAAGGTACATGACCCTGATTATATCCGCCTACCGATTATCGATTCCAATGGCTACTACTATAAGACGAACATACTCTCCTGTAACATAGGCTTCTTACCAACCTTGTCTACCCCGTCGAATGCATCAAATGGGTACCTGGGTCCAAGCCCATCCAATGCAAGCCTGAACACCCTCTTACTGAAACCTACTATCCCTCTTGGATATTGTTCCAATGTGAGCGACGACTTGACTGACTATATCCCTATTCTAAATACCTTTCCACCGAGAGCCTACGATCCTACGAATACATATCTCTTCAGGTATACGCCCGATGTACCCTCTTACAATACTTCTACTCAAACGTACAGCATTGGTAAGAATGGCAGTGCGAATGCCATTCTAAATCCCGATGGAACAACCTATCAAGGGTCTAATACTATCTACCAACGAGAGAAACGCATTGTACAGTACACAGGCACTCACTATATTTTCACTGATTCCAATGATTTTACCGATCTAACCTTGTCTTCTCTATCCCCCCTGAAACCTCTCAACTCGAACACTGTTCCCCGATTGAACACCCCCTTTATTCTCCTGTCAAATGCACTGGGTGTGAGGCAAGTCGGTCCCTGCGGCTTTCTCTTCATGCCCGAGGAAGGCACCTGGCTCATCAATCGCATCACCATCCTTTTACAGACGTCGAACACACAGGTAGATTTTCTGGCTATTTTTCCTTCTGCGTATATTGATGGCATTTCCCTCAAGAATGCATCACTTAGTTCCGCCATCTGCTTCTGTGTTCGCACAGCTGCTGTCACCTACACTTCGAATTCACCTGCACCCACGGGTGTACCCTATGGTACCTATTACACCTATTCTAACGCCTATGTGCTACAGCCTAATTATATCATCTCAGGAAAGACTCAGAGCTCACCGGCCTTTATTACAGATACCAATTCGTATTATTCCGCCATTGCGTATTCATTCAATGACCCGAATGTCGTAAGTCAGCAATCCTTTACGGCGAGTGATTTTCTTGGCACGAAAACTACACTCCGAACTCTCGAGAATATGACTGGCACCTGTGTGCCATATCCTGATCTTGGCTTTTATGTGTCATCGACATTCTACGATGGAACTCCAGCAATTGATACATATTCACTGATTCTGTCCTCCAATGCACCCTTTGGCAGAATTGGTTCTCATGGCTACATGAATCCACTCATAAATCCTAATTTCTTGTATTCAAATTACTATACTAGCCAATATGCCCAATCATCGCCCATTGTGAACAGCCACATGCATTTCCTGCAAACCCAATACTCTATCACGGATTTCCAGAATTACACGAACTTCTTTCTTCCCTGGTATAATATTCCTGGTATACCTACGAATCTGACGGCGACCATAGACGGCTATGTCATGTTCCAGACATCGGTGTTCCCTATTGTCTCTTATCCACGAAACTCCGAATCAACCACCTTTACCCTGAATTCCACTGTCTCTCTTGATTCGGTGTTCAACCTGGTTACGACGATTCCCCTAGCACAGGCAGGTAATTCCAACTCCTACGTCTTCTTGGGAGCGACCAATAATAACCTCATCTTTGCTGAGTATTTCTTATCAACTGCAAGTCTTTACACTCACTCGACGATCCCCGTGACCTTCGATACGAGCAGATACACTGTTCACTCGCTTGCCATACAGGATACACAGTGGTGGCTCGCCTACACGGATACGACGGGCCTCTACCTTGCCTTTGGCACGAATTTTACAGATGCCTACATTCAAATGAGTGTTCCCTTCCGTGGCTCATTCACTGCCGCAGAATTGTCAATTGATTCAATTAATGGATCAAACGTGTACTTCGCCTATACGTCTAATGCAGAAAAAACATATTCAAATATCTATTCGTATCCGATGAGCTACGGTTTACCGCTTACAAATGAATTACTTGATTTACATATAATTCCTGTAAATCCGACCACCACCCATTTTACCGTGCAGACTACAAATACCAGGGAATATATCTACCAGATTCGTTCAGACAGTCAATACGTCTATCGCATAGATACGGTAACAAATGCACTTGTTAAATCAGAGCAAAATTTGGGCAATCAACCTGTGAAATGCATCGCAGGGACGAATAATGCGTTGTGGATTCTCTTTAGCAGTCCACCCTACATCCAGGCATTCGTCTTTACACTAGAGTCTATCCATATTGCATGGCAACAGTTTTTCCCTGTGTTAAAGGTGGAGCTGGTGGCCCAGGCCGAGCAGAGACTGTCTATACCCGATACATATAACCTGACTACACCCGAATGGGGACACACTGTCGCCTTTGGATACAATAGTCAGTCAAATCTGAATAAGGATCTTTACTTCATTAAACCAACGATCACCCAGTCAGGTATAGGACAGTGGGGTAAGGAGTCCTTCTACCAAGTGTCTGATACGAGCTTCCAGGGGTATTACTTTAATGCATACCTGGGTGACATGCCCCTGCAGGCATCGAATACCTCTTACGTGGCCCTGCGTGGCTTCTCTCCCACTGAATCCTTTCAAACTGAGGTGAGAATTTCTCTGCCAAATGTCTATGATCTGGGGTATGCATCATTCAATGACATGATCACGGAAATAGGGAATCTTTCTGCGAATCCTTCTCAGTACTCTGCAGTATATAGTCGACAACTGTCAACCTTTGACGGTTTATTTGCTCGGTCAAATGTGGATGCCCTCTACGGAATTAGTAGTTTGTCCGTGCCGACGGTAGGGTTTTCCAACTTTATTGTACAATACTCTACGCTTTATGGGCAGTACGCAGTGCTGAAGTCGACGACAGATGTTATTAATTCGAATCTACGCACGTCGATGCAGAACTTTATTCAGAACGATATGCAATACATTTTACCGAGTAATGTGCTTACACGTACACGCTTCACGGATGCACTGACCTTTTCTTTCTTGTGGAAGACTGGCCTTCAACAGACTCCGCCGAACTACGCCAACCTGGTGGATGGATGGGGATTGGGATGGAACTTGGGCTATCCGAAGGAGGATGATAGTCAGCCGGCGACGGTTCACTTCGCCCCGAGCATGTACAAGATTATTGATGACTTCCTGTATCTGCGCCTGAATCCCGAGTTCAATCTGAACCGAATGAGTGCTGGGACGAAGGAGAATTACAATGACTCGAGAGAACCTTCGGGGCTGACGTCGTATTACTACTGTAAATTACTGCTGAATGGCTACGGGCAGAGTGCAACGACCTTTGTGCATTCTCCTATCGTGCTGAATCCTCCTATTCCTAAGATTTCGAAGATATCCTTCCAGTGGCTGGATGCTAGGGGGAATCTGTTAAATATCCCGTCGGCGACTGACTCTGATTGGCAAATGACGGTGAACATCCAGGAAAATGTTCAGACGACGAACTTCGTGCAGACGTCGAACCTGAAGGCGGTGGACTTCTTGAGACCCACGAGTGAAAAATAAAATTCCAGGCAGTGTGTAATTTATGATTGGCCTTGGTAGATGGCAGCTATAGTCCAAGATCCTAGACCCCCTCTGCCATGGTCTGGCCCACGCTCGACTGAGGGCCTTGGCCAAGGTCACAGCGTTCCGACATATGAGACAGCTGAACACCCTGCATCGTTTCCTATTCAGGATGCCGAGAACCCCAATCTCTTCCCTCCCGTCTGCCTGAGAACTCACTGGGATCCTGAGATGATTATTCGCCGCAGCCTGCCCTCGGCACGGATCGGCCTTCCTCTTGACCCTCGCCCTCTGACAAAGGTGTGCATGGAATACGTGACAGACGCACCCTTTGAAATGGCCCCGAAGGTCCCCGACTCCCTTGTGTTTCCTTCTGGTGGTGTCTTCTACCCGCCGACGAGGTACAGGGCGGCTGTGGACCGTGAATCTGAGCTTCGTCGCCTTGACCGTCCCCTGGGGATGTGTGAGGCCGAGCAGTTCACTCCGCAAAAAAATATGTACACGCCGAATGCGACGGTGCCTGATAGGGGCAAGCCGAATGATAGGTTCATTCAGGAGCTGGCCTTTCCTATGGCACTCATGCGCACTGGCACATACGACTGTAGGAGGGAGAATGATCTAGAGGCTGTGGCCATCAATGGGAAGATGTTCAATAATGCCACCAAGCAGAACCGTTTAGCACAGGATAGGACGAGACACTAGGGGGTGGCCTTTGGCCTTTGGCATTAATGCCGAAGAGACCTGGGTGCAGGTGCAGGCTGAGGCTGAACAGTTGTGGGAGTAGTCTTGTTTGGCCGACTAGGGAGAGGACGGCTGGTGCTATTGGGTAGCCTGTACCCCTGGGGAAGCCTGGTCTGTTCAGAAAGCCTGGTATCATTGTACCTCGTCACTCTAAGAGCACACATCGGCTTCTCACTGGAGCTCGAGGAGAACAGACGGTGCACCACAACAGAACGGTTGTGACGGCTCATGTCATACACATATGCAGAGGCAGATGCAGCAAGTGCGAACACAGCAAGGATCAGAAACATGTTAGGACTCTACGTTAGGGGGCTGACACGTTTCAACTTTTCTACAAGCCTAGATGCGTTATATGCCGCAGCTTATGAACTTAGCATATAGTAATGATAGAATTTTTATTCTTACTCGCCGTCCTATACTTCATTGCCGTCCTCTTTTACAGGGATAAGAAAGACTCCTTCGAAATCCTCCAACTCGAGGCAGATCGCATTGATGAACTGCCCGACCTGTACGCCGAGAAACATCCTATAGTGATCCGAGGACTGTCTCTCCCCTCTCTCGGCACCTACGCCGAGTTGAAGAAACGTCCCCATATTCTCCAGCTAGGAGTGAGTCCGACGCAGAGCCTCGACTCCCTCTTACATTCTCCTGCACTCTCCTCGTTCACCTTTAGTGAAGAAACAACCTCCTTCCTGGCAAAAGAGTCCGGTCTTCCCGTGTGGTGTACCCCCAACCTCTACCCGAAACTCATTCCCCCCTTTGGCAAACAAGTATACTCGACAAAGGAATTCCTCTGGCCCTCTCATCGTGGCCTCTGGAAGACGAAGGCCTATTATACCTACTGTAGCCCAACCCAGGGAATGGCTAGTGTGAAACTTCTTCTGCCGGCAATGATTCCCTTCCTCCCTGTCCACTGGGAAGGACGGGACTTTGATTCTCTGAAAAAGGAGGACACGCCCCTCCTGTCTCATCTTGAATTTGTAGAAATTAAGCTCCGTCCTGGAAATGCTCTTATGATCCCTGCACATGTCTTGACCAATATTACTCAACATCCAGAATCACCTGAACCCCTCTTCACCTACTTGGCAGAGATTCATCATCCGATCAGTCGCTTTGCGTGAGCAAAGCCAGTCGTTTGAGCAAGGCTCAAGCTAGTCGCTTTGCTTAGGACAGTCGCTTTGCTTAGGACAGTCGCTTTGCTTGAGCAAAGCCAGTCGTTTGAGCAAGGCTCAAGCGAGTCTCTTCGCCCTTAGGCAAAAGCAAAAGCTAAATTGCAAAGACGCCCGCAGTTCCTTAATCTCCTCCGCATGGGCTTCCTTCAAGTCGCGGATTGCCCTGTGCTTCTCATCAATAATTTGCTGCATCTGATTCTGAATCGACGTAATCATCCCTTTAACATCACTCTTTCGATATACGGGTTCAACGCACACCTTATAATTACTTGCATTTAACCGGTATATAATAGTCCCAGCACGTGTCATGATATCGAGAGGTAGTCCATTATTGGTCGCCTCAATCATGACGATATCTCGTTTTTCAGGCTTTCCTAGAACAGGAAAGGTCCTAATCTTTAAGGAAATCTTGGCAGGATTAATAGGTTCACCGTCCTTATACACGAGAGAATTGAAACACGAGTCAACCCAGAGATTCAACTTGTCTAGCCCGGTTTCTGTTAGATCCTCCACTCCCAAGATTGTTCCATCGTCTAAGATACCCATAAACAAACAGCCACCACCAGAGTTGAGGAAGCCGATCAAGGTCTCCTTGTACTTGGGTAGCCCCGAGTTACTTGAGGTGTAGACGAAGAGACCAGAGAAGATAGATACTCGTTTAAACTCTACTGTATTTGATTCTGTGAAAGGGACCTTCTCCCCGTAGACCCAGATATTTGGAAAATTTGGAATTCCCATTATATTCTTTTTGCGGCTTTTGTTTATACTTAAATTCTGACCCCCCCCAATAGAATGAGCAATAACTCTAATAGCAGTGGTGTAGGCTCACCGGCCGTTGGAGGTTATACACTCTGGTTAGATGCAGCAGACCCCCTAAATACTGGGACCCAACCGTCTTCCAATACAAATTTAACAACATGGTATGATAAATCTGGTGCCAACAATCACGCTCAGGCAGCAGGTTATACAGATAAAAATCTAACGCCAAATACAGTTGTTCCTTGGGTGAAAACCGGCTTTAATGGCAGCTATCCATATGTGAACTTTAATAACTTTACACAACAAGGTTCTAACCAATGGGGTCAGTGCTTTTTAGGTCCATTAAACATCACTACCAACGTAATCACAGTATTTGGCGTGGCTACATCACTTGATGTATTAGGCAGTGGCACAGGTCTCACTGAACAACCTAATGGCTCAGGTGACTTAATGTCGTTTGGTGTTTTAAATGAGCGTGATTATAATAATAACTCCTACTTTGCTATTCAAGGAAATTCAGGTACTGGCTATGCATTAAACAGAAATATTGGTGATAGTGGTGGACCACTTGTAGCAATCGATAATAATCCGCCAGCATATAGAACAGCTTACATTTGGACATATCAGTTTGATGGCACAACAGCAACAGCATCTGTTCAAACTGGAGCATCAACAACACAATTCAATACATCAGGTTCTACGGGCAATTTTAGCATTTTCAATTATGGCGTTGGGTGTAGTGTTGCACAGGACCCCTTTATAGGAGCCGGCTGGGGCAGTTATTTATATGCCCAAGTAGCTGAACTCCTGGTATATAATAGTGCATTGTCTTTATCGAATAGGCAACTAGTAGAAGGTTATTTGGCTATGAAGTGGGGCCTACTAAGTAGATTATCATTGGACCACCCGTATCGTCAACTGCCGACACCAACAGCTCCCTCACTGACATCAACAAGTATCACTAGCAGGGGTTTTACTATAAATTGGAGTAATGCTACAGCTGCAACAAGTTACAGGTATTCAATATCGCCATCTGTAGGTTCATATAGAGCAAGCCCAGGTGGTACATCTGGTTCAGTTGTATATAGAGGTCTAAACGCCTTAACCTCATATACAATAACAGTTACAGCAATAAACAGCAGCGGACAAGCACCATCAAGCTTGTCTGTATCAACAATATCTAGACCACCCTGCTTTCTCGAGGGAACGAAGATCCTTTGTTTCGTTGATGACAAGGAAGTATATCTTCCTATTCAAACGCTGCAAAAGGGGACGCTCGTGAAGACACGGACATCTGGCTACAAGGCTGTTACATACCTTGGCTACTCTAAACTGAATAACGAAGGTCTTGATTCTCGTGGAAGGGAACAGCTCTATGTTTGCTTGCTCGAACAGTATCCTGAACTTACGGAACCCCTATATATTACAGGATGCCACTCGATCCTTGTGGATAGCTTAACAGAGGAACAGAGAAAGGAGATTATGAAAGTATATAAGAGAGTCTTTGTAACTGAAGGAAAATATAGACTCGAGTCTTATCTCGATGAACGCGCATCCCCCTGGTTAGCCAAGGGCGAATTTACAGTATGGCATGTTTCTCTTGAGAATGAGAATGATGTATGCAATTATGGAATTTATGCCAATGGCTTACTCGTCGAGAGTATTTGCAACAGGAGAATTAAAAGCTCTAACACTCTTACTCTTGTCTAATGTAGTGTTTATGTAAACTAGAAAATAATTCTATAGCCTTCCCTTTAAGGGGATAGCTAAAGAATGTGTAATAACAGCGGACCCAATAGAAGTACATTTTACCACCTCTTCGCACAATGACTACTATGTCCACCGCCACAGTAGTCTTCTTGCTTGAACCCGTTCTCCTCCCTACAACACTCGCCGTGTTGGTCCTTCGCATTGGCACACCGAACCCCTGTAACAGGATCATAGTACGCTGAGCAGTATTTTTTACCGCAATCCCAGCACCAGCTTCGTCCACATCCAGCCTCCTTGTGGAAGCCTTGTGCATCGAGTCCACATGCAAAAATATAGGAACACGCATTATCTTTTAGGCACCACCTACTGCACCAGGGGCATTGCTTGCCGTCGGCCATCTACTTCCTGGGAAGTCTAAGCATTTAGCCTTTCACCCCCTAAAAGTCCGTACTCGTCGAGAACACCATGTCCTCCTTGTCCTTGCCTACACCCGCCATGCCGTACGTCGTCACCTTCTTCTCAAAGAAGTTGTCCTTGTTCTCCAGCGAGATCCTCTCCATGAACGGGAACGGGTTGGCCGCCGAATACGCCTTGGGGTAGCCCAGCTGCAGGAGGAGGCGGTCGGCCACGAACTCAATGTACTGGGACATGAGCTTCGCATTCATGCCAATCAGGTCGCACGGGAGAGACTTGGTGATGAACTGCTTCTCGATCTTGACCGCATCGCGGATGATCTTGTGTGCCTCCTTCTTTGACAGCTTCCCCACAATCTTACTGTACAGGAGGCAGGCGAAGTCCGTATGCAGACCCTCGTCACGGGAAATGAACTCGTTACTCAGGGTCAGGCCAGGCATGAGGCCACGCTGCTTGAGCCAGAAGATAGCACAGAAGGCACCGCTAAAGAAGATGCCCTCGACGGCAGCAAAGGCGAGGAGGCGGGTGGCTACCGTGGACTCCTTGTTCGATATCCACTGCAGAGCCCACTCGGCCTTCTTTTGCACACACGGAATAGTCGTAATGGCACGCAGCAGGTCGAGCTTCTCCTTCTTGTCGTGGATGTAGGTATCAATCAGCAGAGAGTACGTCTCACTGTGAATGGCCTCCATCATCAGCTGACAGCTGTAGAAATACTTGACCTCCGGATGCGGAATCTCATTCATGAAGCGAAGGGCCAGGTTCTCCATTACGATACCGTCAGAGCCTGCAAAGAAGCCGAGGATATTCTTAATGAAGTATCGCTCGTTGTCACTCAGTTTCTCCCAGTGAGCCATATCCTTGGACGTGTCAATCTCCTCGACTGTCCACATCACGGAAATGTGCTCCTTGCCCTTTTTGAAGATATCAGGGTAGTTCACCGGGAAGAGGGTGAAGCCATTCTCGGGGGCGGTGAGGAGGGGCTCCTGGGCCTCAGAAGCCACCACGTGGCTAGAAGCTACAGTCGTAGACTCGTCAAGAGTAAGTGCAGGCGGCTCGGATACAGAGGAGGAACGCTTCTTCCCCTTCAGACTAGGGCTTGACTGAGAGCCCCTTCGTGACTTAGTTTGCGTCGTTACATCAACGGGCAGTGCGGGGTCGAACGTGACGGAATCCATCTTCTTAGGGAGAATATCTTGGGAATCCATTTGTGGACTTTTGGGGATGGGCCACAGGAAAAACAATTTTTACCCATTCCTTGTAGTAACAATGCCTCCATGGGTAACGGCCTTGCTCGTCCTTGTCCTTATAAGTGGCCTTGGGGCATATATTGTTTTACAGGAGGGGTTCGAAACGGCTGAGATGAAATGCAAGACAACATTTAACACATGTGTTGCAGCATGCTCGTCCACAAATGGCGGATGCCTCCAGACCTGTGGAGATGCCAAGACAACGTGCCTGCAAAAGGCAGTGGCTGCAGCAACGATTGCAAATACTGATCCTCTCAATGGACCGTTTATGAATTCTAGTATGGCGTGGGCGGCGGCACAGACACCTGGGGCCCTAGGAAATGGCGATCCCACTTACTGGTATAAGTCTGCCTACGGCTCATCTTCTGCATCTGGATCTGTATCTAACACAACTCAGACCGTAAGTAAGAATCCTAGTGCTACTCTGAGTACTAGTACAAACAATACTTCGCATACCCCGTCGAGTCCCTGGGACAGTAATAGGAATACGTATACTAGTGGCTGGCCCGAGCAGAACCATGATCTCCAGGACGATGATTCTTACGATGCAAACGCTCCTGTAGAAGGTTCCTACGTTGTGAACGTCAAGCGCTGGAAGCCCCACGAAACACCGACCCAGCAAGCCCCAGGGCTAAAAGCAAATGCCCCAACGGACGCTGGAACCCAGGCAGATGAACTAAGGGATCATCTCCCCTCCCTTCAACAGAACGTGAGAAGTGATGTATATGTCACAGATGATATAGTCCCTAACAGTATTAGAGGGCTTATCGATGAGGACGTAAAAGATACGATGGATGCCCTGTTCAGGAATCAGTATGAGATTCAGTACTCTTAGAGGCCAGCTCTGCCAGAACATCGTAGACATTTTTCACCTCTCCGCCTATACGAATGGATCTACCCCCATCGAGGATAGATCCGTTCGTCGACCACTCGAGAAACTGCGGCTCGAGATCAGACTCCATGGCAACCACGGTCTCCACAAGGGAGTCAATCTCCTCTAACATTTGCCTAAGGACCCCAATCATTTCTTCAAACATCTGGACGTAGATGTTAGTATACGCACTAATCAACTTTTACTGTCTTACTGCATTACTGTACTCTGGTCTAAACTCGGAATACCCTTTTGCATAGAATGGAAGAACACGAAGCCATACTTCGAGAGGTTATGGCTAGAGGGGATACGGAAGAGATTCGTACGGCCATGGTCGAGTTTAAGGAGGATGCCTTTATTGAAATTAATCGTGAACGCAACAGGGATGGAGATAACGTGGTAGGGATGACCGAACGGGCACTGGCCCTGTTCAATGAGGCCTCTGCACAGATAGGAGTTCCTCCCGAATGTATCCTGTGTCCCAGGCGCGAGGAAAGTGCACGCTATCCTGCTAGGACGAATCACGGCTATATGGAGTTACGCTGTGGACACAAGGTGCATAGCCAGTGCTACTTGAATATGATGATGCGGTACGATATTCATGCGGTTGTAAGCACACGCTGTTACATTTGTGACGAAACAGTTATGGAGCCCCAGGCAATCACCTTCTTTCGTGATGCGGAAGAAGATACTCGTAATGCATCGGTTGTTGATTTGTGGACAAATAATGCAGACTTTCGCAGAGACCTGAAGGCTCTGATTAAGGAGAGATCGGCCTGTGTCAAACTCGCGAATGTCTATGGAAAGGAGGCGAGCCAAGTGATCAAGGAGTTCAAGGAAGTAGTGAATATTCCTGTCCAAACGGTCAGGCTGTATAGGAAGACATATACTGCACGCATTGCAGCGATAAGCTCGAGAAGGAAGATGATTTATCATAACAGTAAATATATAAAACATTTGAATGAGTTTTGCAGAAAGTATAAGACGTGGACAAGCCGATTTCGACCACTGAGAGGAATGGCGGGTGTTCCGAGGTTACCTATGTCGATGAACCTTCCGTGGAAGTATAGATCGAGTGCGGCTCGGTTACTACGCATTGCTTCGGGTATGCGTATGTTTTAGCGTAGCGTGACTCGTAAAAAGTGACCTGGGTCGCCCCTTACATCAAAAGTCCAGCCATGAAGAAGACAACGAAAGTAAGTACCGTAAAGACACTCACTGTGAACGGTATCCCCTATTCGGTAAATGAGAAGGAGGTCTACATGTACGGAACATCCGTACGTGTAGGACTGCTAGACGGGGGAAAGGTGGTTCCCCAGGGTTCTCTCGACACCTATTTGGCAGAGTATAGGGCGGGACTGAAGGCCAAGACTCTTACAGCAATGGAGAATGCTAAGAAGCAGTTTGAGGGCACTGCGTAGCACTGCCCGTAAGGCCTGACGGCCTTGAGGGCACTGCGTAGCACTGCCCGTAAGGCCTGACGGCCTTGAGGGCACTGCGTAGCACTGCCCGTAAGGCCTGACGGCCTTGAGGGCACTGCCTGACGGCCTTGAGGGCACTGCCTAAGGGTATCGAAGTGGTAGCCTTTGGCTACCTAACGGTAAGACCAACTACACCTCTTTTTTAGTAAAAAATGAAGTAAGGGACATTGCCTGGAGCTGTCTCCACATGACAATATATTATGAGCAGACCCACGCCCTCTACTACATCTTTGACGAGGCAGGTGAACTCGACATCCCCATGACCCGCAATGTGCAGATCTACGGTTGGACCCTGTATTATACTAGCGGTCACTACTTCATCACGTCTCCTAGTGGAGATGTTAAGAGGTACGAGCCTGGTAGCACGTATTTCTTCACTAATTGGTACGAGCGTCAGACCCTTCTTGATGTCTTCGTTCGTGCAAACGGTATCCCGAGTCACTGCTGTACTGCTCTTCTTGGTTCTCCTTCTACGACAGTAGGTATTGTTACGCCCACGGCACCTTCTGCATCCGCATACACATACGCAGTGGTGTCTAACACTGCCTTGCCTGCTCCAGCTGCACCAAGGAAAAAGCCAACCAAGCCCCACCTCGTCTCACTTGTACTCACCGCAGCCATCAATGAAAAGAGGCTCTGCCCCATCACCTTCGAACTTATTACAGAGACCTCAACGTGCATTGCACCCTGCTACCACTCCTTTGACACTGACGCAATAAACACCTGGCTCCAGTCACATACCACGTGCCCAGAGTGCAGGGAAACGTGTGTGGAGTAATGCAGCAATCCAAAGGGAATAATCCAGCAATCCAAAGGACAGAATAAAAGTTGAAGCCCGCCTCGTCACCATAGGATAGTCCCACAATGAACGGAAATGAGAACATTCCTCTGACTCCGCAGATTCCCCCGCACCCCATGATCATGAACTATCTGGCTGGCTCTACTCCCGAGATGCCCCAGGCCATCCAAGACCGTCCTCTTACACTCCTCCTTGGGGCCGGCGATACGGTCCACGCTGGCATTACGAACGTCGAGCGGTTTCCCTACGATGTCATGGTCTGCCTCCCCTATAACGCCCAGATGTTTCAACAGAACGTTGACCGACTCACGCCCCAGGGCCCAGTCGTTTGCTGTCTGAATGTCAACGACCCCCAGATGCTGAACAACTTCGTCCAACAGTTCCGTGGGAGGTTCTCTACCATCGACGGGCACTGGGCCCATGTTCCCCACTTCTCCCTTGAGACCCTGGAGGAGCTTTTGGCCGAGGGTGGCACGGCATCAAATATCTTTGAGCTCTCTTCAGGCATCACCAACATCAACACCTTCCTCCGCTGGCTCGAGGAGGAGTATATCAATGCCGCCGCAAACATTCATATGAGCACGACCAAGGTGATTAGTGACGGGGCCATGACTCTTCTCGAGAATGACTGTAGGAGGCTAGAGGGGGTTCTTATCAAGAAGATTCAGTATCTGAACTCTGCAAACAGGAATATCCACCTGTCTGAGGAGGTGCTGACCAATCTAAACAACTACCGGTATACCATCCTGCAGAAGATCTTCGGTTCCATGTTACACGATGCTATCACGCCTCTCAGCCTCCTGGGCACAGTGGAGAACCACCGCCCTGCCTGGGCCAATGATGAGAAGATTGAGCTTGTCTTCAGGAAGTCGAGCCCCTCCTTCTGGGAGAATATTCTCGAGTCGTACAAGGCGATCCACGGGAGGAACGGCGTAGTTGAGAGGGCTGAGATGATTATGGGAGGGGTCAGGGCCGACATGAAGAACTATCTTATCTGGCAGTCTAAGGCGAAGTATGCAACCTTCCTGCGTCACATGCGAACCAGCGTCCTACCGTTCCTTCAGGACCCGGTGAATGTGTAGAGCTTCTTGCCTGAAGGCCAATAAAAATTGTTTTTTTCAGGAGCCATGAAGGCAGTCCTGCAAATGATTGCACTTATCTTCGACACCGAGACCACCGGTCTCCCCCGTGACAAGCACATGCCTGCCCACCTACAGAAGGGCAACTGGCCCGACATTGTGTCCATTTCCTGGAGGGTCTACGAGAACGGAAATGTTAGCTCTAGACACTCGTATGTCATCAAGCCCGATGGCTGGACTATTCCTCCCGAGTCGACGAGGATTCACGGGATCACTCCTGTCGATGCGGCCAAGGGAGAAAGCCTAGCCGTTGCCCTCACCGCCTTTTGCAAGGATGTCGCGAGGGCAAAGGCTATCGTGGCCCACAACCTCTCCTTTGACAAGCAGGTCCTCCTCAACGCACTCAAGTGGCGTATGGGCGTTGATACAGTGGCCTGGTCTCCTCTGGCCGATTTCTGTACGGGTATTCTCTCCATGAACGAGCTCAAGCTAACCTTCCCAGGAAGGAATACACCAGGGTTTTACAAGATGCCGAGCCTGAAGGAGCTGTACAAGGCGACCTTCTCGACAGATGACCCCCCAGGTGCCCATAACTCTGCGAGGGACGTGGAGGTGCTCGAGGATATTATTCTCGCCCGTTGGCCGAAGCTCCTTCTTGGTCTGCTCTAAAGCACCACCTAAAAATTGAAGAAACTGCCGCTACCTTTTTACTGTCCCACTCTCCTACTCATGGCCTCTGCATCTGCATCTGCATCTGCATCTGCAGAAGCACAACACTGCCTTTCTCTTCTCTGTCGTATCTACTTCGAGGGGAAGTATCAGCACTACGATACTGCCTATAACGAAGCCTACACTGTCGAGCGAGAGATCCGTCGCTTGACCGAGCCGGCACAGATGGAGTGTGATAGGGTTCCTACATACATCCCTCTTCTCACCAGCATCTGCCAACAGTATCTGGCTGGAGGTTACGAATGGTTTAGTCTGGCGGACCTGAATAAGAAGATCGCGGAGATCAACCACCTCCCTACAAGTGTTCCCTGGCATCTCATCAAGAAGTTGACCATCTACGGACCTACAGACTATACGTTCTATGTCGACTTCCACAACGATGGCCTCGAGTACATTGTCGAGCGTCTCTCCTATTACACCGGTTGCCCTCGAGAAAGCATTGAGCTCCTTTCTGAAGGGGTTGTCTACACCGGGCCTTTCTTCAAATACGCCTTCCACGCATCAGACCTCTCTTACTGTATCCTGCCGTACTCACTGCCTCCGCCACCCACCCTTGACCTGAGCGGTCCTGTGAGTGACACCATGTATGGGCTTAACTGTGCGGGAGACTTCGAGGATATCGATTGATTTACTGGGGTGCGGGAGTCTCAGTGGCCGCGGGAGTCTCAGTGGCCGCGGGAGTCTCAGTGGCCGCGGGAGTCTCAGTGGCCGCGGGAGTCTCAGTGGCCGCGGGAGTCTCAGTTGCGGGAGTCTCAGTTGCGGGAGTCTCAGTCGCGGGAGTCTCAGTTGCGGGAGTCTCAGTGGCCGACGCCCCTTCAGGGGCTAGAGAAAGCTCCGTCTCCTGCACGAGATCGCCACCACCATTTAACTGGTAGCAATAGGTCGTTGCCTCCCCTGCATCACCATTCGTGCTCCATCCGGTAATGGTCGCCGTCTGGCCATTGTACAGAACCTTAGAATTCATTGCAAACTTCATGCGTGCATAGTGATCCATGCGATGGGCGTCCATTTCTACTTATACCTTTTTTTCTGCGTTTAAGCAGAATGGTCAAGAGGAATGTGAAGAGGAATACGAAGAAGAGGAATACGAAGAGGAGGAATACGAAGAAGTATCAGCGTGGAGGTGGCGGGAATGGTGGAGTAAATAGTACTGTAAGTGGAATGAATAGTAGAGTGAATGGTACTGTACAGAATAATAGCAATAGTTTAATTAATACATACAAGAGGGATTTTTCATCAAATGCAGAAACTCCTAAAATTAAAGAAATCTTACAATTATTTAAACCCGGTGACGTATCTAGAGTAATTAATAAGTTTTTAGAAGTGTATCCGGATTTTGAATACGAACACGATTATAAGGTGGGACTATTCGATGTAATAATAGATCAAATGGTGAGACGACCTGATTTAGTAGAAATTAGAAGTGTTGATGATTATATCAATGTATTAGATGAAATAAAAGAACAAATGAAACAGGGATATAGATAATTTATATATTTAACATTATCTTTTTCTTACACACTAGAATGCAGGCAGTGGCTGTCGCAGTATTTGCCACCAGATCAGTGCAAGGAACAGTGGTCTGCAGCCAAGAGAAGAAGGGAGTCCTCGTACAAGCCAAGTTCACCAAGCTAGAAGGATCTCACGGCTTCCACATCCATCGAGCGGGAGATCTGAGAGGAGAGGGATGTCTCAAGGCGTGCGATCATTTTCACAAGGGACCCGCTACGGTTCACGGAGGCCCGCCTGGAACAACCAAGTTTAGACACACGGGAGATCTCGGCAATGTTACCGCAGGCACGTATACCTATTTATTGGAAGGTCTCAAGGTCTCTGAACTCTTTGGCAGATCCTTCATTATCCATGCTGACCCTGATGATTATGGTCTGGGAGATGCACCGGATTCAGCAACAACAGGCCACAGTGGGAAACGTATAGCATGTGCTGTAATTGGACGGGGCGAGTGTTAACGGGGCAGAGTCTTAATGGGAAGAAGTGTTCCACGTAAAATTTGAAGTAAATCCCCCCTCTAACACAAGTCCCACATGGATAAACCTCGTGTTGTACGAATCGAAGCTCACGTACTCGCCTACATAGGCGATTACCTGAGTGCCTTCAAGGCAGCTGTAAAAAAGGAGGCAGAGGCATCTCTAAGGGAAATACCCTCAACTAATACCCAAACCCCGCAGCCCCAGGCACGGACCCCAGCTGGCCGATCTTGAAGAGCATTCTCTCCCTATCCGTCTTGAAGGTATATGGGGTATTCGGCTTTGTTGCATTGTAGGAGCTCACGAACTGGTAGGTAGAGTTTGCAGCATTCTGGACATCCTTACTCTGGAAGACCATCATAGTACTGATATATCCTCCTGTGGGTAAGGCCTGTATCTGAGGCGATGCGTCCATCTACTCTATCGTTATAAACTGGTTTGCAGGAGCTAGTATCTTACTTGGAACTTTTATAGTACTTAAGACACGACCGGGAGAGTTAGAGTCATATACATCAATGCATGCCTTCTGGCCTCTCAGATACGAATTGAAGTCATCATAGTTGGCAAACGTGTAGCGTTGCCCAGAACCTATGGTGCTTAGTTGATAGTTTACGGACCACACCCGCTGGAAGTACGACCAGTCACTGGCGTACTGAATGTACTGGCCGGCGGTCATATCGTTACGGTTTCTTATGGTCTGGTACGTGGCCATCGTTGATATCCCAGCAGCGAGAGCATCCTCTGCGTTCATAACTATCCATGGAGGGTAAATAGATAGAGGAGTTTCTGCAGGGCACCGATCATCTCGTCACGAAGATTTAACAGAGCCGTGTCTGTCGCCTTGAACCCCTTGACGAACTTCGTCTGGAGATAGGCAATAGCATCTTTAACAAAGACAACGACAGCCTTCTCAGACAGATTTTTTACATGGATCTCGTTGGTTGTTCCGGTCACCTTGGGACGACCGTATTCCCCCATGTACGTTTCCACATACTCATCGATCAGGTCATCGAGCATCTTTAAAATATCATCAGTAGCCTTGTGGGTACTGAACTGGTAGGTCTGCCAGTGATGGAGCTTCAGCTGTGTACGAAGAGTAAATAAGAAGTGGACATTCTGGGCACTCATTCTCCTCTTTTACACAGAAAAAAAATGAATCAAGGGTGTATATTTGTACAAGTCCCCACCTAACATCTCAGCATATGAGGATATCAACATGTGCTCCTACTGCAAACACATCCTCAGTGCTGTTGCCATTCCCCACACTCCCATGGAGTGCAACTATCGCAGGGGTTTCTCTTGTGCTGTCTGCGGACAGTCCTCGGGACATTCACGAGAGGACTGCCCTAACGTCGAGGCCTGGGCGATTCGCCAGGGAAAGACGCCGAGGAGGAGGAATCTGTACCTGGAGATAAAGGACGTCAAGCAGGTGCTGAAGGAACATTCCATCGAGCCTGGTTCAGATAAGATGGAGAACATGAAGAAGATCAGGGACCTGGCGAACACCATGAGGCCCACAAGAATTCCTCTCTTTCTTACAGAGTAAGGATGCCGTCGCGGAGCAAGAGCACTGAAAGTGCTAGTTCGCGGAGCAAGAGCACTGAAAGTGCTAGGTCGCGGAGCAAGAGCACTGAAAGTGCTAGTTCGCGGAGCAAGAGGACTAGACGGAGTAAGAGAAAGACAAGAAGGGTCCAGAGAGGCGGTGATATCAGCGGAATGAACATTCCCAAGGACGCCGTGGTTGCGAATCCCCTCTCAGTAGATAAATCAGCAGGAGGGGTGGAGTTATAAAAGTTGATATCCTTTTTCTCGTACTCCCTAGTCCGAAATGCCAAACGTCAAGGGAGGAAAGGGGTACAAGCGTGGTAAGCATGGTGCTGTCGAGGAGAAGATGATTGAGTGGAACGAGGAAGATGGTCAGATGATTGGGCGAGTCATCGGTGTTCTCGGGTCCAGGCGGTTCAACGTCTACTGTAACGACAATAAGACCCGCATCTGTCGTCTCTGTGGCTCCATGAACAAGTCTGACTGGATCAACAAGGGAGCTATCGTGCTCATTGCAGGGAGAGCCCTCTCGACAAGCACAACTGGTAATAATGGAAAGGAGATTGGTGATGTCACCCATGTCTTTGACACATGCTTCTACAAGGACCTGAAGGCTATGCCGACCACGAACCCCGTGCTCTTTACCCAGGTGGAGGAGAAGAACATTGAGGATGTCATCAAGAGAGTCAAGGAGGATAACGTGGATGTCGATGACGATGACTTCTTCTTACAAGAGGGGGAGGAGGAGGGAGATGCCGCTGCGGAGACGAATGCCAAGGAGGCGTCCGAGAAGGAGTCAAAGGAGGCTGCGAGGAAGGAGTCTGAGAAGATACGTGCTCAAACGATGAGATCAAGGCGTGAGGAGAAGGAGGTAACCTTTGACGAGTTGTAAGGATGTTCTCGATGTACAAGGCCAAATGCGTCCTTAGCCTACCGCATTACTCCTGCAGTAAATGAGTACACATGAGCGAAGACTACGTCCTCTTCGGCCATCCTACAAATAGTTCGACCTACGCATCGGCCAATTTCGATATGCCCGAAACCTACTTCCAGGGACTAGAGGGGGGTACAGAAATCCAGCCCATCGTATCACAGTCTCTCACGAAACATGTGGCCGAGGTACCCTCCAAGCCCGTAACAAATATGAACAATTGGAGGAAACACCTGAGAGAGATCATGTTACAGCAGACGGATACAGTGCTGAATTTTTTAGTGAAACCTGCAACGGAGCAACAGGTGCTGGGCCCAGTCGAATCCCTTTTACGGAAATTCTCAGTTCGCAAGGAAATTGATGCCTCTGCCCTAAAAACCCTCGCAGAACTTTTAGCAGAATCTCCCGGGCCCAAGGTTGAAAAAGAGATTAATGAATGTCTTGCGAAGGCTGGACCATCTACGCTCAATGAAGTACGGGAACAAGTAAGTTCTCTGATTGAGGTCTATAAGAAAACAGGTGAGAGTATTCTGGAGAGTGAGTATCAATTGAAGCTGCGAGTCGAGAAGCTCAGCAAGGTGCACAAGCAGGTGGCGAGCATCCTTGACTTACAGATGAATGACGAGACTGAGGGACTTCTGAAGGGTATGGAAAAATATCTTGAGACGAGTGCGAAAGATCTCTGCATTGAAGAAGTCTATAAGGATCTTATCCATCTCTATGCAAAACATATGGCCCTTCGTGAGGCGATTCAGGTAGTTAAGACAGGCACCTGTCTGCAATCTGAGCCGTGGTGTTCCATTTGCATTTCTGACACTATTTCGTATGCCATTGTGCCGTGTGGACACACCTTTTGCGTAGGCTGTAGCAGGAAGATGGTGTACGACTGCGGAATCTGCAGGACTAGGATAAAGGAACGGTTGAAGATTTATATTTCTTAGAGGGTCTAACTGACTTCCACACTGTAGTTGCTGGGGCGAAGAAAGATATCTTGCATCTCTTCCCAGGTGTCGTTGTCCCAGGCATAGAGTTCTCCTGCAATCTGTACGATCCGTTTGGCGAGCTTCCACCAGATAGTCTCTGCGAACTGTTTTCCATCAAGTATGCGTTGGTCGTTGTCCATGGGGACTCGATTAGCCTTAGACCCTTCCTTCACTTTTTACTATACCTTAGTAGTATGAGTCAAACGAGGAGAAGGGGAACTCAGATTCTGCAGGATGAGATTGATTCTGCCATTGCACTGGTGAAGAGTCATAGCATGAATGTTACGAGGAAGCTCGAGAAGGTAAAGGACATGGTATCGAGGTACTGTAAGAATGAGGGGTCTTCTAGCACAGCGGCTTCTTTAGCATTCCCTAACTCTACCGCAGTAGCAGCACCCCCAGTACAGCCCACGCCGACGGTTAGAGCGGCTCTGAGCCCTATTCCCGAGGGAAATGAAACTAACTCTAATACTGGAAACTCCGTATCCCTAGGGGCGTCTGCTTCAGTCCCTGTGAGCCTGAAGTCAAAGGGCACCGGTCCTAAGCCCTGGTCTAACTTTCGCTCAAAGGTCGGCGAGGGTACTCAGCTAAAGGTGGGTCAGACGGCAACGTCTCAGAAGATTGCCACCCTGTGGGAGCAGGCAAAGAAGGGCTCGTCCACAAATCAGATTGCCCAGTACCTGAAGAACCAGTTACAGGTGGCACCTGCCCTGGCTAATCAGAAGGCACCCGAGCTGGCGAAGATAGCTATTAACTACGCAAAGCCTACCCTGTCCAAGAGAGTCACTCGTACGGTGGGCTCGAACGGCGTATCTGCACCTAGCCCCTTCGGGGCGGCGGCTCCTCGTGCAACTCTCAAGAAGAATAAGGTCACTGGACCTGCCCCCATAAATCCTAACACAGAGACTGACGAGGAGTTCTGGGCACGCATGGGTAAGCAGGCCAATGCCAACGCTGCCCAGAAGAACGCCAAGGCAATGCAACAGGCAGAGAATAGGAGACAGGTCCGCGAGGAAGCCGCTGCTGCCGGCCTCAGAGCCACTCCTGCTCTCACACCAGGGAAGAGCCGCCCCGTCCCTTTAGCAGCTAACACAAACGTGAATAGGTCTGCCCCTATTCCCACCCTAGTGAGAGCCCCCACTGTAGTGAACCCGACGACGGGTGAAGAAGAGGAACTTAGCCTTTAGGGACCTTTGACCCCTACGGGACCTTTGACCCCTACGGGACCTTTGACCCCTACGGGACCTTTGACCCCTACGGAACCTTTGACCCCTGTGGGGTCTAAACATCAACGGCGTTATCGTATAGATGGAGGAAGGTGACCTATCGCAGCTGCCCAATATGATCGTCCAGTGGAAGCAGACTCAGGAGGAGATAAAGAAGCTGAAGGAGCAGATCCGTGAGCTGAATATCCGTGAGAAGGCGTATAGTGATGTGATCATGAGGGTGATGAAGAAGAACAGTATCGGTACCCTCGATCTCCAGCAGTCTCAGAGGAGGATCGTGTACAATAAGAAGGAGAAGCGGAAGGGAATCAGTGTGAAGCAGCTGGGTGGTCAGCTCACTGAGTTCCTGAAGTCAGAGGAGCAGGGTAAGAGTGCAATGGAGTTCCTCCTTGGCAAGCGTGCAGTCAAGTCTGTAGAGACCCTTGTCCTGGAGACCATGTAAGGAACTTTCTCTCCTCCACCCTGTAGAAACAAATGCCTGTCTCTACTGCAGTTGCCGGCCTAGTACAAGGCTTTGCCAATCCCGATAATTCCAAGGAGAAGAAGGAGGGCTACATTGCCTTCGTCACCTTCTTACTGACGTTCATCATTTCCCTACTGATCCTCTCTCTCATAGGTCAGTTCCTGTGGAATTCCTCCATTGTTGAACTGTTTACCTGCGTGCGTCCGGCAAAGAGTGTGTGGCACATCCTGGGCCTGTTCCTGTTTGCCACTCTCCTTCTGTCCTAGATGCATATGCACAAGCAGAGGCAGAGGCAGACGCGTATCACAAGCTATTCTAGCTTTCTTCAAGAAAGCCAGAATGCCCTGTGCATGTCGTAAAGATATTCCAGATTATCCAGGGACAGAGGAATGGGGTCCCATTATGTGGAAACTCCTCCATGGTCTCGCCGAGAAGGCGGGGAAGGGGAGAGATGTGGCAGAGGAGCTGAGAGAATGGAAACGTCTTCTGACTCTGACGACTGATGTAATTCCGTGTGATATTTGTAAGAAACACTACAAGGAAGTACTACTTCAACACCCTATAACAGGTATCCTAAAGATGGATGGGCCCACTGCATCTACGTTTATTCGTACGTGGCTATGGACCTTGCACAATGAGATCAACGTGGCGAACGGGAAACCCGAACTCCCGTTTACAGATTTGGCGGTCCTTTACTCGGATGTTGATTTCCGTGATATGTTCTGGCGTCTCGAACCTGTAATGAAGCTTGCCTCGGTTAAATCGGGTGTGGGGTTCATCAGCTGGCTGAAGTGGTCTACCAGTGGGAAGATGCTGTCATCCTTTTATTAATGACGGGAACGACGGGACTGTTGGGTCTTCTTTGTCTTTCTCGTATTTCTGGTACGGTTTTTCCGCTTGAGACGACTTTTGCGACCGCCTGCTTGTTCCGTATTTCCTTCTTCAAAGATATCACCCCTTTTGTTAAAACTACCAACAAAAAAATCATGCCGTTCCTCTCCCTCTCCCTTAAAGATGTGAAACATACCAGCAGCTGTCTGATGCATACCAGTGTATGTGCCTAAGTACTGTTTTTTAACCTGGTGTTTATATTTGACAGTATATGATGTGTTTACTACAAGTTTATCTTCTGTTATTATATCTTTAGCACCACCCATTCTATATAGAAGCTCTATAAAGAATCAGTCGTCATATAGAATTTTATTGCTTCCTAGTGCTTTCTTGTCTTTCTTGTCTTTCTGTTCTTTCTGGTCTTCCTCCTACCGCCCTCATGTCTTCCCGCAGGATTCTTACCAAGTTCAGGATTTGCAGCCAGAGCAGCTGCATATCTTGCCTTCATTGCTTCTATTTCCTCTGGCGTCATCTTTCCCTTACCGGGATTACTTGATTGATTAGGCTTCGGTGCATTGGCCTTTCTCGGCGTCGCATTCTTTACAACTTTTCCATTTACTACCTTAAACCCCATTCGACTCTTCTACTCTAGCTTAATAATATCCGCTGAATTCGCCAACCTGGGGATCCGTACGCACTGAGAAGGGGCTCGGGTCTCTCGGGCCCCGTTTGGAGACATCTAGGGGTTCCTTCTGTAAACACTTGTCTCGTGCAGTATCATATACGTCACGAAGGAAGGCCTGGAAGCTCTTTTCTATTTGCCCAGCCTCAGCATCCTTCAGGGAAAACGAGGTACAGAGGCGTCGGATGAGAAAGCCCCCACGATCGGTCCACTTGTCCATGGCTATGTCAAGATCCCGGGGAGGAAGAGTCTTTGCAAAACAGCGTCCCGTTGTCTCAGAGATTGGCTCAACATCGTGGGTAGTAATGAAGGGCTGCTTGAGCGTAGCATCAATTGTGTAGTTCGGGGAGATTAAATCCTTCTTGAAGCACGAGAGCTTATTGAGTAGGTGCTTGAACTCTTCTAGATCTCTCCCCCCCTCTTCCGTCGATGATATTCCTTCAAATGAGTGTAGTATAGCTTTTGCCTGATCTGTGTTACAGTCTGGTGGGGGAGGAAGGAAGGAACGCTTGGGGATCATGAACCCTTCTGTCTCTTTGCCCATAGACTCTTCGCCCATAGACTCTTTAGTCATAGACCCAACAAAGCCCGACTTATATGACGGAAGGGGCACGGTGTAGCGTCCGTAAAAAAAGGTAGAAGAGACGAAGTAAGCGATGATGGCTACCAGGAGAATGATTGCTAGAGATGATGGGCTGGGCATGTAGGCGGCTACTGCACCGAAGTACGATGTGCTAGGCTGCATGGCATAGGACATTCTCTTCTATGTCATTGGAAAGATTACCACGACTTGCACGTGCTAGGAGATCAACCAGCATCTCCTCCTTCTCAGCGACCTTCCCTCGCATGAGGGCGTCGATGTTCAGGGTCTCTTCCTCCTTGAGGACGAGGTGATAGACCTGTACCTCCTCCGTCTGGCCGATGCGGACTGCCCGCCCGATGGACTGCCGCATGAGGGCACTCGTCCACCATGGGCTCATGAAGATGATGTGCGTGAAGTGCTGGAGGTTGAGACCAACACCTCCACTCTTTATGTTAATCAGGAAGACCATGTGCTTACCACCGAGGTCGCCCTCAGAGTCCCGCAGCACGTTGGCCTTTTGTTCTTCGGAGAGGTCTCCGTGGTACTGAAGGACGGTGTACTTGTCCATGAGCTCATTCTCGATGAGCCGCATCTCGTCCTTGAACTGGCAGAAGATGATCCATCTCCTCGGCTTGACCTCGCCGGCGAGAAGCTTCTCCATGGCGGCGAACTTGGTGCTCGTCCCCGTCCAGCAGTCACGAGAATAGCCGAAGGGCTCTCGCTTCCTCGCACCGATGTAGACCTGGGGGTGGATGGAGAGCTGGCGGAGCTTCATGAGGAGCTGGAGCTTGAGGGGCGTGGCGTCCTTGTCGAGACTCTTCCACCGCTTGACCAGCTTGCCCTGGACGCCCTGGTAGAACTCACACTCCTCTTCAGATGCAAAGTTGAGGGAGATGGTCGTCTCCTTTGCTGCAGTGGGAAGCTGTGGGAGAGAGTGGCGGAGCTCGTTCATGGAACGGTGAAGAACTGCCTCTGTAACAAAGTGTTCCAGAGGGAGGGCGTCGAGGTCCTTGGCCTTGTAGCCAACGAGGGTGAGCAGGTTCTGAGTGTCCTTGAGCGAGTTCACCACGGGAGTAGCAGTGATGACCCAGGTGGCCTTACGCTTGATGGAGGACACCCGCTGGAAGAGTTTCCCCTGCTTGCAGAGACCCTGGTGGGCCTCGTCCAGGCAGACACGGTCGTAGGACTGGAACAGGTGGGGCTTGCCGATGAGAGAGTCGTAGTTGGTGAGGTAGACCAGGCGGACCTTGGATGCGGTGGAGACCTGCACCCACCGCCCCTTGATGATCACGCGGACAGCGAACCCGCACCGCTGGAACTCGTTACGCCACTGGGGGATGAGGGCCTTGGGACAGAGGAGGAGGGTGGAGAGGAGGGGAGTATTGGTGATGAGGCCGAGGACCTGCTCTGTCTTACCGAGCCCCATGTCGTCGCAGAGGAGACCGCCGGGCTGGGGGCTGGCCTCGCGCCGAATCATCCATTGGATGCCGTCGACCTGGTGGGGCTTGTACTCACGGTTGGAAGAGGTTGGCTTTAGCGGCGGCTTCTGCTTCTGCTGCGCAGCCATGGGGAGGACTTCCCTCGCTAGGTCATTTCTGTTCAATTTTTTCTGGGTCAGAAGGGTCTAAAAAAAAGGTCCTGGCCCTCCACCAACCCTTTTACTGCATATTTTTGTTTGCTTTTTGTTCTTCTGTCTTTATCTTTCATGTCTTTGCCTTATGCGTTCTCAGCGAAGACGATGAGGCACTCTGCCACGAGTGCCTCGAAGGCCTTGGGGTCATTCAGGAGGCGGTGCCCCTCTGCCTCCACCTCGATAGGGTTATCGCCCAGAGAGGCCAAGATGATGCCCGTGGCCTTGCCAGGCGTGAAGCCCTCAGCCCATGCTCCGTTGGCCCTGGCGGCAGACTCGATCTGTGCAAGATAGGTGGTCATCCTGGCGTAGATGAGCTCGCCCACAGCGTTGATCCTCTCCTTGTTCTCGGCAAGGCGTGCCTGGAAGACACGGGTAACGAGGAGGGCGTCGGCTGCGCGGAGGTTGGGCTGGAAGGGGTGGCTCGGCGGGAAGCGGTTGGACAGGGAGAGGGTCTGCGTGTACAGGTAGTCACGGAAGAGGTGAGTCGGGCAGGTCGTGCCGAGCGGTGTCGGCAGGGTCTCCACGAGCTCTAGGTATTTGCGCAGCATATACTGCGTATCGCTGGTGTCAGGGAGGCACATGTGCTGCCTGATGAACTCCATAGGCACCGTGCTGGTGAAGAGAGGGGAGTTGTAGGGTGCAGGGGTCCAGTTGGGGAGGAGAAAGGCGATGAGCGCCTCTGGTGAGGGCGACTCGGGCACAGACGCTGCTGCAGAAGCAGAAGCAGAAGCAGAAGACTGGCCAGATGCAGCACACCAGGCGGGCCATGACATCTTGGCCGTGCGGCGGCGGTAGTAGCCAGGAACGTCGCCCTTGTTCCTGCCGACGAGGCGGACGCAGGGGCCTTGCTGGATCATCTCGCCCGTCTTGAGGTCCTTGACCATGCGGCCTGGGAAGTACAGGCGCTTGATGCCCTCCTCACCTGGGTGGACGCCGTGGCAGTTGTCCTTGGTGCAGTGGATCCCGTTAGCACAGGGCATGGGGCTCTTCAGGCTGGGCTGGTTCCAGGGATCAGTGGACTTACCAAAGCTATAGGCGAAAGACATGCTGACCGAAGGGAAAGGGGACTTCTCTCATGGCTCGCTGGCGGTTCAATTTTTTCAGCGAAGCCGACTTGGTCCAACATCGAAGCAAAAAAAAGACGGCGGGTCTCTTCGGATCTTTTCTTTTGGGCTTTGCTTTTTTGGTTTCATGTATTGGTGGCCTTAGGCGGGGGTCTCAGCGGCCGCAGCCTCTGCGGCCTTCTTTGCCTTGGTGGCAAGCGTCTTGGCCTTCATGATGGCCTTCTGCTCGTCCGTGAGCTTGGCCCTGGGCTTGCGGGGCTTTGCACTACCCTCTGCGGGGGGAGCGGCCTCAGCCTCTGCGGGAGGGGCGGCCTCTGCGGGCTTCGCCTCCTCAGAGGCCTCAGGGGTCGACTCAGAGGCCTCATGGGCGGACTCAGAGCCCTCGGCGCTCTCGGCGGGCTTCTCCTCCTCAGAGGCCGAGGCCTCTGCTGGGGCCACGGGGTTCTCCTCCTTGAACTTGGCACAGAAGGCCTCATATGCGGCCGGGTCCTCCAGGCGAATGGCACCCGCAATGACCAGGCGCTCCTTAGGCAGCGCGGGGGGCGCGAAACGCTCAGGCATAGTCTCTTGCACGTGCTTCACAAAGGCACCCCAGGCACGTGTGCCCAGGGAGGCTGGCTTGCCTGCACGGCTGGACTTGGCCTTTGGCTCCTTGGAGGCCTTTGCCTCAGAGTCGGACCCAGAGGCCATGGCGCTGGCCAGCTGGGCGTTCAGTGCCAGCTTGTCGTTCAGGCTCAGGGCGGACACGAGGCTCATGATGCTTGCAATGGAGGACATTTGTGTATGTGGTGCTCTATTGGTTGGGGGACTGATATGGAGGGCCGCTTCCCATTTCAATTTTTTCGAGTCCCTCTTGGCTTGGCCTCTTGGCCTGGCCTCTTGGCCTGGCCTCTTATGAAAAGATGGTGTAGTGGGTATGCTTTCTCCTTTGATTACTTCTAGTGGCTACTCGGCGTCGCTGTCGTAGTACACGGACTCACTCTTCTGCAGGTCTCGCTCCTCTTGCCAGCGACCCTCCTCGTCATTCCATGTGGCGGGGTGGGTGTAGGCGATGGGCATGCCGTTGTAGCGATCCAGCTTCGCCTGCCACTCCTTCATCATCTCCTCTACGTCAACGTCGCCAGCAGGACAGTGGGCGGGCTGGTAGTAGGGTGGGTCTGGGTGGGGTGCAACAGGCATCCTATTCACCCAGTCGAGGGGGTACGACTTAGGGAAGGGAAGCCTTCCCTTGGGCCACAGGCCCTCCCACCACTCGCGCTCTAGCCTCTCAGAGGCCTCGCCTGGAGAGTCAGAGCCCTCCTTTGACATGGAGAACTTGAGCTTCTTCTCGCCAAGGGTGAGGGATACGCGCATCTTGACCGCCTCGCCAGGCGGCATGGAGAACATGACCTGCGCCATGGCCCCTGTGACTGCGCTTGTGGCAGCTGCCTCCATGGCAACCTGTCTGAGCCTACGGGCCTCGGCATAGGTCTTAGTGGCCTCTGATGCAGGCTCCCGCGGCTTGTGCGCGTGGCTGGTGGGAGAGGACATGTGGGGACCTGCTAAAGGGTGACGCTGAGCTTCAATTTTTACCCCTCTTGGGCCTCTTGGCCCAGGCTCCAGTTTCATAAAAAAGGTTTGTTCGTTTGTTTGACGCCTTTGTTGCTTTTGTTAGACCCTTACCAAGACCCCAGCTCTTGACTACTCTGCCTTGGCAATCCACCCCCTCTTTTCGAAGTCAGTGAGCCACCAGCGTACGACGAAGGTTTGTGCTTTTGTACTTTGTGCTTTTGTCTACTCCCTTACCTCGAGCTATAGGCTTACGAGTTAGAGTGTCCCCCCTGAGTGTAAGAGGTGGCGTGGTGTCGCCAGCCGCCAAAGGCCTCGTACATGGCGGCCTGTTGCTCGCCATAGTGGCTCTGCAAGATCCGCCCGCTCGCCTCTGATAGCGCGCTACGGAAGGCGATGTTCATGGGTAAGCGTGAATTGACTGCAGGTGTTCCAGCAGGAGCAGGAGCGGGCGTTGTTCCTGCAGAGGGCGACGCTCCCGCAGCGGCCTCTCGCAAGAGGCGAAGCTCTCTGTAGGTCTTGGGCGCGGTAGCGGCAGCAGGGATAGAAGACATGGGGGGACCTGCCTAAGCGATAGGCTTGGTTTCATTTTTTCATAGCTCTTGCCCTATGGCTCTTGCCCTATGGCTCTTGCCCTATGGCTCTTGCCCTATGGCTCTTGCCCTATAGCTCTTGCCCTATGGCTCTTGCATATAACGAAAAAGGTTGTTTCTTTGTTTTACACCTTTTTTGCTTTGTTGCTTTGTTAGACCCTTACCAAGACCCCAGCTCCTCCCCGTCCACCAGCTCCACCCCCTTTGCCACCACCTCTGCTGCCCTTGCCGCCACCTCTGCTGCGGTCTTTGCCTGCAGCTCTGCCGCCGCGGCTGCTGCTGCCGCCTCTGCTGCCGCCTGCTTCGCCAGCACCTCCGCCCTGACCGCCGCCGCCATGGTCAGGCGCCCGTCCTTGAGCGCCCGCTCCACCTTGTCTGCGGGGATCCAGGCATACACCTCGTGGAAGCCCCGCCCGCCTACGGCCATGGCACCCGTGCGGGAGCCAATGTTGACCGTCTTCTCGCAGGAGCCCACCATGGTGATGACCACGTCGCCCGCCTTGAAGAGCTCCTGGTGCACGTCGCCCCGCTGGTTGAGGAAGCGCTTGGGCACGACGGTCTCGCCGCCAATGTCCGTCTCAATGATGTAGTCGGTGTCGGTACCGTAGCTCATCGAGACGTTCACAATGCCACCCCCGCGCCCGCCGCTGAGGCCGGCAGAGGCCTGGCTCTTCACATGGGCCATGCTCATGGCCGTCACGCGGGCACCCACCACGGGCTCCAGCTCGCCGGCGAAGAGCTTCTTCAGCCACGCCTTGTTCTCGTCAATGACCACCTTCATCTGGTTCACGCCCTGGACAGGCTTGCCGCCCTTGAGCAGCTGCTTGTTGGCCATGGTGTATGGTTAAGAGTGTAGGTCTTTTTCGTGTGGGGACTCCTCTTTAGCCGACCTATCCGTTTCACTTTTTATATTAGGGTGAAGAGGGGCCAAAGAGAGGTCTTTTGACCCTCTTCACTTTTTATCTTAGGTTGATGAAAAAGACCTCCAAAAGACCTATTTGAGGTCAAAAAGACCTCCCGCCCATGGTAAAAGAGGTGCCCCCGAAGAGCCAAACCATCACTCTTTACTAAAAATTGAAATGGGAGGAGGCCCTCCATATCAGTCCCCCCAACCAAGAAGAGCACCCCCATACCACAAATGAGCTCCATTGCAAGCATCATGACCCTGGTGGCCGCCCTGTCCCTGAGCGAGAAGCTCCAGCTGAACGCCCAGCTGGCTGCACAGATGGCCGGCGGCGAGGTCTCCATCGAGGCCTCTGCCCCCGCCTCTACCAAGGCCAAGGCCACCAAGCCCTCTGCACGCGCCGGCAAGCCGGCGGCCCCTGGCACCAAGGCCTGGTCGGCATTCATTGAGCACTGCCGCTCGACGATGCCCGACCGCTTCGCCTCTGCACCGCCCAAGGACCGCATGGTCATCGCCAAGGCCATCAAGGACGAGGACCCCGAGGCGTACAAGGCATTCGCCGCCAAGTACATCGCGGAGCACCCCGCCTCTGAGGTGGCCTCCGTGGCCTCTGCCTCCTCGGACGCCGAGGGCGAGGTCGCCAAGGCCGAGAAGCCCGAGAAGCCCAAGCGCGTGATGAGCGACGAGCAGAAGGCCAAGATGAAGGCGGGCCGCGAGGCTGCCAAGGCCAAGAAGGACGCCGCCATCGCCGCCGGCGAGACCCCGTCCCCTGCCAAGAAGGCCAAGGCCGCCAAGGCACCCACGGCCCCCAAGAAGGCAGCGGCTCCCGCATCCGTGGGCGGTGGCGGCTCTGTGGCGGCGGCTGCCCCTGCGGCCTCTAGCCCCTCTGGGGCGTCGCCCATCGCCCAGCCCGTCTTCGAGGAGGACGCCGGCCTGACGAAGGTGACGGTGGCCGGCGACGAGTACTTCCTGCAGACGGCCACCAATGACCTGTACGCCGTCGACGGCGACAGCATGGGTGCCTTCGTGGGCCGCTACGACCCCGCCACGGAGGAGATTGACTTCGACGCCGAGCCCAGCGACGAGTAAGCCCGAATGGGCTAGAAGACAAAAAGCAGAAGACAAGAAGACAACAAGACAAGACAAAGACACAAAAAGGACGAAAAGAGGGGAAACCCCACTCTTTTTCGTTGAGGGCTAAATGGAATCAGCCCAATACATCTATGCAGCGGGGCGGTCACAGGGATATCCGTGAGGCAGCAGAGCTATGCCCAGCCTATCAAGCTAAGAGGGACATCTATATCGCCCGCAACGAGCTGCCCCATCTCATCCTCTTTGACTGTGCTCTTGACTACACGCCAGGTGCCTTTGATCAGTTAAAGTGGTTGGTGAACCAGTACGCCATTGGGGCAATCACGGCTGATGATTTTCATACAGCGGTCTGCATTCTTTGTGCAGAGGCCTGCGTGCCTGGCCCTTTGCCCGCCGTGGGCGGCCACCCTGGAGGTCCTACTCTTGCGAGACACGTCTTTGACGAGGAGTTTCATCTGCTCTTGGGAGGCCTTACACGGGAGAAAGAGAAGGCTGCTCTTGACGTCCATATCGCCTGGCTGAATGACCTTGCCTAGGCGTCGCAGTCGTCGGTCTGGTTTTCGGCCTGAAAAAATTGAAGCCCCACAACCCCTCCAACACCTGTCCCCATCAGAATGTCTTTCCCTTCCGCCTTCCCCCCCTCTGACATCCGCGAGATCGCCGAGGAGCAGAATGAGTTCTACCGTGCGACCAAGGCCGACTACATCGCCCGCGGCGAGCTCCTGACCCTCGCCCTCTTTGACTGTGCCCTCCAGACCTCCCCTGGCTCCTTCGACCAGGTCAAGCGCCTGGTGAACCAGTACGCCCTGGGAGAGATCGCCCTCTCTGAGATGCACCGCTGCATCATGGTGATCTGCCTGGAGGCTGGTGCCGACTGCGGCGGCATCTGCTGGCCGCTCAAGGTGTTCCGCCACGAGTTCTACCTGCTCCTGGGCGGGCTGAGCACGGCGCAGAGGGACGCGGCCATCTTCTACCACGACACGTGGCGCAAGAACTTCATGCAGAAGAGCATCCCGCTCCCTCGCTCTGAGCCGACGACACCGACTATGCAAGCCATGGTCTCTCCTGCGGCCCCGCCCTCCATCAAGGAGGAGAGGGCTAACGCCGTTGCCGCGAGGGCTGAGGGCCTAGCACCCTCCACCGAGTGGGACGGCCAGATCTACTGGGGGCCCTATGTGGCAGCTGTGACTAGCCACTTCCACCCTTCTGTGCAACAGGAGCAGGAGCAGGAGCAGGAGCAGGAGCAGGAGCAGGCCCAGCAGTCCGAGTGGGTACGCCGTCCCGCCTACAACCACTTCCGCTGGCCCTCGCCCCTCCCCAGGCTGGTCGCCCTTGAGGCCGGCCTCACCACCAACAAGCGCTGTAAGCACGCGGACGCCATCGCCCTCCTTGCCAGGCGCATGCACTGCACGCCCGAGGCCTTCTGCGAGATGAGCCGTGGCGAGGTGAGCGAGCGCCTCTTCGGCAAGCCGAATTGGTCTCCTGCATGGTCTACGGGCGTGCGGAAGCTGCTGGCACAGACGAGCCGGTACTACTAGACCCTTTAACTGAATAAGAAAGACACAAAGAAACAAAACGAACAAAGACATCTTCTTCACCTCTTTTTGTAGGCTTCGAAGCCTGAAAAAATGAAGTAGATACCTATGGACCAATGAGTCCCCCTTCATAAGACAAATGGACCCTATGGCTGAAGAGATGCGCGAGGCAGAGGAGATGATTGTTGCATACACTGAGTACATTGGCAGCTTCATCGACATGTTCAAGGAGGTTGCCTCCCTCGGCAAGGGCCTTAAAGAGGGGCACTACCAGGCGGCCCTGTGCCACGAACTGCAAGACCGCAACATGAAGCACACTACCGAGGAGGCCATGCCCATCATGTACAAGGGGCGTCCCCTGGGAGGCAACCACACCATGCGCCTGGACATCATGGTCCTCTCCAGCCTGTCCATCATCATTGAGCTCAAGGCCATTGCCAGCAGCCTGGGCAACGAGGAGTACTGGCAGGTCCTGCGCTACATGGACTTCAAGAAGGTGGGCTTGGGTGCAGTGGTCAACTACTGTCAGTCCGAGAAGGCGGACAAGGGTCTGGAGATCAAGTTCGTGGTGCGCATGGCTAAGCACGCCTTCCTCTACGACTACAAGACGGGTGAGACGACCCTGCTGGATGACCCCACCTTCAAGCTGGAGTGATACACAAACGAAAAAAGAAAAAAGAAAAAAGTACCCCTTGGGGCCTTTTTTCTCTTTGGGTTTATCTTATGCACGGTCAGCTCTTACGCACGGTCAGCCCATGCGCCCTCGTCCTCGTGCAGCAGGTCAACAGGACCCTCATTGGCGTCATAGTAGGTCGCCCACTTGCTCTTGCGCCTACTATTGTCCACCACCGTCCACACCTTGTCCGCGTAGGGCGAGCGGACCTTCTGCTGGACAACGGGTGCCTCATCAGACATTCCCGCGCCCCTGTGGCAGTACACCTTCTTCTTGGAGATCAGCTCGGACCCAATGCAGGGGGCACGCCCTGCAATGATGTCGGCATAGTGCTTCTTCACGGCATTGATCTTCTCCTGCTGGGCAAACGTCGCGGGCTTCTGGTTCTGGGAGGGCTTCATTGTGGCGGGGACTTCCTCCAGGGGCCGGCGGCCGCTTCACTTTTTTCACCCTCTTTGACACCCTCTTTGAGACAGCCCAGGAAAAAATTGAAGCCTGTGCCTATCCAATGTACAAGTCCCCCCCAGCAACCATGTTTAACACTACCTCCCTGTTTGCCGCGATGGAGAAGAAGAAGCTGCTGGACAAGGCCCGCCTCGAGCTCCGCCTCTTCCAGGCCCTGCACGAGAAGGCAAAGCACATGAATGTGGTCGAGGAGTTGGAGAAGTGCATGGCAGAGGGCCTTGCACCGAGCATCCCCTTCCTCACCTACAAGTACGGCAGCGTCTACAATGATTACGACCAGCTCGACAGGGAGCAGTTATTCAGCGAGGAGCTGAGGGAGAAGGCGCGCGCAGACACCCTCAGGACTCCTCCAGGGCCCAGGATGAAGCACCTCGCCTATGCAATGAGCACGACCCTGGAGGAGCTGGTGCACGAGGCTCTCCCTCCCCACGAGGGCAAGATGCTGCTGAAGCGCTGCGATGGCGCACGCACTATCCCCGCCCACCACCTCTTTAACAAGCGCTTTGGTGCACTGGGCTTGTTCAGGCACTTCCTGGGCGAGGGGCTCGACGTGAAGATAGAGTACATGAACATCGAGTTCGCCTCTGACCGCAAGTACGAGGCGAACAACATCGTCTCATCAACTATTCGGTGGAACATCGTCTTCACGGGCAAGAAGAAGATGCCGTGGACCATTTCCCAGCACATCCCCGCAGACACCCTCATCTGGTGCACCCTGAACGAGCTCCTCACTACGCCCTTCAGCCCGCACTGGACTCGCCTCTCCTTCCCCTACTGGAAGAACTCGCACATGAGCGACGAGATTGTGGCGTGGTGCGAGGCGGGCAACACGATTACCGAGGAGATGAGCTGGGACATGAGCGACGCGGGCGACCTGGAGGCCAGGCGCGACCCTGGGCCATCTGAGCATGACCTGGGCCTCTGCCAGGTCTTTGGCTGCGACGGCAAGGTGGGCGACGGGGGATTCTGCCGAAAGTGCTCGTGCAAGGTGATTGAAGCTGACTCCTCCTGCCCACACGGCGGGCTTCACATGGCCGTGCACATGGCCCGAGTGACCGAGGCAGGAGAGCCGGTGGTCCACGGCCTTGTCAAGTGCAAGCCCTGTGGCTACCGTAAGCAGTGGATCATTCGGTAAACAAAAGACACAAAGACAGAAACCCAAAGCCAACAAACTTTTTTGCAGTTCTCTCTTGCTTCGCAGTCGGCTCAGAAAAAAATGAAGTCCGCCCCACCACCTTTTACAGTCCCCCTCAAGACAACCCAAATGGACACTGACTACCTCCCCCTCGGCGGCCACCTGCTCCCCGAAGAGTTTCAGACCTTCCTCTCTGGCTGGAACAAGGCAATCGCATCGTATTCATCAGAGACTGGTGAGGACGCCTGGAGGGGCGAGTCGCGCCGCGAGTACCAGGAGGATCACCCCGAGCTCTGGGATGTCTACCAGGCAGAGTTCAGGCGCCTGAACACCCTGTACTCTGCAGACGTGAAGGCCCTGAAGGCCTACCAGAAGGAGTACCTGAAGGTGGAGGCTCTCGAGGCCGAGGTGGCCGCTGCACAAGAGGAGCGGAACAAGCGACGGGCACGGGAGGAGGAGATCGTCTACATGAACTCCCTCTCGTACGCGAATATGCAGGCTGCCGCCGCAGCGGCAGCGGCAGCAGATGCCGAGGAGTCCGTCCTGTACGAGGACGCGCAAGACGCCTACGCTGACGAGGTGGGCTGTGGCTGCTGCTGGTGTGCAAAGTGCAAGGACGAGGGGAATAGCCATTGCGAGTGTTAACGAGCAAAGACGAGTGATGGAACCCTAAAGAGTGAAAAAAAGTGAACTTTCCTCCTTCGCCCTAAGTAGTCCCCCCTCCAATGCAGAAAGAAGTCCAAACGCCCAAGCCCCAGCTGCAGATCCCTGTTACCGCAAACGAGCCAATCATCATGACCCCCAGCCGCTTCATCGCCAAGCCAAAGAGGAGGGTCTACGTTGATGGTGAGGAGATGTCGTGGTACATCGAGCAGATCTCCCTCTCCCTTTCGCCCTACAAGTCCATTACCCGCTCAGATGGGGTCTGGCCAGTGGGATTCCTGTACAAGGTGTGAGACAAAAGACTAAAGACAAAAGACAAAAGACAAAAGAAAACACAAAGCACATAAAACCATCATCTTCACCTCTTTTTACTGATATCTTCTTATCGATATAGCCCATTACCTCAGAAAAAATTGAACCATTCCGCAGCTCCAGCCATGAGTCCCCTCCACAATGCAGACCTGGTCCCCGCCCACCACCCTCCCCAAGCTCCCCCTCGAGTATGCCTCCATCCGCCTGGAGCCTGTCGAGCCCATTCCTCCCTACGTGACGCGTGCCTACGAGAGGTACCTGGCAAAGAAGGAGGAGCTGGTAGCCGAGAAGGCTGCCATTGCCCAGAAGCTCGCCGACCTCGAGGAGAAGATGAAAAAGAGGGATGATGGGAAGTATCGCCCCCGAGTCTCACAAGAGGACCCAGTGGTGAAGGGCATTCGTGATGAGATTCTGAGGGAGACAGCCGCTCTCAAGGGCATGGGTCAGAAGATGGATAGCCTCGATGAGGACAGTAAGGCTGTCCAGGAGTACATGAGCATCCACAAGAAGATGGAGGAGTCTTACGTCACGACCAAGGCCCTCCAGGAGGAGTCGCGTGCATCATGGGCTACCATGTACTCGACTGTTTAGCCTCTATAGGCTGCATAGCCTCTCAAAAAAAATGAAGTCCCAGCTGCCTCCCAGGAGCAGTCCCTCACCAGTCATCAATGTACGTCACACCCTACACCAGCCCAAGCGACCCCTCTTACACCCTTGCGGCGACCTTCTTCGCCTTCCTCCCCCTTCTGCTCCATCTCTTCTCTATTCTGCCAAAGGTGGTGAGCCAGACTCAGCAGGAGGAAAGTTCTCCCGCAGAGGAGCAAGAGCAGGAGCAGAAGCAGACCAGTCACATCCTCGGCCCCATCCTAACCTACCTTGTCTCAGACCTTGAGCTGTCCATCCTCGAGCTACTCGATGGAATCGGTGGCGAGATGAGCACCCGCGACATGCTCCGCCATTTCACCGATATGCCACAGTGGTCCCATGTGGATCGCAGCGACCTGAATAGGTGCCTCTACCGTATGCACGAGCAAAGCATCATCTGCATGCGAAAGGAGGGGTACAAGCCTCTCTGGTCAATGCCGGCCTAACCAAAAAGACAAAGAACAAGACATCATAAAATCACGTGACTAAATAGAATGTTGCCGTTGATCGTTTCGATCTTGGCACCTTTTTTTGGTACAATACAATTATTACCACAGCTACACAAGACATACCATACACGACATGTTAAAGATTTGTCCATTGAAACCATCTGTATGATCTTAGTTACTGATTTACTTTGGCTTCTTCATGGTATGTTTATCTTTGATCTTTCCTTGATTATATCTTGTTCTATTAACTGTATTATAATCCTTTTACTTATTTTACTATATATCCTCTATATCTAAGGACGGTTGCCTCTTCTTTAAAAAAATGAAGTTACCCTCCCCCCTCATGCACAGTCCCCACATGTTCTCCAGAATTCCCAAGTACCGTTCTGTGGATGCAACGCCCCGCCAGGGGCTAGAGGCAAAAGCCCCCTGCCCCACCTGTAACTGTCCCGTAGACTTTGAGTGGCTTCCTTGCACCGAGGTCTGCCGCCAGCAAGAGAGGATTGACCGCCTTTCTCCTTCTGGGCCTTCGGCCCCAAAGCCCAAGCAGGCTTACCCTCCCCTTCCTCTGTCAGATGATGAGTCTGTTGAGAAGCAGAAGCAGAACGAGTACTTCTACGAGGACCGTCAGCCCGACTACGACCTCTTTATGGCCGATGCCTACTGGACGGTGCTCGACCCCTGCTGGCCAGAGTACGAGCACGAGATCGGCTACCTCGCCCACTTCCCCCATCTCATCGACGAGGCCCAGTTCATCTACGCACTTCTTGTGCGAAAGGGTCAGACCAGGGACGAGCTGGTCAGGACCATCGTTGAGCTCGAGCCAGAGGGTCTCTTCCTTCGCTCTTACAGGGTGATCACCTGGCATCTGAAGATGATGGAGAAGGCTGGCATCATTTATGCACAGTAAATCAAACAACAAAAAATGGGATACTCATCCTTTTTACAGGAAAATCTGAGTGCCTGAAAGGCCTGAAAGGGCCAAAGGGCCTAGGTAAGCCGATTAATGATGTCCTGAATCTTGTTGTTCGAGTCATCCGAGTAGATGAAGTCGCGAGGGTTTTTGTTCGGCATCGTCTTAAGGTGTGAACGAAATATGCTCACGTCAATGTTGGTGTGGCGGGGAAGGCAGGTCATTGGCCACCACGCCGTGTCAGAGATTTCATTCGTGTCCCGTGTATTTAAGAAACACGAGACATCAATGTGAAAGACAAAGTAGCCACCGCCCTTCATCATGTAGTAGCCGCAGTGGTTAGTTATAAGACGAACCCCGGTCTCCTCATATAGCTCCCGCAGAGCACAGTCGACTGGAAGTTCACCACACTCACTATGACCCTTGGGAAAGGACCATTTGTTGGAACGTCTTCCTTTAACAAGTAAGACGTTGCCGAAAGAATCTAAGCAAATTGCACCGTAAACAGTCATGGGGACTGGTTCTCTATTATAAAATTCTATCACTTTTTTCACAAATACTCACGCATCAGCATATCCCTCATCTTCATTCCTCTCATGAAAATAGGTAATAATCCCCTTTAACATTTCCTGAGGACACGCCGCCGTAGGCACAAGTAGTCCGTTTTTCTTGGTAATATGCAACTGAGGAGAATATGCATTGTGGACAAGAATCTTCCATCGCTCCGAGTACTGTCTATTCTTCTTCGCACCGTGAAAGTGGTGGCGTATTACTCCAGGCACATATCCTAGACGCATTCCTGCACAGCCCTTCTCGAACTCTCGCAGGGTCTCCTTATAGTCATCGCTCGCATCGGGATTACAGCTTCCCAGGCAGTTTCCAATGAAGGCAAAGGTCATTGCGTGATCACCCGCTCCCAGGATTCCCAGTTCGTACAGGCCTCCCATCCGCTCATAAGCCTTCCGTGTGCACGCCCACGCAAAGCCAGGGTGCCACATATTAATGCCTGTCCCACCGTAGGAAACACCCTTGCACATCTGGAAGCCGAAGCTTGGGAATATACACATCGCATTCTTCCTCTTATCCATGTCAATAGCATGACTGAACAGTTGGATAACATCCCGAGATCCATTTAACACCTTCAATGCATCGGATGCCCAGGTCGTGCTCTCGAACTCTACATCTGCATCAATCCATGCAAAGGCCTTCCACGACGGCGGCAGGAGCCGTGAAACCCCCAGATTAATCATGTTCTCCTTGTGCCATAAGGGGACGTCTCCACGAAGTTGCAGATGTCTCTTATTCTTTGGATCAGTCACGTAGAACTTATCTTTACCATAAGCCAGCTCAACAACGTAGAGGATGATGTTATCCTCCCGTTCCATTCTGGAGATGAACTCCCTCGCCAGGATGTAGCGGCGAGCATACTGGCATGGATTCGAAAGAACGGTTATCACATGCAGCCGAGTATCGAGGGGGTCGTTCATGCGAATAGCCTGACGCGTCTCGTCAGGCTTATACTTTTGTATATCGATTTCTATACCATTAATTATCGTCATAGCCCTCTACTCTATCGGCCTAAATGTGCTATGCGAACCTGCGTTTCCTTTTTACACAAAATCATTCGCCATCCTAGAAAATGTCTACCACGCACAGCACAGAGGCTGAAATTCTCATTGCATCGGTAATCAAGAGTGTCGGAAAGAGAGTGTTTCTGAAGACTGTGGAACAAATGTGCAAACATCAGGAAAAGTCTGCACCCGCAGGCCAGCGTGTAAAACAGGCTGTTCCGGCGGAATGTATGTGTAGTGCAAGAAAGAAGGGTGAGCGTACGGGAATTAAGGCTGGCAAATACGTCTTATATGATGCTGTGAGGTGTGAGAGGAAGGAGGTAGATCCTGTTACTCATCTCTGTGCAGTGCACACCAACATGGTTGCGAGGAAGGGTGAACTCCCCTTTGGCCGTTACTCAGACCCTCTCACGGAGAAGGATAAGAAGGTCTTTGGCGAGCTTTAGATGTCTGACTCTAATAGATGTCTTGGGCAAGTTATGAACCTGTAGTTACACAGCCAACCATAGTCCAGCCCCCAGTATACCAACAGCAGATGAAGCCTGCAGTCCAGAATAAGCCTGAAAATCCGGCGTACAGCCAGCAGCAAAAGCAGAAGCCCCAGGAGCATCACCAGCCACCAACTCATATAAGTAAATGGGCAGACATATCTGAGTATGAGGAAGTTAAGGATTGGTTATTTATCTTCATCGGCATTATTGTCACGGAATTTATCTTTCTGGTACTCATACGTTACTTTCCAGAGTTCTTTGGCAAACAGTTAAATGTCTGGTATAATCGCTTCAAGCTTAGTGCCGTTCTTTCTGATGTACTCGTTATAGCCATTGCAATCGGTATCTCTCGTTATGTCTATACGGAGTTCATTTACCCGAAGCACGACTGGAATCCCCTGTACTTCACGGGCACTACTATATTTGTGCAGGTGCTCCATGATCTCCTCTTTTACATCGGTGTAATCCAGCAGGTGCCAAAGGGTAGCAATGCAATGATTGATGTATTTAAGGAATATTCCAGCTCAGCCGGTACTAGGGCTATTATGGGAGATTCGGCTATGATGATATCCTCTGTGGGAATCGCCATGATTGCCAAGGGCATGGATCTTCACGCCGCTGTCTTCCTGGGAATTATTGGCTTATACGGCATCCCCTACATCCTGGAGACGAGGAATGACTTCTCTAGCTTGTCTTAGGGCCTCTATAATGAAAGCCGTAGAATGTCTCTAGCCATTCTACAATCTGGTCTCTCCATGCTCCCACATCCTGTTCATTTATACCCTCAGGTCTGAATGAATCGATGCAGAACCATCCAGACTGAAACTCGTTCGCCAAGAAGATCATCCACTCGGCTCGCTTTGTAGCAGCCCCGCCCATCCATAGGGTTCTCTCCTCTCCAAGGAACCCCTTATACAGGTCTGGATCATCCACAACCCTGTAACCGATTTCCCCGTTCACGGCGAGGCTTGTTGCCTTCAGTGGGCCGAACACTTCGTAGGAATCACGCAGAGGAACACAGCGTTTAGGGTCCATTGCTATGTATCTGCAAATACTCTTAGACCCTTTGCCCGCCGTGGGCGGGCTAAACTCCGAGACTACTGTGGTATAGATGTCTATATCTGAGTGTCTAAGGGAACTGGCGGCAAAGCACTCGTATATGGTTATACATACGGAACTTATGGCTCTGATGAAGGAGGAGTATACGGCTCTCAAGGCCTTTTTTGATGCAGAAACCCCGAAAAAAAAGAGGGGGCCTCATGCAGCGGCGGCAGCTGCAACAGTGCCTGAAGTGCCTCAAGTGCCTGAAGTCACTCAAGAGGAGGAACTTGAGCGTCCGCCGCCCAAGCTTCTTGCTAACACGAAGATACGGATCATTAAGAAGGCTGCGTCGCCAGAGCCCGTCGAAGGCTCTCTAGGCTCTCTAGCCCCTAAAGGGGCGTCGCAGGCAAGCGAGCAAAAGCGAATGGACTCCAAGGAGCTGAAGGCCTGGCAGAAGGAGCAGGAGGCAAAGAAGTTAGCCGAGCTCACCGCTGCCGGCACAAATCCCGAGACCCTCCTCACCCCCGAGTCTATCAAGCGTTGGATCGAAGATGAGGGTCGTACCTTTGCCTACGTGGCCAGAGAGTATGTGGGACTGCCCGAGGCCACGGTCGCCGATTTTGCCAAGTCCCACGGAGTAAAAAGTAAGATATCTAAGTCGAGAGCTATCCTCTCGGCGAAGAATCGCCGTCCTTAACAGATGTATAAGAGAGACGCATCCGATGTTACATATCGCAATGATTACAGGACTCGGTACATTAATCATTACGTTAAGAATAAAAATACTGTAAATGCTATTATAAATATTGACGGTGGGTCAGGAGCTGCAAATGAGGCAAGCGAGGTAACCTATTTAACTATTGGAAGTACCCTAGTGCCAAATGCAGAGCTAGAAACCTTCGTTGTAGTGGCTCCCGTATCAACAGTAAGCACCATATACTTCAGTGTACCCCCGCCTCTGGCGTCAGTGGTTACGCCCGATGGTCTATTTGTCACTGATGGATCTTCCACCCTATTCAGTCCTTCGTCAAGTAATATAACCTTTCCAGCTCCTATAACATCTCTTGCTACAGACTTATCAGGCAATCTGTATGTAACAACCTCAACGGCAATATATAAAAATACTTCTAATGGTATTGTGAATATGAATATATCAGGGTTAACTACTATTACGGGACTAGCAATTAATTCTAATAGCTTTTACGTGGTAAATGCTGGATCGCAGATTTATACAGCAACTGCAAATACAACAGCAACATCTATAGCAGGTTCTACATCAGGATTTCTCGATGGAGCAGGCTCTACAGCCAAGTTTAATAATCCTGGAACTATCATCCTTGATCCTACAGGTACAAATCTCTTGGTATCAGATACAGGCAATTCTTTGATAAGAACTGTTAGTACGACCCCTCCTTATACCGTAAGCACACTGGCAGGAAATACCACAGGATTTATAAATCCAACACCCACTGATTCTGTAGGAAATAGAGATGGCAGTGGGATACATGGAGAAAGCCTGGTCTTCATTCCCAAAGGAATCACCGTCTCTCCAACAGGCATCATCTATATAGCAGATACTGCCAATAATAACATACGTTCACTCACCAACAGCTACTTATCGACTATTGCGGGCCAGCCTGGGCTTGATCCCGTGTATGATATTTCTCCTGCAGGATATGTGAATGGACTTGCATCTAATGCCCTATTTTCTAGACCCACCTCTATATTCTATTACAACTCTGCCCTCTATATTACGGAACCCTCTAACGGTACAGTCAGACTGCTTACGCTGGTATGAGAGCTTGGGCTTCGCCCTCTGGCTCGGCGACCCCTTCAAAGGCCTTCGTGGCGACAGTCTTTTGTTTACAGACAGGACAGGTAGTGTTTGTCTGGAACCAAATGTTCAATGCCTTCGTGTCAAAGACGTGATAACAGGAGGTCACACTTGCAGTTAAAGGGGATACTTCATCCAGGGTGATTGCACATGTCTCTCCCTTCTTACTGGCATCTTCGGCAATAATCCAGGCAATGCGCATGGGTATTCCTACAGGAGTACGTTTTAGTGCACCAGGAGGAGGAACAGGAACAGGTTCATCGCCCGCTAACGTCCATAGAGGGGGCACGGTGGCCTCTGGTCCAATGGGAATAGTATGACCAGGAAACTCTGCTGCAAAGAGTGAGTTCTGGAAATTGGATGCTGAAGTAACTGTCTTCTGTAGTATGGCAACATGGCGCCCATTATATAAGAGATATTGTCCCGATGCAATGCATTTTACAAATCTGTGCTCATTCGTGTTCCCTCGTATAGTATTAATCTTGGTGGGTGCTACAGGAATGACTTGGGTGCATAGCTGGATCTGGGCCTGGTGATCAGGATCGGTGAGGTGACGCTTCCAGTAATTCTGACCCCGCACCCATTCAAGGATGGCATAGGTCCTCTTGTTTGGCCTATAGATCGCTATGTAGGCCTCTCTGAATTGGTGAATGAATCGCTCGGCCATGTGGGACTATATATACCGAGTCCCATGCCATTCATTTTTTTACAGAAAAAGTGAAGTGCCGGTCCCCCCTTTAACGAGTCTACCAGAACAAATGGGTCAGTATTACTTTCCTATCTACCTCGGTGCAAACGGGAAGATTCGTGCATGGATGGATCCACTGTCGTATAACAATGGGATGAAGCTGACGGAGCACTGCTATAAGGAGAATTCGTTTGTCAATACCTTTGAGTGGGGTCTGGTGGTCGGCGCCCCCTTTTACAGGGCAAGAGTGGTTTGGGCGGGCGACTATGCTGAACCTGAACCCGAGGGTGAGAACCTCCATCAGATGTGCAGTGAGTACACCTTGATCCATCCTCATGCGAAGGGTCCAGGCCCTCGCTACATCCTCAATCACACGAAAAAGCTCTTCGTGGACAAGGAGAAGGTTCCCACCAAGAACGGCTACACCTACCACCCCCTGCCCATTCTAACTGCTGAGGGCAATAATGGGAGTGGTGGGGATTGCGACGAGTCACCGCTGGTCGGTTCCTGGGCGAGGGATGAGATCTCGGTGGCCGACTCTACAGACGACTTCGAGGAGCTCCTCTTTGACATGGTGATTGATTAGGCTAAGAGCCTCTGGTCTCTAAGACCAATCCACAGTAATATACAGCTTATGGAACTGTTTTTTCTGTAGGCGAATCCCGTGAGGGTCCACGCCCAGAGAAGAGTCATACATGTGCCCATCCACCCCACGAGTGAGAACCTTGCGCAGAATGCTACAATCAGGGAATGCAGTATTCAGCTCATATATCACATCGTGTACAATGTCATAGCACTCTACGGGAATCTCAACGGTATAGAATTCCACGTTGGCTGTCTTCGCGTAGTCGAGGACCAGGCTGTAAATGCGTTTGGCCTCATCGGTCACCCTCTTTCTGTATTGGGCAGTGTCATAGTCTACCCTCATCTGTATGAGCATCTCACGACTGAACGGTTTCAGAGACATGGTTGGACTGGCAGTTAAGCGGCAGCACCACTTCATTTTTTACCGCAGTGCCTTACCATTCACATCACGAGATGCATAACAGTCTAGATAATGATGCCCCTCTCGTCCACACCTACTACAACCATCCTTCTCTTTACATGACCTTTCGTGTACACGACAGCCGTATGCAGTACTGAAGGTCCTGTTACAGTAATCACAGCCATACTCGAGTTCGTGTTCCTCTTCCTCTTCCTCTTCTTCCTCTTCTATCTCGCTGGGCGTCGCCACCTCTAACTGATTCCCCTGAACATCTGTCCTTGCGTAACAGTTAGCCACAAAGTGTCCCTTCCTTCCGCAGCGTGTACAGGCATCCGTTGCCGAACGAATCTTCTTGTTCAACTCAGCCTTCTGCTCATCGCTCAGGACCATTTCCACATAAGATCCCCCGCGGACCTTGTCAACCCCGTAGGTTGACATATACTTCAAGGTCAACGAATCCTCTTCGAAGGGGGAGACATTCCTACGTTCCTCTATTACAGAGATTGGTGCGTACTTTCGTGTCCACGCCGACCCCTGTCCATCCAAATGCTGTGCAATACGATTCTTAAGATTCGCTGCCTTTCCAACATAGTAGCGTCCACCTGCGAGGCGTAGTACGTAGAGGTTAGTCGACATGGGGACTTGTTGATGTATCCACGAGTACTTCATTTTTTTAGCCCAGTAAAAGATGAAGCAATTCCACCCCCACAATGAAGTCTACGCATGTCTACCATTGATTCGGAACTCGAGACCTTGCGTCTAAGGCTTGCTGCGCTGGAGGAGCAAAAGAGAATCGAAGCAGAAACTGCTGCAGAGAAGAAGGCTTTCCCTCTGAAGACCCTTGAGGGGATACTCGATGAGAAGAAAAAGCAGATTGAACGTATAAACTACAGACAGGTGAGTGCCTCGCAGTTTAATGCTGAACTACACAAAAACAGGGACGTTGAAACTACTGAATTTATTGGGTATATTATTAACATGCTTAAGAACATCCAGGAGCGGTTAGAGGTTCTTGAGAAGAAATAGACATTCCCAACAAAAAAATGACCCCACCCACCCCGCCACCCCAAGTCCCCGCAGCCAAATGTGCAATCTCTTCAGAGACTTTTACCTGAATGCACGCAAGGACCCCTGTTTCACCGTATTAATGCTCGTCATGGCGATCGTGTCAGTCATCTTGATGCTTATTGGCTTCATCGGCATGTACAAATACCCAACAGACTATGGGTATGCTATCGCAGCCGTCGTGGGTATCTCTGGTCTTCCGTGGCCAATCTTGGTGGCCGTCACCTTCTGTATTGGCAAGTGTGTCCATTCAACGGAACCGCTCGCCGACCTATACGAGGTTTGATTTCTTAGTCTTCTTGGGCTTAGTCTCTTCGATTGGAGAAATAACCTCCTCAGAGTCCCCAGACTCCCCATCGATCACCCCTATAACAGACATCAGCAAGCCCCGCACAGTATTGATTTTTTCCAGTGTAACAATCCCCTGCTTCTCTAACAAATCTCGCACAGCCTTCGTCTCAGCCTTGGCCTCCTTCATCCATTCAGCAGTCCGCAGAAGTTCGTGGCCGAGCAGAGCCTTCGTCTTGAGAAGCTTCTCCTGTAGCCGAACCGACTCGGTATCGCTCGGCGCGGAAGCAGCCAATCTATGCGTCCTGAACGCCACATCAATACAAACATCGAGGAAGGAGAATATAGACCGCATATCCTGCTTGTACATGTTGTTCACGTAGATCATCATCTGAGATGCAGGACTCCACTCAATCGTAATGAAGTCGTTGAACTTCTTTCCCTGTAACCGAGACTTGAGCGACAAGAAGACACCCAGGGGTGCGTCAGAATGCAGAGCCATATCTCTCTCAAACTTGGTGACCTCTGCCTTGGGAATATCGGATTCATAGTTCTTCACCTCGAACAAAATCTTGCACTTCCTCACTATGCAACTCCAATCTGCACACCTGGGCTGTTTGGACGTATTCTCCAAGGGACCCCAACTAGTATACTCTGCCACCAGCTCCTCGAACTCCTGTTCTCCCCTTTGACCGATATCAGAGGATCCCACCTTCCGCGTGTCCTCAGCCTTTGCTAAAAGGACTTGGAGTTCAGCCACACGAAGCTTCATGTCTTCCCGAACTCTCTCCACCTCCTTCCCATATCTCTCCTCTATTGCAAGCAGTGAGCCCTGAAAGGACTTCTGTGCCTTCTCTTGGATCTGGAGGATCTGGGTCTGTAGACTCGCAGTATAGGCTGTCAGCCGATCCATCTCCTTGCTGTGATTCGCCTGGGTCCCCTCCTGCATGGAACGAAGGGTCTCCCTGTACTCGACCTCTCCCCGCCTCTGAGTCTCCTTTTGCACCTCCAGCTCAGTCACAGTCGTGCGAAGCCGTGTAACCTCTTCCTGTTTCTCGGCGAGAACCCGGGCCAATTGTTCCTCGGCCTTCTTCTGTATTCTCTTGGTCTGCTCCTCAACCTCACGGTCGAGAGACTCCTTATACTGAGCATTGGTTGCCTCCTTCTTCATGGAGCTCAGTGATGCCGCAGCAAGACGAAGAAGGGTGGGGAATTCCTCCTTTGACACGGTTTGCACGATATCTCTGATTGACTCTGTATGACGAAAGGATGATGCCCATGTACCATCCTCGAACCATTCTGAGACAAAGGCCTCCATATCCCTCAACCACACCCTTTTTCTAAGTCGTTCTTAGATGGCTTCGAACATATATATAGGCCTTATTCTCTTAGCCTGTGCATATATATTATCTAGGGCCGGCCACAAAGAAGGGTTCTCAAACCATCAAGACAGTTACGAGCTCCCCGCAATCGCCTGGACCCATTGGAACAATGACCGCCCCCCGAAGGTCATTAAAGATATCTTAGAGAATAGGCCCCAGGCCATGCCAAACTGGGAGGTACGGTTCGTGACCGATGAGACCGTTCTCGACTATATCGACCAGAGCGATTTCCCTCTCAACTACAAGGGACTCAGCCCCGCTCACAGGGCCGACTGGATCCGTCTCAGACTCCTCGAACTTCATGGGGGTGCCTGGCTCGATGCGGGCATTATTGTCAATGATGGAGCCGCTCTCGACCGCCTTAGAGAGGAAACGATTCAGAAGCGTGCCGAGTATACGGGATTCTACCCTAACGATGGACTGAATAAGATGGGAACACCCTCTTACATTGACAATTGGTTCATCATGGCACCGAAGGGAAGCCCATTCATTACCACCTGGAAGAAGGAATATGAGTCTGCCATTGATATGGGGTTTGTCCCCTATAAACGGAAGTTAACTAGCTCGGACCTTACCTTCACTGACTATAATGTCAAGGACCCCAATGATGTCTATTTAACACCCCAGGCATCGCTGCAAAAGATTCTCCAGACGATGTCATACAAACCAAACATCATTTTACACCATGCCAGAGATTCGATGATGAAACTGCACGCTGAGTGTGCGTCTAGGCCGGATACTAAGCAACAGGTAGAATGTATACATGATGCTATCCTGAATGACCCGAAGACAAAGGATATTCCTTATATCAAGTTAAGGAAGGAGGATAGGGGGTTTGATATTGCCCCGTACTTTGAACAAGCCTAGCGTCTGGATCTGGACTTGGTCTTTCTGGTTCTGGACTTGGTCTTTCTGGTCTTGGACTTGGACTTAGACTTGGCCTTGGACTTGGACTTGGACTTTGACTTGGCCTTGGACTTAGACTTGGTTCTTCTTCCACCTCTACTGGTTTCATTGGGTGCACCTGTGCTAGTCGATTTTACTTCAACATTGTAAAGATTACCATTGTTACCATTGTTACCATTATTCATAGTTCCATTCAAAGTTGTTCCTTCTTCATCGTCCTCTTCTTCCTTCCCTTCGTCATTAAAAGTAAGTCGCTGAGCATACCCCCCGCGACCCTCTTCTTCCATTGCCTTAGCAGCGGCATTGGCCGCAGCTCCAGCCGCAGCAGCCCTCTGTTTAGCCAGAAGTTCTGCCTGTTCTTTTTCTGCCGCCACAACATTCACTGGCGGTGGTCGAGGAGGAGTATTCATTCTACTCTTACCACTTAAAATAAGTGAACATCTCACATTAGAATGAATATCATCTATGGAACCAAGGATATTCATAGTGATGTTACAGAGGTAGCAAAAGCCAGATGCATGAAATCGTCTATCATTTATATTCCACCGGATGATAATGTACGCGCAAGACTGTTTACAGACCCTATCTTCGGAAAAGTCAAGTCTATCTTCATCAATGACCTCGAATACGACGCAGATACAGCAATCTTCATTGATACAACGTCAAACACTGTTCACACAACCGCTGCATACATACCAGACCATATCGTAGCTATTTACCCCGAGGAATGTGTAACAATAAAACTGCATTCCCTTCACTCAACCCTTACCCTCGTCCATGGTAGCTTCCGTGATGAGTTTCCAGAGCAAAGAATGGCCGTCCGTTTCCTGAAGCCTGATGACCGAGTCCTCGAGATTGGAGGTAACGTGGGACGTAACAGTCTCGTGATCGCATCCATCGTCGGCCAGGACTCGCTCGTCGTACTCGAGTCCGATCCTAATATTGCGAAACAGCTGGAAGAGAATCGTAATGCAAACGGGATGACCTTCGCCATCGAGGCGTCTGCTCTCTCCGCCCGACCCCTGGTCCAGCGAGGGTGGGACACCATGGTATGCGATATAGTGCCAGAGGGGTACAAGAGGGTACAGACGATCAGCCTCCCCGCCCTCAGGGCCAAGTACCTGAATACAGTACCCTTTAACACCCTGGTCCTCGACTGCGAGGGAGCCTTCTATTACATCCTCAGTGACATGCCCGAAATCCTTGATGGTATTACCACTATCATCATGGAAAACGATTATTATGACAAGGATCACAAGGCATTTATTGATTCCTCTATGACTTCACGTGGCTTCACCTGTGTCTATTCAGAGGCTCTCGGCCCCGAGTATGCGTTCAAGAAGTTCCCCTTCGAAAAGAACTTCTTCGAGGTGTGGCAGTGTGCGGAACCATCCCCATAAGGAGGCTGAGGTTAAGGAATGATGTTAGCAGATCTCCCAGCCATAATAGAACAAATGATAAAGATATGATGAAGTGTGTGGCTGTGCAAGTAGTAGAATCTACCTGGACAGAATCTCTCTGGAATCTTTCCTAGAAAGAAGATACCTGCTACAAAGATAAATACGGTGCAGAGGAAGGAATACAGACACGCTTCCCTTACGACCCACTCCCTATTCATCGAGAGAAGCATATTCAGCCCAGTAAGAGGTATCCCGCTTAACAGGGGATACTGGATACCCCAATGATTCCCTACCCCCGAGAAGATTTCCCCAATGCATCGCAGAGCAAATGCCACCTCAGCGAGTAAGATAATTCCTAAACCATCCCACGGATACATCTTATGTAGCAATATCGTATCTAAGAGTTGATGGGAGAGATTCACACATACGATCCCTGCGAAGTCTACTTGCCAGACAAAGGTGTTCCACCTACGGTCGACAATGTAAAAGGTGTGAGCAAACGCCGAGCCCAGTCCCATGGCTACGGGGCCTAACGAAGAGACTGTATGGAAAAGACGAAGCTCCCAAGGAGCATCCACGTATGAGAAGTCAACCATGTAGAGCCAAAGGTAATATAGGCCTGGCACAAGATGTGTATAAATATTCAGCGTCTCATTATGCCATTGGAATAGTGAACGTGCTGCCTGCACCACTGTCGATGGGGCTCTGTAATGCGTGGGAACGAATTCATAGGCTTTGTACCACTCAGGAAGGGCACCCTTCTCCATACCTAGACCAACCCACCACACCTTTAACCGAACCCTAATAAGACAGAAGGCAGTATGCGTCCCGCTCTTGCCAACTTTTTACGGAATCCTACCCCCTTTTCTGTATTAAAGGGTAATGCTCTTTCAAGGGCAAAGGCAGCCCAGGTGCAGACTGACGGTTCCTTTACATCATTCTCTCGCACAGCTGTTCTTCTTAAGACAACAACTCCTGAAGAGTATACTCTTCGCTCGACTTACTTTGACCATATTAACTCGACACAATCTGAATGGTGCTCGATCCTCGACGGTATCCTCTTCTCGAAAAAGAAGGACCAGGGCTCTATCCAGCTGGAAAATGACTGCCTCGGCGTGGTTCAGGCATTATTGCGTAAGAAACCGCCACGAGATGAGCTCCTAGCCTACTTTCACACCAGTATCTACAAGGAAGTAAAGGACCTCGATCACTTTGGGATCCGATGGATCCCGAGAGAGATGAATAAGGCCGATGAACTCTTTAGGGTCTAAAAATTGAAGCGGCCACGCCCAGGAGTCGAACGTCCCTCCGCAGAACAAATGGGTTTTGTCCTGTATATCACCTGCAACTTTAGCATATGTGCCGAGACGGGGAAGCCCTATTACCTGGCCACCGTCGAGAGTGACATCAAGAAGGTCTACGGTATCCCTGACATCACTGTCCCGCCCCCGTTCAGACCCTTCCTGCAGCAGTTTGGCAGCTTCTTTCACGCCTATACGACATCGAGGATCTCCGAGGAGTATTCTCACATCACCTCGATGAGTACCCTCGCCTTCCTTGACCAGTACCCTGACTGGTCTGACGTGGTTATCGACCCCAAGTATGAGAAAGAGTGCGGATGGACGAAGAAGGAGCACGATGAGTTCAAGAAGGCCCTCGAGTGGTTTTCACACCAGCATATCGACTACACGGTGAACTGGTCCTACTAAAGTCGATCTCCTACTACATATAGAATGCTGACCAAGCCGTTTAACGAGGCTTTTTTATGGAAGGGCACTATTCAGCGTGCAAGGTATCCAAACCCTACACTGAAGAATCATATGGATATACCAGGGGCCAACCCTCTCACAGGAAAACCCTACCCTATAAATGACACCCTGCATGATGAGCAATGTGCATCAGCCCACGTGATGAGCCAGAATTACTGGGCTTCGGAAAGAGTAAGAAGACAGGCGTATCGTGAAAAATACGCCGGTCCTCCACCGCCCCCACCCCAAAGGGAGCAAGAGGAGAGGATTTATACTAAGATCTGTCGCTTTCGATCAGCCATGGAGGCAAACCCTAATCCGTATCCCAAGAGAGAAGTTACATCTTCGCCGTAACCTTGGAATAGCGAACAATGTTAGCATATTCTAAGGGTAGATTCACCTTGCACTTCTCACTGTACCTGCGAATCGTCAGCGGACTAAGAATCTCTGAGTGGAGACCACACATGCTTACATTGTATAAGTCGACATACTTGATCTCCATGTCACTCGGCTCAGATTCCCTTGTCCATCCGAGCTCCTCGTTCGTCGCCGTCACTGCAACGAGAGGACCAACTTCTCTCCGTTTTATAGATTCCAGAGTGGCAACTGCAAGAAGCAACCCCTTTGACTCAGACTTGACAAACCATAGAATGTCTCCAGGGAGAGCATGGGCTAGAAAGGGCTTCCCGTGCTTAGAAGAAGAATCGAATCCCCAGGTTAACAGCGATGAAGAGCGGATAAAATCCTGACCATTCCCTACACGCAAAAGCCAGTGAGTTGCCATTTGGAGACTCATTAGGGTGTGAACAAGGTGTTCACTTTTTCGAATCCCTAAGAAGTATGGACAACACGAGCCCTGTAGTCACACCACCCCCTTTCCTTGATTTGGGATTTAGACTAAGTCCAACGATAGATGATGTAGAAGAATTAGAAACATTTTTAACTGATAGATTCGGTACCCCCTTCACCTATGACGATAATCTGGGTCCCAATACATACCGCCATATGCATCCATACACGCACATTTATGAGTTTAACCACGAAAGACCCTATGTTATTAAATTCTCCTCTGACCCTATTCATAGACCTCTAATTCAACATGAGTGGGATATGTATACACAACTATATAGCTTTGACAACCAATCTTACTTTATTAAAGGTGTTGACGGTGGAACCTTCAAAGGATGTGCGTACACAATTTTACCGTTTATTAAGGCAAAATCATTGGAGGAATCTTTACTAGACCTTGGTAAGGAACAGATCATAGATATACTGAACACTGTTGCAGATGCCTTGCTCTACCTCTTATCGAAGGGTATCTGTCACGGGGATATGCACGCTGGGAATATCCTTCTTACAGATGATGGTGTAAAGATAATTGATTTCGACAAGGCTGGTGCATGTGATGGTCAGATGAACGTGGGATATACCTCTGTTAAGGGGAGAAAGGCCTTGAGGAAAGATCTCAACTTCATTGGAGTCCCCTACAATAACCACACGGGCTTCTTTATCATGGTGAAAGATATCTTCAGAAAAAAGGGACTATCTGTCGAACGAATAGATGAAATAATACAAAGATATATGACCAGTGAACATCACACAGAAGATATACAAGCGGCATATCAAGCGATGAAAGGAGGCAGGAGGCGTACCTTCAGGAAGAAATCACTGCAGCGTCGCAGTCGCAGACGCAGAAGCAGAAGCAGACGCAGTCGCGTACCTTCCTCGAAATAGGATGCTATTCAGACCAGCAAATTCCAATGGCTTTACTGAGAAGGGGTAGATATAGTCATACTCTGAACTAGGAGGTGGTACTGCCCCGTGGTCAATGAGTATACTGATGATCCCAAGAATAAAGTGGTTCGATCCTATAATATACCGTCGAACTAAATCATATACCACAGGCTCTTCAACCATTCTGTAGGCAAGGGTCATGGGGCTATACGCTTCCACGAACGACTTCTCATTCACCCTCGCTCCCGCCGAGCAGAGATGCCTTACGATGTTTTCAGTATTTTGCGTAATGCTTCCTTCTACTGTCCTGAAGAGGGCTGGCTTGCCTAGATTGTCAATAGGAACTCCCACGTCGATGAGCAGTCGAACCTTCTCATCATCGTCATCATCTATTGCGGATCCGAGGGCCCCCTCAGGAATACATATGCCCAAGCGAAGAAGTAGTTTCACAGTAGCCATGTGCTTTGCATTTAGTGCACGATCCATAGCACCCTCGGGGAGGACAGCCCCGTGCTCAATGAGTGCCTCTGTCCAGTTTGGATAGTTATAGTCGAGGCAGACATCAATGGCCGTCTGCCCAAACCTGTCGCGTAGATGAACGTCTGCACCCCTTTGACAGAGGAAGTGGATATTCTCGGGTATCGAATACCCATCCATCATACAGATCATATAAAGGACTGACCTCCCATTAGCATCGAGCCGATTCACATTTGCTCCACGTGCAAGCAACTTCTCCATCTTCTTTTTACCGGTTCCGATGGATGCTAAGAGCGAGAGGGGACACCAATTCATCCCTTCAACCCCGTCCACACGCACCTTTGCCCGCTGTGGGTGGACATCCAGGCTGAGAATGTAGTCGAAGATATCCATCTTATAATGGTCACCTTCGAGACAGAGGTCCATGAGTGGAGTGAAGGAGTTGGTGAGATTCGCAATATCTGGATCGGCACCTAGCCGTACCATCCGCTTAATCCGGTTCAAGCTGAACTCAGAGGTAATAGTGTTATATGTGTGAATGCCAATGAGTGTCGACTTTCTAGTCCCTAGAGGTCGATTTACCTTTCTGTAGATGCGGTCATCTTCCCATGTCTCCTTGCAGACCTGACTCCCTAAATATGCTTCATCGTCATAGCCATTCCAGGCTAGAAGGTGGAGTATTGATTCAAACCGTGGTTCCATTGGGGACCTTAGATTGTGTGGATCATATATTCATTTTTTAGTTGATGACCATCCAGTTAAAGGTCGATATGAGACCAGCATCAGTATACACCGCAAAGCTACCAGCGGCGGGTACAACACTTACTTTTTGTGCAGTACCACTATTTACTGTTACAAGTACAATTGAGTTCGCAGTGCATGCAGTAGTATATATAGTTGCATTGTTAGCAGCTAAGGTGCCTCTACCAGCCGATGCTGTCAGAGGGGTTCCAGAACTACCGTTTGTAGAGGCAACGGGACTTATATTCATCTTTGTAGAGGTTACGCTGCCAGAACTTACAAGAATATTACCAGTTGTCGTAGTGATGCTACCCGTGGTGTACACAGGAGCCCCCTCCTCCTGTAGACCACTTGCATCCAGAGCCTCTGAAGCTAGGTTGTGCTGGTAGCTCTTGTCGGTATTGAACGGAGCGAACACAGGGGCGTTAGGGTCAATAAAGCCATTCAGACCAGTAGTAACGTCATATACGCCGATGAGAACATGATACTGGGCCTGGGTATTGGGATCAAGTAAGTCGGGGTGTGTGCCCTTGTTCAGCTTCTTTCCATTCTCACGAAGAATGCGTCCTGCAGCACACTTCAGGTCGGTTGCTCCGGAAAGAACCGCAAGAGTTCCACGGGTCTGTAACGATGAGTTAATATACGTCTTGTACGAGAAGATATTGTTGGTGAAGATACCGGTAGATACATACTGACGGCGAGGAACCGTAGCAAACGAAGAAGAAACGCTGGTCATTTTGTTCTACTAGGTATAAATATTTTCTTTAGTAGAATGTGGAAGTGGGTTACTGTCGTAGCTATCCTTGTCCTATACCTTTCCCTAAGAATAGTTGAGCCATTCCACGGGGGAGCTAGTATGGGGAATGGAGGAGGCCACGGAGGAGGCCATGGAGGCCACGGAGGCCACGGAGGAGGCCACGGAGGAGGCCACGGAGGAGGCCACGGAGGAGGCCATGGGGCTTACACAAGATCCTATGGCGGCGGCTCCAGTGGCGGAGGCTGGGGCTGGCTGTGGGGATATCCAGTATGGTTAGTTGCCGATGAGTACGCCGACGAAGATGTATATTATGGACCGTATTATCTGTACTGATTCCACTAGCCATAAAAATGAATTACCCTATTCCATAAAGATTAGTTCCAGAGATGATTCGTGTAGATTTTATAAAGAAGCACGACCAGAAGGTTCAGTATATCTATGACTTCCTGAACCACCCATTCAACCTAACTCTCACGATCAAGGGCACGAGGCAGGAAGGCAAGAAGACGGCCTTGGAGGATGCAGTGTACCTATGTAATGCACACCACCAGACTATCGAAAACGTGAACTCATCCAAGAATTCCTGGATCTTCCTAAATACACGCATAGGCTTGTTAAAAATTGTGAATGTAGTCTATGCCTGGGAGGATATGCCCACGGACCCTTCAACACAAGTCATTGCCTTTGACCGAGACCCCGCCTACTCCTCGTCGCTCGTATCATCGCCATCAGAGACGTCCTGAATAGCATCGGGCTCGAAGACATTCATGTAGCCTGCCCTCCAACGAGACAGGCTCCAGTTCCTCCCGTTGTTCAGGCTCCTGTGAAGGTCACGCTCGAGTACCCTCTTGAAGGGCAGAGATACATCTCGGCGAACCTTGACGATATAGGTGACCCACCCTGCCTTCAGCCTCTGCCACTCGGCATCTGTGAGAGAGTTCGGCCGATGTTGCCCCTCGTCATAGGCAACCTTCTCGGCTGCCGGCACCCCCCTCTGTGACTCGTCATAGCGAACCCGTGCCCCATGTGAGAGGCTATACGCAATATATCCCAGAAAGTTCCCTGCGTCCCAGTTCCTGGCGTTCCATATCTGACCCGGTGCCCTATACACTGCATCCGCAGCCTCAAAGACCTCCAGAATACGCTGTAGGTCACGCATAACCCCATTTCTATCGAAGTCCTTCGTGAGGAAGGAATTCGCAACCATTCTCTCATACGCCTTGGTCATGTGAAACGCCCCATGTGCCAGGCCTGTCACCAGAGCCACTGCATCCTGGAGCCACTTCCTCTTTTTGTCATTCCCATTCCTCGCCCCCCAGATGGGAGCAGCACGGTCGTGGAGGCCGGCCCCAGGGGTAAACATCATCTCTTTTACAAAGGCAATGAGAGGTGTCGACGCATGAGCATGGTATCGCTCACCCGTAGACAGAGGAGCCCCGTTCTGGTGCCAATCAAAGATCTGAATCCTGTCCTCTTGGGTGGCGTTGCTATAGGAGACTACTGAGATAGGGTAGTTGTCGAACCAATCCTGCTCCCTAACCGAAAGCTGACTGAACAGCTTCCCGTTAGATGCAAACTCATCCTTCCTGTACTTCATGGCGGTAGTGATCCGCTGGTTCCCATCCTCGAGGGTCGGCTTATCGATCCGATGCTCCCCCAAGAGGATGGCGGGACAGGGGAAGCCACGCAGGATGCTCTGAACGAACTTGTCCTTGCGAGACTCATTCCAGCAGTATTCTCGCTGGTGATCTGGGATAATGATCTCGTCTTCCTGCCTCTGCTGGATGATGGTATAGAGAGTCTTCGTAGAGAAGGCGACACGAACACGACTCTGGGCCATGGTTTGGACTCCCTCTCACATGAGCCAACTAAGTCAATTTTTTTGAGAAAAAAATGAACCCTACCCCGCCCCCTACCATGAGTCCCAGCTAGATGTCCACCCCTGCCCCAAAGAAGTTTCTGCTCGCCGGCTGGAAGGCCTTCGCCGAGGAGCGTGGCGTCAATAAGAAGGAGCCCATGGAGAGCTTCGACTGGTGCGAGTCTTATGATAAACACTATCTCTCTGACTGCCGCGAGGCTCTGGAGAAGGTGGAGGGTGCCAAGGAGTGGCTGAAGACCTATACATGCGGGAAGAAGGAGTATCCCTTTAGCACTGGACTCGGCCCTCAGATTGTCCTCACAGATGACCACAGTGGTGCATCCTTTAACGCTACTCTCTGGGCCTACAAGTATCTCTTGAACAACTGGGACACCTACGTGTACGAGCAGAAGAAGAATATCGCACTCGAGGCCTACAAGGCTCAGATTCCTCCTACCTATGTCTACCGTCGCCTCTTGGCAAACTGCAAGATCTACCTCACTAAGAACAGTGCCCAGATCTATGATCTGATTATGGGCGACTGGTCTACCTACTCCCCAGAGGCGGAGGCGGCAAAGACGGTTGATGAGATTCAGAGGGTAATGACTCCTCTTGTTGCTGAGTTGGATGAGCTTGATAAGGAGGCCAAGGCTCGTGAGGCCGAGGAGGTGCACAATGACCTGATTGGCTCTCTCGAGTTCCTCTACGAGCACCCGTCACGCTGGTTCGACACTCCGAACGGCTGTTCTCTCAGTCCCGGTCACCCTATAAAGATAACGTCGAGGGCACTCAACGAGATGGAGCAGAAGTATCCTGGCTACAAGCATCACATTGAGATGGTGGTGAAGGCCATTCCTCGCATGAATGCTTACCCCTGGGATTACCGCAACGATGACTCGTTCATGGTGAAGTTCATGGGCGAGAGGTGCTTTCTACATCCAGAGGCACACGATTCGTAAATCTCTTAGGCAGTGGTTTCCCATTGGAATTAGAATTAACCATTTTGTAATTATAGAGTAGATACAATGGCAGACGGTGAAGGTGGCGGTGGCGGTGGCGGTGGCGGTGGCGGTGGCGGTGGCGGTGGCGGTGGAGGTGGAGGTGGAGGTGGAAACGCCAATAATTGGGAAATGAGCGGACAGGAAAAAGCAGCAATGATCAAAGCTACAGAAAAAGAGAAGGCAAGGCGTGATGAAATACTTGCTAGTATGCGGGCGAAAAATCCATTTTATCCCGGTCAAATTGTGAGTTGGGCTGAGGGGAGAGGACGAGAATTTATCGGAGAATATCTAAGTCTTCCAGATGGTAAGACGGCAGCTCTTATTCTTGTTCTAGAATCACCATCAACATATGTAAGGGCCGGTGAAACAGTGCATGTTGATATTCGCCATCTTAAGAAGGCAAAACAGCCAACAAACAGACTTATGAATCTTAGACAAAAAAGGAAAGCTCTTGGAAATGTGTTAAATGCGAGACTTGGGGAGGAAGTGAATCATTCGTATGGCCCGAGCAAACTTATTGCGAATTTTGCTGGATTAGGAAAGTTGCCCAAAGGAGTTACGATTCCTTCAGGACAGTCTACTCTAAACTGGAAACGTGTCCCCGGCCACCTTAATCGTATAGGCAATGTCTTTAATGCCATAGAAAACACACGCGAACCTAGCCCTGGAGGAGGAGCTCTAGGCCCGAACAATGTTGCTGGAATAAGGAGAAACAGAAAGACTCGTCGCAACACTAGAGGGGGAACAAGGCGTAATAGGAAGCAGGGAGTGTTGGCATGAAGGCTATGGGCCGAGATGAATACAAGATAAGATTGGCTAGATTTGCAAGTATATGAAGCATAATGTGTGCATAGGTGGAACTCAGCGTGTCCCCTTTTTTGTCGTATAAGATTCCTATGGGGTAAAAGGAGATAGCGACTAGAATAATAACATAATACTCTGGCCCAAAGTCTGCATTATATGCCATGATCCCTTGGTAAACAAAGCAGGACTTAACAACTGCCATATCCAAATACCTCCGCCATGAATAATCCGGCTTGTACCAGTACAGAGTTGAAGTGAGAAAGACAGACCCTGGAACAATGGCTAATGCATTTTGCTGCATATAGAGTGCGTAAAAGAAAGAAAGAAGGCTAAGGTGCGATACCCTGTAAATGAGCATGTAGGGCCTCTCGAGGGTCTCCATAGGAGAGGATACAGAATTATCTTTAGGGCCATAAATAAAATATATTAATTATGTAGAAATGGCATATCTACACTTTAACACTCACGCTGCCACAGGTTATGATGATAATTCAAGAGTAGCATATGCACTGGAACAGATAAATTCTACAAAAAATACATATGAAGCTGATAAACATGGTAGCAGTTCTTGGCAGTATAGAGAGCGTTTAAAGGACTTATTATTAAGTTGTAAGAATTACATATCCTTTTGCGAAGCTAATCCTAGGTTTAAGGGCTGTGAAAGACTTAATGATGTGAAAGAGTCATGCGAAAAGAGACAGAAAGAATTTGATAGAATAATTAAGGAAAATCAAAATGCAATGAAGGCATATACAAATAAGGTGGCAGCAAATAAGGCGGCGGCAAATAAGGCCGATGCAAATAAGGCCGCTGCGAATAAGGCCGCTGGAAATGCAGCAATGAAAGCTACATATGGCAATGCGAATGATGATCCATGGGGAGAAAAGGCACCCGAAGGCGGTCGTCGCAGAAGGGGTACTACTCGTAAGGGACGCAAGTCTCTCAAGACTCGTAAGTCTCGCTCCACACGTATGCGTAAGTCTAGACGTGTGTAATATATAGGGTTAAATAATACAAACACTACACATAAGATGTCAACAGCAATTGTCACCTTATGCGATGAACCGTACCTTCACAAGGCTATACAAACGATTAAAGATATTCGTGGAGTTGGGCAGTGGACAGGCGACCTGGTCCTTATTACTGTAGGCTTCACCCTACCTGAAGATATTCGAAAGATGTTTTCGATAACGACAACTTCCTTCTTACCCATCAATACAGATTCTCTTCTTGCCCACTTTCGAGCCAATCCCTTCATAGAACCCACCTGCGATGGAAGAGAATTTAAGAAGTGTACTCAGTGGGAGAAACTGCATGTCTTCGATTCTTACTTTTGCCAGTGGGAGAGAATTCTCTTCGTGGACGCAGGTCTTCGTCTCCTAGACGGAGTGGATAACTTCTTATCTTTAGAGTGGAGGGGACGCTTCTTAGCCCAAGACGATACATGGAACAACTCATCTAAGACATTTAGATGTCAGCTTGAGATACCAAAGAACGAGGAATATCTACAAGTCCTAGACTCCAACTATGGGAACATCCTCGACCAGAAGTACTTCTTGAATTGTATGTTCATCTTTGACACATCCCTCTTAACCAATACCTCTAAGGAAGAAATGGTTATGATCATGAATACCTTCCCCATCTGGAGAACAAATGAAATGGGTGTGATGAATATCTTCTTTACCTTTTATCTTAAGGTTTGGACTCCCTTCCCTACGAGAGCAAAGAATGGGAAATATCTCTTTGAGTGGTGTGAGTATAATCGCCCTTCTACCCGTTGGTATGAGTACTGTGCACTAAAATACCCAGTAACACTGCCCCAGGGAAAGACTCTTGGAGTAGCCATTCCCTGTTACAATAAGCACATTCCGAAACTTCTTGAGCTCTTAGATTCTATAGAGGCTCAGACACATAAGCCAGATGTTGTCTCCATCTCTTGCTCTTCAACCAGGGAAGAGGATTTTCCCAAATTAAGAGAGTATGGCTTCGGCCTTATAGTCTACACGACCCCTGAGAGAAGAAATGCAGGACAGAATAGAAATATCGCAGCACGAAGGCTCGATACACATCTTATAACATTCTTCGATGCAGATGATCACATGCACCCTCAGAGAATTGAGGGACTGTTTGCTGCATTCAGTGAGCCATGTGATATTACTCTACACAGTTTCTACGAAGAGAAAGATGCTCAGATACCATACCCGCGAATTGATCACTTCACCATTTTACGGAATCAATTGAAACAATGTCCTACTGGCTGTATAATTTTAGACCATAGAGCCCATATACACCATTCTCAACCTACTGTGCGTAAAGAGATCTTTGAGCAGAGCCCGTTTTCAGAGGAAAAGGAGGACGAAGTCAAGGAGGATTGTGTCTTCTGCCATAGAATATTTAGTCTTCCAGGAGTACAGACTGCATATATAGCTGAACCTCTTTCAAAATACATTCCATCCCTGGCAATGGCTGCATATAAACAGGGCAATGAATAAACTATTCTACGTGAGAAAACTGATTATTAAAAAAGCCTGCATTCCGCTGAAACTCCTGGTTAAAGTAAGGATTTTTCTCGCATAACATGCGAACCCGCCGAACAACTCCTCTCGCTTCTTCGTGTTTATAATAATAGGAAGAAAGATAGAGATAAAAGTATATTTCCAGCATGATATCATACGAGACATTAATAGCAAACGACTCTATCTGCTGTATTAGGGCTGTACAACAGTCGTAACATTCCCTGTGGTATCCCCTATGAGAATACCCTTTAACAATTTGGTGTAGAATATAGTGAATATTTGCGGTTGGATGAATAATATTATTTAATATCTGGCCATAATCTCCATATCCCCGTGCAATATCCTCGTAGAATTCATCGAGAACCTCAAGATAAAACATCTCTTCTGCGTGGCCATACCCCTGTTCTGTTGTCTCTTCAACAATCTCTTTCAGCCTAGTTAAGATGTTTGTGCCAGTCTTACTGCCGCAAGTGAAGAAGGAACCGCAGACTAACCAGCGATATTCTTGGTAATATTCTCTTTTGTGTTCTTTATGTTTGTATTTCTTGTCAGATACATTAAGGATTTGTAAGTGAAACTTGTCTGTTATAGAGTTTAGAACCTTGTAAAGCATGGTATGAGAATAGTTTTCGCATATCTTTGTCATATTTTCTCTTACAACAGAGTCGATCCATCCGAACTTTGTCGTTGAAAAGGGATTTGACTCTATAGTTTGGAGTACGAAGTCGAACTTGTTGCATGTGATCAAGTGAGTCTCTGCCGAAGTGCGTTCATCTTTGGTTGGGTGGTAGAGAAGACGATTCGCCTTTACCTTTTCTAGGAACTGATATGCCCAGAGTTGATCGAATTCCACTACACGCATACATGTAGCAGAGGCGAGGCCATTGCGTTCTCTCTCTTTGACAATATACTCAGACATTACATTATCACAATAAATAACGAGATAAACAGGTATTTGTAGAACAGTTTTAATCCCATTGAATAGTTCCTCGGGTGTACGTACACCTTTGTGTAGGTGATTAAATGTGTACGAAGCAGTGACTAAGGTGCAATCAGGGTAAATGTGCATGCTATATGGTTGCGTGAGTATTTAAGTCTGCTAAATACGCATAATCCCAAGTGTAGTGTAGTGTAGTGTAGTGTAGTGTAGTGTAGTGTAGTGTAGTGTAGTGTAGTGTATAGTGTGATGATGTGATGTATCATATGATTCCATGGTACAGTTAGTGTGTGTAGGTGATGAATCTG